GCGCCGACGCCGACCTCGTCGTCCAACTCGGCCTGTTCCACGACCTGCCCTACTCGACCGATAACCTGCTCCGCCGCGGCGTCATCCGACGTGGCAAGATACTTGACAGACTCCCGACAGGATGAGATAATCAAGGTATGGAGACCACCACTCTCACGTGTAAGTGCTTCGTAGAACGCAACGGCTACTGGACCGGTCGTCGCTGCAAGTTCAAGGCGAAGTTCATCGTCACCACCAGCGACGGCCCCAAGCCGATGTGCGGCATCCACAAGAACCGGATGGTCCGCCGCGGCTGGCACAACAGCGTCGTCGTCGTCCCGCTCGATGAGGCCAAGCCATGACCGTCGAGTGGATGGCAACCAATCCCCGCGAGGCGTTCGACACGCGTCTCGCCATGCGACGCAACGTCGACCACCTCGTCCGTCAACGGGTGCGCGGCTACAAGGGCCGCATCGCCTGCAAGATCGACGGCCGCTGGGGCGCGATCGAAGACGCCTGCATCGGCCACGTCCACAACAAGCGCAGCGCCGCCCACGCCTGCGCCGCCCGCGAAGCCCGGGCACGCAACCGGATGGTCGGCTGATGGCCGGGAACGGGACGGGCTACCCCAACCACTTCGAGTGCTCGAAGGCCCGGCTGATCTACTACGGCGACCGGTCGAGCACCGGCGAACCAGTCGCTCGCACTAGCCGTGAACGCGCCGCCCACGTGATCACGTTGACCGGCCGCACCAAGCCGACACCACGCAACGGCAAGGGCCATCCGCGCAAGTCGTGGACGACGCGCGAGTACCGGTGCTCGTGCGGTCACGTCGGCTGGTCGACGCACATCGACCTCGAACGGCTCGAAGCGGCCCGTGAACGCTGACCGCCTGATCGTGCTGGCCGAGACGCTCGAACGCGACGCCGAACTGCTCGACCATGACCCCGCCGCGCTTTACATCGTGCCGACCGAGCATTTGCCCGTGGAGATCATCCGTCTGACTCGCAGCCGCTTCAAGGCGCGACTCGGGATCCACGCCTCGATCCGTATGCGCGAGGTCGCCGCCGAGCTACGCGCGATGGCAGCCGTGACGGATCGGTAGGTGAGTGGGTGAGTTCAGATGTGAAACTCGAACGCCTCATCCCACTCGTCGTCCCGTTGAAAGGCGACGGCGAACAGACCTGCATCATCTGCGGCCATCTGCTGCGCCAGTCGCGCCTGATCCACATCATCGACGGCGGCGCCGCGGTCGCCCATCCCGACTACCGAGGCATACCATCGCCTGCGATGACCTGCTGCGTGTGCGGAGGCCCACACCATCCCGACGACTGCGCGCGCGCCCAGGAGTACGTCCGCCAGTGCCTCGAAGCCCGGACCAGCCCCCCGCCGCCGAGGCCGGTGCCGTGGTGGAATCCCGACACCGGGATCTTCGAGGTCGAGATCACCACGGCGACCCGGTGGGACAGTTGGCGGTTCGGTCGACGCGTGCAACAGCACGGCTAGCGGAATGTCGCCGCTGTCGCGTATGCTGACGGTTGGATCCCGGTCGGCCCCCAACGCTGGTTGTGATCCTTCGGGTGAGGGTTGTCAGGCGTGTTTCCGTGGTGGTTTCCCGCCGACGACCCTCACCCGCTTCGCGTTCAGCCCGCCGCCTTGCGTGGCGCACTTCACATGGTGCTAACATCCCGCCACTCACGCGGCAACGGCCCGGACCTCGCCCCGCCGCACAAACCGCCCGGACGGAAGGGTCAAAACGGATGCAAGCAGCGGTCCTCGAACGTGTCCTCGACTGGCGACCATTCCACGACGAACGGTCACTCGATCATCCAGTCCGGGACCGGCTCCCGGACCACTGTCGCCGCCGCCTGCGAATGTGGCAGGCCGGACGCCAACTCGACCAAGGGTTCCACAGTGGCAGCGTCGGCTACGGCTGGACGACAGAGTTGCAAGCGGAACCATCGACGTTCAACAGCACCCTCCCCGCCGAGCACTTCGCGACGCACCTGTACCGCCAGGCGCAACAGGTCGATGACTTCCCCGGCGAGTCGTACCTCGGCACGAGCGTGCTCGCCGCCGCCAAGGCGCTGCACTCGGGCGGGTACATCGCGTCGTACTCGTGGGCGTTCACCATTGACGACGTGATCGACGCCGTGGTCGAGATCGGCCCGGTCGTGATCGGCATCCCGTGGTTCGAGTCGATGTCGACCACCTCCACATCGGGCATGGTCGAGGTCAACGGCCGCATCGTCGGCGGGCACTGCGTCACCATCACCGGCTACGACCCGCAGCTACAACTCCCCGACCGGATAATGCCCGACGAGGCGCTCCGCTGGCGGAACTCGTGGGGCGACAGCTACGGCGACCAAGGCGACGGCTACATCCGCGCCGAAGACCTCGAACACCTCCTGTGGGGCCGCTACGGCAGCGAGGCGTGCGTACCGATCGGTTGACTTGCTAACACTGGTCTAGGCGACTAGGGTTACTGGTATGGAAACCACCACGATCACCAGAACGCATCACCTGGCGTTCCGCCTGTCCCTCGCTCTCCCCGTCTGCGGGTCGAATGACGGGGGCGGACTCCTCCTCGACCCCGACCGGGTGACCTGTGAAGACTGCCGCCGGATCTGCGGCCTCGGCCCGAAGCCGCTGAGTTGGGACGAGGCGTACGACCTGGTTCGATGAGACTCGTGAAGTCCACTGAGGACGACGGCCAACGCGCCGAACTCGGCGTCGTGTACCGACTCGAACACCCCGCCATGCCGTTCGCGGTGTGGAACGGCGAGAAGTTCGTCGGCCCCCGCGAACGCTTCCACCTCCGCCTGCTCGAACTCGCCGACCGCGCAGCGGGCGGATGGATCGAACGCGTCGCCGGTCCAATCACCGGCGTGCTGCTCGTACCCGAGATCGAAAGCGCCTACTGCACGACCTGCGACTGGGACGTGACACCGGGCTGCAAGCCCCGCTCGCACCGGATCACCGACGAGATGGCTCCCAACCGCGAACTGCTCGCAGCGATCGACTCAGTGACCGCTCCGTGGCTCGAAGCCGAAGCCGAAGCGCGCGCCGCGGCCGAGGTCGCCGAGATCCTCGTGCGCGCGTTCAGGTGGGAGGCCAACGAGGGCTACCCGTACGTGCCGTCCGCGATCGAGACGGTGGCACTCTGCCGCCGACTCAACCAACTCGACGCCGACGACTCGGAACGGGCGACCATCGAGGCACGGTTCCCGGATCTGGTCTGCAAACTACAGGCGTGAAACTAAGTTGACGAACTCTGGACAGGGGCGGTATACTCCCGATGTGATTACGATGATTGCATTCGGGTATCGGAGATCGGCATGACCGACGTGACGACGTGGCAGGAGGTCGAGCCGCGACTCAAGAGGCTGACGTACCGTCAGATCGACTACTGGATCCGCACGAACGCCATCGACCTCGAAGGCCCGGCGCAAGGCTCCGGGTCGAAGCGCACGTTCTCCGACGAGGACGTGTGGCGCTTGGAGATCATCGAGCGGCTGGTCGACCTGCCATCGCTGCCATCGGGCATCCCGGGCGAACTGATCCGACTGATCTGGAACTACCTCGAAGGACGCCACCGTTCGCGTGCCACCGACACGCACATCTTCATCACCGGCAACCCGCGCGAGGGCTGGAAGGTGAGCACCAAGTTCGACCCGGCGCTCGACTCGGCCGTCGTGCTGCGCATCCGGTGACCTCGCATCTCGTCATCCGCGCGGTCGAGATGCGAAGCGGCGACGCCCAGCTATGGCTCGACACCGACCATCAGCGCATCGTGGACGTGTTCTTCGACCGCAGCCAACACCACAAACCGGACCCTGGCTTCGGGCATCTGTTCGTGGTGATCGAGATCCTCGCGAAACCTACTTGACTCCCGATCGGTCCAAGGTTTACGGTGTCCCCTCGTCCGGTCAGGCAGGTGACCTCCGCGGGGATCTGAGTCTGGCCGGACAACTTGACAACTTAAGATCTCGTGTGCCCGGTGCGTAGGTGACGGTTACTTCTCCCTTTACATGGAAACCAAGCTCCGTTGCCGTCTGGTTCTCGGGCACACTGCACCATCGTTTCCGGCTGGTGCGCAGATGAGGGTTCCTTCGCATATGGAGCGGGTAGTCACAGGTTCGAGTCCTGTTCACGCCACCAGGCCCGCAAGGGTCGGTGTGATAGCTCAGTTGGCAGAGCGCCAAACAGTCCCCTTGTTGATCGGTTCTCAGCCGGAACACACCCTTTCCGGGTGGTGCGCTGATGATGGCTACTTCGCAAGTTCGATTCTTGTCATCCCCACCACATGGGGATGTGGGCATGGCGCCCGCACTGCCTTCGCCGCCTGGTTCTCACCCGGAAACGATCTCTCTGGTCGGTGCGCAGATGGGAGTTACTTCAACGGATGAAACGGCTTCGGCCGTCGTGGCTCGAAACCACAAGCCTCCCGCCGCCAGGTTCTCGACCAGAAAACTCGACCCTGCCCGGTGCGCAGATGACGGATACTTCCTTCACACATGCAGAAGGTCCCCGGAGCGGCGGTAACCAATCCGTGCCAGCTTGGGAACCAGTCCCCGTTGTCGCTCGGTTCTCGGGCAGGACTTCCGCATCTGCGGTGCGATGACAGAGGTTCCTTCTCACCAGGGCGCAAGCCCACGAATGCCGGAACGAGAGACCGGCGCCCTCCGTCGCCTGGTTCTCGCAACCAACCAATGACCCCAACGACCCAATGACCCAACCCTGAAAGGGGCAACGACCATGAGCAAGTTCGCTCAAACCGCCACGACCGCCCGCCCGCAGGGGCCGCTGCACACCCTCCCCGGTGTTCAGACGCGCACCCACGAGGGCGGTCTCGGCTTCGTCAAGGACGCCCGCACCGAACTGTTCTCGCTCGGCGTCGCGAACTTCGTCGCCGAAGACACGTACTACGAGAAGGCCGGTGTCCGCGACAAGCGGTTCACGGATCTCGTGCGCGAGGTCACGGCACTCGACCCGGACTGGGTCGCGCACTTCATTCCGTGGCTCCGCCAGGAAGCGAACATGCGCACCGCTTCGGTGGTCGCCGCCATCGAGTACGCCCGCGCCGCTCCCGGCACGAACGGCCGCGCAGTGATCGCGCAGACGCTCACGCGCGCCGACGAACCAGCCGAGGCGCTCGCCTACTGGATGTCGCTCTACGGCCGCAAGATCCCCAAGGCCGTCAAGCGCGGCATCGCCGACGCCGTCGTCAAGCTGTACACGCAGAACGCCGCCATGAAGTACGACTCGCGCGACGCCAAGATGCGGATGGGTGACGTGATCGACCTCGTCCACCCCAACCCGCACGACGCGCTCCGCTACTGGGAGCAGGACGACATGGGCATGTCGGACAGCGACGTGGAACTCCTCAAGGACCGCGTCGTGGAGCGCAAGCGCGCCCTGTTCCAGTACCTCCTCGACAAGCGCCACGGCCGCGACAACCCGCGCGGCCTCGACCGGCTCGGCAAGATCTCGGCCCGCAAGGACGCGATCAAGGCCGCGGCCGAGGGCGGCGAGTTGGACGTGACGACGGGCATGACGTGGGAGACCGCGTTGTCGCTCGGCGGCTCGAACGCGGAGACGTGGCAGAAGGTCATCCCGCAGATGGGCTACATGGCTCTGCTGCGCAACCTGCGCAACTTCGAGGACGCCAAGCTGCCCGCCAACGTCCTCATGCAGGTCGCGTCGACGCTGGCCGACCCCGAGCAGGTCGCCAAGTCGCGCCAGTTCCCGTTCCGGTTCCTGTCGGCGTGGTCGGCGTCCGGCTCGATGATGTGGGGTCAGGCGCTCGAACTCGCGCTCGAAGCGTCGTGCGCCAACATCCCCGAGTTCCCGGGCAAGACGCTGATCATGGTCGACGTGTCGGGTTCGATGGACGGCAAGATGTCGGCCAAGTCGACGGTGTCGCGCAAGGTCGCCGGTGCCGTATTCGGCGCGGCCGTGATGAAGCGGTCGGCTCCCGGCTCGAAGCTCGGCGTGTACGCCACGCTGTGCGCCGTGCAGGACAAGCCACGCTCGGTCCTGCGCACCGCCGAGGAGATCGGCAAGCTGTCGGGCGTCGGCGGTCACGGCACGAACACGTGGCCATCGACGTGGATGCTGTGGCAGGAGTACGGCCCATTCGACCGGATCCTCATCTTCACCGACGAGCAGCACCACCCATCGCACATCACGGCCGGTTCGTTCCCCAAGGACGTCCCGATCTACGTGTGGTGCCTGGGCGGCTACCGTCCGGCGTCGCTCGACCTCGGCACGGGCCGCTACCTGCTCGCCGGTCTCAACGACCAGTGCTTCAAGCTGATCAAGATCCTCGAAGCCGGGTCCGAGGGACGCTGGCCGTGGGAGGTCGACTGAGCCGTGGCTCAGTTCGCGATTCCGAGTCGGGACCGCGAGACCATCTACATCGAAGGTGAACTCCTCGGCGAAGCCTCATCGAGGGAACCAGGCAAACCTCGATGGGGCGAGTACCGGCTATTCCGGCTGACTCTCGGCGGGGGCTACGTCCTCGCCGGGGTCGGCCGCTCCTCGATCGCGGGCGAGGTCGACCGACCGTGGTTCAAGCCCTGCGAGACAGAGGATGCTGTCGTGCGCGCGTTGCTGTACGAGAGACGCCCGGGTGTGTGGGTGCTGCCACCATCCGGGCGTCTGCTATTGGAACGGGCCGGGCTGTCAGCGCCCGACTAGGTCACGGCACGGTCACCGTGAAGCGTGTGCCATCGGCCGACTCGGTGATCTCGCCGGGCGAGCACCAGCCGAAGTCGTAGCCGAACCCGGCCATCTCGACGGCGCGAGCCGCCGCAACCTTCGACGCCTTCTCGGCGTCGGCGAGGTTGTCGTAGGTGTACCAGCCGACCTTGCAGCCGGACCGACGCTCGATCGGCGTCGGGTACTTGGGCATCTCCATCGTGGCGGTTTCCTTCCCGTGGGAGGCGTCTCCTCCCACATCAACATCGTAACACGGGTGTCAAGTCTGTTGACAAACCGTGGACGATCTGCGCATAATGATGGTGGACATGGAAACCACCACCAACTACATCACCGTCTTCCCGGCGACGAACAATCGGCGGGGCTGGATGGTCGCCACCCGCGACGGCGCGAACATCCGCCACGTCCGTTTGGAGACGGCTTCGATCCACGACCCCGAGGCCGCACGAGCCGAGGCAGCCAAGCTGTTCCCCGGCAAGGCGATCTACATGGCCGGTGACACGGTCAAGCCGTGGGAGGCGGCTGCTTGATGCCACGAACCCTCACCGCCCGCTACACCGGGACCTGCCGCCGCTGCGACGGCCCGATCACCCCGGGCGACACCATCCTGTTCCTCGGCAAGCGCAACACCGTCCACGAGAACTGCGCCGAGCGGGCCGAGTCGGGCGTGATCGAGATCTACTTCCCCTCGACCGGCAACCGGATCACCCGCAACCGGCGGGGCACCTGCGAAGACGCCCCGGCGTGTGGATGCTGCACCTTCTAACGAGCGAGGTACGCCGCAGCCCGAGCAACGATCTCCGGATCATCGTGCCAGATCCCGATCGCTCGATTGCACAGTCGACAGAGCAGCCCGCGCACCCTCCCCGTCGCGTGGTTGTGGTCAACGCCGAGGCGGAACCGGCTCGACGGATCGAGGTCGCCCGGTGCCAGGCAGATCGCGCAGCACCCGCCCTGAGCGGCAACCATCGCGTCGTAGTCGGCCTGTGTCAGCCCGTAGCGCCGCAGCTTGATGTCGCGCCGGACGCGCTGTGCCTGCTCGGGATGCGCACGGCTGTGTTCCCGGCGTTTCTCGTGCTCGCACGCCTTGCACTGCTTCGAGCGCCTGCTGGCGTAGAACTCCGTCGATGGCTTGTCGGCGCCGCATTCCGAGCAGATCATGCGACCATGCTACAGCCGTAGGTGCTGGTCAACTCTGTTGACAAACCGTGGACATTCTGCGCATAATAATGGTGTGAGGGAAGGTCCCTCCGCTGAAAGGATCCGGATGTTGAGCAACTGGGGCGCCTACCCCGTCGAGCGGTTGAGACCGGACAGCGAGACCTGGGAGAGGGGCACGTGCTACCTCGGCTCGTGGGCCGACACCCTCCTACGAGCCGCCTACGAGCGTGGCGAGGACGAAGCGGTCACCGCCGATGGCTGGCGGTACAGGTACGCCTACGACAGATGAAAGGAACCACATGACAGACTTCGACCGAATCGCCGAGGCTTTCGCTGATGAGTTCGGCCGCACTCCACCGATGCATTGGGAGGTCTGCGGCGCCTGTAGCGGCCGGGGCATCATGACGTTGAAGCGGCTGGCGATCTCGTCCGAGGACTTCGACGCCGACCCGGACTTCCGGGAGGATTACTTCAACGGGGTGTACGACGAGCCGTGCGACGAGTGCCGGGGCCGCACCACCGTCTCGGTGATAGACGAGAGCCGCCTGACGACCGCGGAGGTCGCCTGGGTCGAGGAGTGGTGGGCCGACGAGCGGGACTACGCAGCGTTGGTCGCGATGGAACGCCGGATGGGTTGCTGATGACCACCATCGGCTACACGAACTACACGAACCTCGATGCCTACTTCGGGCGGGGCTACCGACGCGGCGACCGGCTCGTCAAGGGCTACAGCGGCGAGATCGAGATCAGCGACTTGGAGTACGACCTGGAAGCGATCTTCGCTCGCCACAACCGTGACGACCGCCCAGACGGCAGGCTTTGCCCGTCGATGTCGGTCGGCGATGTAATCATCCTCGGCGAGGGTGCCTTCACCGTCGAGAGCGAGGGGTTCAGCCCGATCAACCTCGACCTGCGAGATCTGATCACCGACCGCACATGGAGCGAGGTCGACCGATGAGCGCCGCCTGGATCGTTATCGGCTGGCCCGACGCCCACGACCGGCGCACCATCAGGAACCGGCGCACCGGCGAACTGATCGGCTACATCCGCTCGACACCGGACCCGGTCCGTTACTTCGCCGAAGATCGCAACGGCTTCCCGATCGAGGGGACGTTCTACACCCGCCACAACGCGCTCGACGCGCTGATCGAATCGACACGGCGATGATCTTCGAGGTCGACCATGAGCGCGACGGCTACTCCGTCGAGATCTACACCGAGCCGGACGCCAACGGCATGATGGACTTCCTCGGTCGGATCGACCTGTTCTCGGGCTGGCTGTACTTGGAGGATGGCCGCGAGTTCGAGATCCCGCACGCCCTCGTCGGGCGAGACGCCATCCGGGCGTGGGCCACCGCCAAACTGTGAAATGTGTTGACAAACCCGGGACGACCTGGGCATAATGTAGTTGGACATGGAAACCACCACGATGACCACCAACCTGAGCTTCACTCCCATCGAGTCGACGCTCACCGGCGTGAGCATCCACCTCGCCGACTACCTGAACGTCAAGCTCGCCAAGATCAACAAGCGGCTCGCCAAGATCGGCGCTCCCGCCGCCACGTTGACGTTCGGCCCGGAAGTCGAGCGCACCGAGACCGACGAGTTCACCGGTTTCAAGCGCACCTTCCGCGAGTTCGAGTTCGTCACGGTCACCGGCTTCGAGGCCAAGTTCGCCGGTTGGACCGGCGTCGCCGTCCTCGACTGGCGGCTCGACCCGCACGAGGCATTGGTCGCCAAGTTCCCCGGCGAGGAAGACACCGCCGTTAGCGAGGTGTTCGTCCGGGAGGGCGCCTGGTGCGACCACTGCAACAAGATCCGCTCCCGCAACACCACGGTCCTGTTCCGCCACGAGGACGGCACCGAGATGCGGGTCGGCACTTCCTGCATCCTCGACTTCATCGGAGTCGACCCCTCCAACGTCACGTGGCTCGCCACCCCGATGTTCGGCGGCGCCGACGACGAGGAGGAGTTCCGGACCGGCGGTGGCCGCTTCGAGGTCTCGCCCGCCGAGTTCCTCGCCGCAGCCGCCGAGGCGACTCGCCTGTTCGGGTTCGTCAAGTCCCGCCCCGACACCGCATACGACACGCCGACCCGGTCGCACGCCGCGACGCTCTGCTACCGCCGCCTCAACGACTACGAGAAGAAACTGTACGCCGAGGTTGACCACGGCCGGGGCGCCGCCGAGGCCGACAAGATCCTCGCCTGGGTCGATGAGGTCAACGACTTCTCCGACTTCATGCGCTCCGCCAAGCTCGCCTGCCGGGCCGATCGGGTCATCGACCGCACCGAGGGTCTGCTGGCGGCGCTGCCCTTCTCCTACATGAAGGCGATGGGCAAGCTCGCCGAGCGCAAGGCAGCCGCCGCCGCCAAGCCCACCGACTTCCTCGGAACGGTCGGCGAGAAGCTGACGGTCGAGGGCACCGTGACCTTCAAGATGGCGATGGAGCCTTACGCCTACAACGGGCCGACGCCCTATCGACTGACCATCGTCACCGACGACGGCTACACGCTCACGACGAAGGGTTCCGGCAACACCCTCTGGGAGGCCGAGGTTGGCGACCGGATCACCTGGACCGGCAAGGTCATCGAGCTTGAGGATCACGAGAAGTGGGGCAAGCGGACCGAGTGCCGGATGGTCAAGATCAAGATCCTCGTCCCCGCCGCCGAGGCCACCGACGAATGAGAAAGGAAACCACCATGACGACCGACGCCTGGACCGAAGCCCACCGCTTCCCGTTCAACACCGACGAGAACTGGTCCGAAACCGAGGAAGGTCTGCTCACCATCCACGACATGAACCCGGGTCTGATCGCCCCCGGGATCGCCGCCCGAGTGATCTACGAACTGCGCCTCGACGTCGCCCGCCTCAACAGCGAGGCCATCGAGGTCACCGCCAAGTACCGGAGGGAACTCGCCCTCCGCCTGGCAGCCGAAACCGAACTGGCGCTGATCAAGACCGCCCTGCGAGACCTCACCGCATGAGAAAGGAAACCACCACGATGACCTGGAACTACCGCAAGTACGGCGGGCTGGTCACCTACACCACCGACATCAACACCTTCGCTTGTGTTGTCGAAGGCTGGGATGACGGACCGTGGAAGTGGTACGTCTACGAAGATCCGATGACCCACCACTACGGCGGGACGCCCGAGTCGGCCGGTGAGGAAGCCACCATCAAGGAAGCGATGGCCGCGGCCGAGAGCTACGCCACGGCGGTGACACGATGAGCGGCGAGATCACGATCACGATCGTGCCCGACTCCCCGTGCCCCGACTGCGGCGCCGCCTGGGGTCACCCGGACAAGGCGCTTGACTTCCCGAACCGCCCGAAGGTCGGCGACGCCGATGGGACCTGGTGGTGGAAGTGCTACAACCCCGCCTGCGCCCGGGACTACTACCTGCCGCTGCTCTAACCGAAAGGAAACCACCATGACCACCCACCGACTCGTGATCCTGAGCTACGAGGATCCCACCTACCGCCACGTGATCGCCGAACGCGAGACCGAGGCGAGCCTGGCCCGCATCTCGGCCGGGGTCAACATCAACCTCAACCACGACGAGTTCTTCACCGAGATCGAGGAGGTCGACGGCGATGAGTGACACCCGCTGCCTGGAAGCCGGGCCGGACTGCCGGGGCCGGGTCGAGATGTGGACGACGGACGGCCTGCGCTACTGGCCGCGCTGCGACTTCCACGGCGAACGCCGCTTGGAGCGGTACGAGAACTCGCTCGAACGCTACGCCGATAGCCCGCTGGCGCCCGACTGGTTCGATCCGACCATCGCCGGTGAACGCTGGGACGACGACTACTGATGCTCAAGACTCCGTCAACAGAGTTGCCAACCTCGGACCATCGAGGTAAGGTTAAGTGCAAGAGAGGAGAGGAATGACCACGACATACACCCGCCGCTACTTCCTCGAAATACGCGGCTCCCCCGAGGTGGAAGTCACCGAGGCCGAGTTCGTCGCGGCTGAACGAGCGAACGGCATCAACCCCAGCTACGGCGAGGATCCGGACCGGCCCGTCACCGGCGGCTTCGGCAATGCTCGCATCCGTGCCCGCACGGAGACCATCTACAACTAGGAAAGGAAACCACCACATGGACACACTCGGATTCGGACTGCGCAACGCAGTCCCCAACACCGCCGAAGCGGCATGGGGCGCACGCTTCATCATCTACGCCGATGGCGGAGTCGACTTCGTTCCCAACCGGACCGACGTCGTCGGCACCACTGAGAGCAAGGCGGCACTGCTCGCACTGCTCAACGAGAAGCTGCCGAAGCGGGCACTGATCGACATCATCAGCGCCAAGATCAAGGCGTACGAGATCTCGACACGAGAACCCAACGAGGTCGTCCTGTTCGACGCTGACGGACTCAAGGTCGTCGGCAACTCGAACGGCTCGCACGGCTACTTCTACGTCGCCGCCTTCCCCACCGCGAGCGTCGCATGAGCGCACTCCCTGTCGCACTTGACGACGGCCGATCGACCGTGGCACTGCGGATCCTGTCACACCGTGCCCGCAGGAACCTGACCCGGCTCGTGCCCGACCTGGACAACTGGTGCTCGATGCGCGACGGCCACGTGTTCCTCATGGCCAGCGACGATCTCGACGCCGCGCTGGACGCCATGCCGCGCTACTGCCGGGGTTCGATCCGGCCGCTCAAGCGCCTCCCATCCGGTGACGGTTGGGGCCGGGCATGGCGATCGGTGACGACATGAGGCTCAAGCCGTTCGCGGTGACGCTGACCTACTTCGTCGGCAACATGGGCACGTCGTCCACCATCGACGTGTGGACGGCGACGGCGAAGGCGGCGCGCGAGTGCGGCGAGTCGTACGCCCGCGAGGAAGGCATCCCCGACGCCACGATCACGGTCACCCCGCACCGTGAATACTCTTGACAACCCTAGTCCGGATGGGAGATAATACAGACGTGACAGAAACCACCACCATCTACCGGATCGCGGAGGGCACCGAGACCGCGGACGGCGTCAAGCCCGTCTGCGTGATGTTCGCACTCTGCGACAACGACGCCACCTTGCTGATCCCCCACCCGGTCCTCGACTGGGTGTTCTCGTGCGAACGCTGCGCCCGCAAGCTGGGCTACGACGTCAACGACAACCTGCTCACCGCCGACGTCAGCTTCGACTGAAAGGAAGCCACCATGACCACCTCCACCCCCGCCGACATCAACCGGCTCGCCACCCTGCTCGAACGAATCGAGATCCTCGCCAACAAGATCGACATGCCATTCGAGACCGACGTCGGAGCGAAGTACATCCGAGTGGTCGACACGAGCTACAGCCGCTCGGTCCACGCCTTCGTTGATCGCGAGACCGGCGACCTGTTGAAGGCTGGCGGCTGGAAAGCCCCCGCCAAGCGTAAGGGCGGCCCGGCGACTGTCGGCAGCCTGCTCAACGACGACGACTTCGCCACCATCCTCGCCCGCGCCGACCGCTACGGCGGCTACCTCTACAAGCGTCCCTGACCGAAAGGAAACCACCACATGACCACCGACGATGACATGGTGTTCGACAGCCGATACGCGCTCTACGGGTACGCCAGGGCCGAGGCCGCTGACGCCCTCATTGACGAGTTCATCGCCACCCTCACCACCGAGGATCTCGACGGGATCCACAACGCTGTGAGCGATGAAGCCTGGGCGCTGGTCGACCGCTGCTCGACGTGGTGCGTCGCCCGCGGGATCGACATCAACGCCCTCGGGTTCTCCGACACGGCGTCGCGCGAGTGCTTCCTCGACGCCGCCTTCGAGCGCAACGCCGAGGCGCCGCTCACCGCGATCGAGGTGGCCGAGACGCTGATCAACGGCAACATCTCGACGGCGCGCGAAGCGATCGTGCTGAACCACACCCCGCACGAGGTCGCCGTGTTCACCATCGACGTCGTGCTCGCCCTCGCCGAACTGAGCGGCGAGGCGGACGACGGAGGCGCCTTCGCCGAGGCGCTCGGGCGGGTCCGCAGGTGCGTGAACCGTGGCTGAGATCTGCGAGGCCACCGGCGGCGAGGCTTCCATCAGACGATGGCGATGCTGTTCGCGATGGGCGCGAGGCGCTCGGTCTCGTCAAGTGCCTGCTGCCCCGCGACATGTGGGACGCGCTCCCGGGCGGGGTCCCGTACTACGTCATCCTCGACAAGTCAACTCTCTTGACGAACCCGGGACGAGGCGAGTAGTGTTTCAAGAAATGAAAGGGAAACCACCATGAAACTGATCCTCAAGATCCCTGACGGCGTCGACCCGGTGCTGGCGATGGAAATGACCATCGACCGGATGGAGGCGCTCTCCGATGTCGGTCACTCGCCTGCGCCCGGCCCATCCCGATTCGATCTCGACTTCGGCATCGACCACGGCCTCGGCTGGTGGAAGATCGAACCATGAGCGGCGTCGAACGCTTCGAGTACCCGCAGTCGCCCGGCGACTGCTACATCGAACTCGGCGAAGTGATCGGCGCCGGACTCGCCGACGACGACCGGCTGATCCTCGACGCTGACGGCGCCTCGAACTACATCGCCAACCTCATCAGCGGCTTCACCGGCGACGAGGTCGACGGCGACGGCGACCCCTGGTCGATCGTCTGCGAACACCTCCACGGCCTGCTCCACAACCTGAGCGAGGCTCTGCACTACACGAACCCGGACGCGCCCTACAGCGATCTGGGCGACGCTGGTGTTCTCGTCCGCGAGTACCTCCGCGACGAGTACGGCCTCGAAGTCAACCCACCCGCCAAGCCCACCCCGCAACAGGAGTAACCCAATGCCAACCACGCACCCACCGGTCACCATCAAGGATCCGGTCAATAGCTCGATGATCTGTGAACGACTCAAGATCGACGCGTCCGCGCTTTCGCAGTGGCAGACCCGCTACGAGACCTTCCCGGTACCGAAGCTCCACCTCGGCACGAACACGAAGATCTGGGAGTGGTCCGAGGTCAAGGACTGGCACAAGCAGAACCGCGGCTGAACATCTGTTGTAGCGTCGCGGGCAGGCAACGACAACAGGAGGATGATCGTGGATGATGCGTGGGTAGTGCTGACGTGTCGTGACGGCGTGGCGGAGTATTGGGCGTGGTGTCGACCAAGACGCGACAGCCCCGGCTTCGATGAGATCTTCTACACACAGCGCGACGGGATCACCGCGTTCAGCCCGGACGGCGACCAACTCCCGCAGTTGATGGGGCATGTGTTCACGCTCATGTTCCCGAGCGAGGGGGTTGCCTCGACGGGCGCCCGATTTCCCGAGCGGGTCGACCTCCGGAGCAACGCCGAGTGGCGACCGGCCCCCCCGACGCTGGCGGTTGAGACGGATGCTGGGAGTCCCGGCTGATGGGCGCGACGACGACGATGCGGGAACTGGCAGCACTGTGGCCGGAACTGACGAGTGAGGAACGACTCAACTATCGGGTGAGGTTCGGCGACGACGTGTTGGAGATCATCTCGATAGAAGCTGGGGGTGAAGACGCGACAGTCCGCGGATACCAGTTGAACGGGCCGATGGCCGAGGAGCAGCGCGACGACAGATCCCGCGCGGCCCGGGTGAGAGTGTTCCCGATCCGGATGGGGATCGAGATCCTCGACCGCGACGAACCCGTCGACAACGACGACCCCGGCCCGCCGCCGACGCTGCGCCTGGCCGACTCCGGTGACATCGAACCGATCGAGCCACCCCCAGCGGCCTCCGTCGACGGCAGCACCATCGTGCCCTCGAACACCACGGCGGCGCCGCCTGAGAACTGGGCCGGTGACCCGGCCTACGCCCCCACGCCCGAGCCGCCTCGTTCGAGCGCGCTCGACATGCCCGTCGACACGTGGGCGAGCACCGCAGTTCGCCTCCCACACGAGATCCTGGATAGAGCCTCAAAGGAAGCCCGGCGGCGTGGCATTAGCCGCAATATCTTGATGGCTCATTTGCTTGACCAGGGGCTTTCCGGCCTCGAAGGCCGACCCCTCATCGGTAACTGATTTGACAACCGTTCCCATTTCGTGTAAAGTTAAATATATGGGAACCACCACTGCTAGGTCAGCCCGATCAACCAACAACCATCCGAAGCCGATCACGGGCCGGGTCACCGAGTTCCGGATCGGCCCCTACCGAGTGCTCGAAGCGGGCGATGAGGCCGACGTCCACTTCCCCGAGAAGCGCAAGTCCTACCGTCGAGCGAAGTTCGTCTACGCCGTGGGCAACACGCTGGTGTTCGTCAAGCCTGACACCGGCGGACTGGTCGGCGTGCTGCCCGACAAGGTCGGCACCATCCACCGTCTGAATCGTTTGAGAGGCTCCGAATGACCACCATCCGATTGAAGATCACCTACGAGTGGTCCGGTCTCGAAGAACTCTGCCTCCCCCAAGCCGACAAGGTGATGGCCGCTCTGATGGCGACCGATGACCGCGAGCCACGAGCGTTGAACCGACCGAAGGTGTCGATGGACGTGAAGCTGATGTCGCACCGCTACGAAGGCCCGGACCGCCCGTACGAACAACCGGTCGAGCACGAATGAACCTCACCCTGACCGCCGAGCAGAACGCCGACCGGGAACGGCCGACTTGTGCGATCAAACTTCCGTCGCACGTCGGCACGCCCGCCACATGGGCAGACGCCAATCACCCGCAGTGGTACGTATGCGACCGCCACCGCCGCCAGTACGAGGAACGAGCGGACGAGTTCGGCCCGTTCGCCTGGGAACCAATCTGATGCAACTCCAACTCAGCGACTCGCAGAACGCCGACCGGGAACGGCTAGGAGCATGCGTCGTGGTCGGCCAACTGTGCGGCTATCACGCTGACGGCCGTCCGAAGCCGCCCATTGATGCCGCCTGTGCGTGCTACCAGTTCCCGCCCCGCCAGTTCGCCGACGCCGCAGCACCATGCCCGTGTGGGAAGTTGACCGGCAAACCCGGCTGGACCCTGGCTCCCGGCTTCAAGCAGATGAAGCCCTGCCCGGATTGTCGTGACGGCAAGCCGATCATCGAGATACGGGTGCCGTGTCCGAACAACTGCACGCGCTTCGATGGCAAGGTACCCGGTCACATTTACGGGTCGAACTGGCCGTGGGTGCCGTGCCAGACGTGCATGGGCACGATGTTCGTCGTGGTGGCTCGGGCCACCGTCACGCTGCTGCCGGTCCTCGACGCCACAGACACCAACGACCACGTCAACGTGCGACACGTCTGCATCGCTCAAGGCAGCGACCCGGCCCCGCAGGCGTTCTTGGACGGCGGCTCGGCCGGTATGCGGCGGCTCGCATTCGATCCGTTGCCTGTGGCTGGCAGGGATTGGATCGCCGTGTTCGAGGATGTCGCGTGATCGTGGTCGGTCAGCACTGGCAGTCAGGCCCGTGGCGCGAGACGCCCCGCGAGATCGTGATCGAGGCCGTGCTTCCCATCGGGGCCGAGATCCCCGAGGATGTCGCGTTCCGGTTCCTCGACGGAGAGCAGACCTCGACGTGCTCGCTCAACGCCTTCCGCCGGACCTACGTCGAGGTGCCATCGTGAGAGTTCGTCGCTTCCCGCGCAAACCGATCGACCGGTCCCGGCCACCGCTCGGCCCGGGCGGGGCGAGGGTCATCCTGCTGTATCCGAACGGTGCCAGCACCGGGATCACGTACACGTCGGTCCAAGCACTGGCGAAGGACCAGACCTCATGATGCCGCCGGACTGCGTCCTGTGCGAGGAGCCGATCGGGTCGCTCGACGTGGTGCGGATCCACCCGGGCTACGCCCACCGCGAGTGCGCGATGCGGTCGGCGCTGGGCGGGATCGGCCACTTCGAGGATCACGACTTCTGGTGCGAGAACATGGGCGACCCGGACGGCGGACGGACGTACCATCAGTCGGCGCTCGAAGTCGCCGCGTTGTGGGACGCCGGGAAGATCTCGTCTTCCGAGTCGGGTGTGGGAGACTGACGACCATGCGACTGTTGTTCCGCCCGCTCGGTGTGTGGCCCCGACAACTGACAACCCATCCCGATCGGTCCCCGTTCACAACCGGATGGTCGAGCACCGTCGATCTCCTCGAACGTGAGATCAACCATCTGATCCTGCGGTCGAAGCCCGAGGTGCTGATCCAGATCGACGCTCCCGAGGGAGCGATGCGGATGGACGGCGGTCTGCGCGCTGACGCCCGCGCCAAGTTCCACGGCGTGATGATCTCGTTCGAGTCGAAGTACGGCCCCAAGAGCTTCACGTGCGACCGGTACAGCGCGCCGAACTGGGCGAACCGCGGCGAGCAACCGTGGAAGGACAACGCCCGCGCAATCGCGCTCGGCCTCGAAGCTCTCCGCAAGCTCGACCGCTACGGGATCACCGACTCGGGCCAACAGTACGAGGGCTGGAAGGCGCTCGGCTCCGGGATCCCGATGCCCGCCGCCCAGATGACCGTCGAGGACGCCGCCCGGTTCATCGCCGTCCACTCGTCCGCCATCGACATCAAGACCGACGCCTGGCGGATCCTGCTCGGCGACCCGGATCTCGTGAAGGCCCGCTACAAGGACGCCGCCTGGAAGCTGCACCCCGACAGTGACACGGGCGACGCCGCATTGTTCAAGCAACTCGGCGAAGCCCGAGATCTACTACTGAGAGAGGTTCGAGTATGAGCACCGACCCGAACGACCAGGGCGCCATCGGCGCACGCCGCAACGAGGTCGTGCGCAGCGAGCCTGTCAACGAGCAGTTCGCGCAGTACGTCCAGTCGACGGCGTTCTCGCTGTCGCTCGGCCGGACCCACATGCGGGCGCTGATCCGGTTGGCGACCCGCGATCCGTTGTGGATGTCGAGCAACGGCAGCAGTAGCCCGACCGCGCTGCACGGCCTCGAACGGCGCGGCCTGGTCACGCACCATCCGCACGTTGGCGAGCCGCCGCCGTTCGGCGACGACGCCCAGGACTGGGAGTTGACGACGGCAGGCAAGCTCGTCGTGATGTTGCTCGCCGAAGCCGGTCTCGTGCAGGCCGGGCTGATGTCGGAGTTCCCGCCGCCGCCGCCGGGCTGGACTGACCCGCGCCCGAAGATGGTGCCGCGCCGCGGCGCTGATGGGATGCCGATCGGCGACTGGGATCTCATGCCATCGGATCGGGAACTCGCAGGGTCCGCCACAACCAGTGACGCGAGGTCTTAGGATGCCGGTCATGTCGGACCCAGTAGGCATCAAAGAACTCGCCGCGCGCCTCGGCTCGAACCGACGCACCATCTGGGTGTGGCGCGACGAGAAGCTGATGCCCGCACCCGACTACGCGTTCGTCAACAACTACCCGGCGTGGGAGTGGTCGAAGGTGTTGAAGTGGGCGGGCGACTCGGGACGCCTCCACCATGAACCGGCCCGGCAGGCGTACCGCGAGATGTTCAAGAAAGAACCGCGCGCCTACCGTGGGGGCGGGCCAACTCCGAAGGACATTCGCAAGGTGACCGAGAAGGTGCGCAAGCAAACGGCCAAGGCGTGAAACCCGTCGAGTGCTCTCGCTACGCAGCGGAGGGGTACGGCCGGAAGGTCACCGACTGCCCGACGCTCTGCAAGTCGTCATGCCTGACGGAGCAGGAACTCGCTGAACTCGCATACCCGCTCCATCACCCCGCGACCGCTCTGGCGAACTACAGGTCGGGCCGTGAAGTGTGGGACACCAACGGAGACATGTGGTGATCAAGCCGTTCACGCTCCTCGTCGCCGGTCTCGCCGGGCAGCGGGCGGCGCAGGCGATCTCGGCTGACAAGGTGACCCAACCGGTCCGCGATCGGGTCCTGTTGTGGTCGATGGACGACAAGCAGACATCGACGCAGTACGAGCGCCGAGCGAAGATCGCGCAGTTCATCCACTGCCCGCACTGCACCGGGTTCTGGTTGTCGGCGGTGACGCTCGCTATGTACTCGGTCGTCCGGCGGTACCCGCGCAATCGCACCGCGCGTGGGATGTCGCTCGTGGTCGAGTGGTGGGCGGTGGCGTCGATCCAAACGATGCTGACGGCGGCGTGGGCGATGTTCTCCGACGTCGCGCATCATGCCGAGGTCGAGACGAAGCTCGCCGAAGCCGAACTCCTCAAGCAACGCCAGGCTCATATCCCACCGTCGTAACCACGTCCGTGTAATCCCCGGGGGCTACCATGCTGCGACATGGCCGTGGGAGGATGAACGTGGCTGCTCGACAGAAGGCCGACACCCGCAAGCTGCGACTGTTCGCCCGGGAAACGAAGCGCCACGGCGACTTCGCGATGGTGATGCCCCGTGCCACGGCCGGGTTGAAGCAGATCAAGGAAGGCTTCGAGCCACGCAACCTGCGTGACGGCTGGGCACGCGACGCCTACGTATTCGCCGACGAGATCGGCGAGGTCGGGTTCGTGATGAACCTGCAAGCCAACACCGGCGCCCAATGCGCGCTGCAACCCCAGAAGTACGACGTCGAGACTCGCCAGTGGTTGGAGACCGACGACGAGCGGGTGCTGCGAGTCCACGCCGCGTTCGTCGGCCCGCAGGGCGGCTCGGCCGAGTTGATGCGCCGCGGCTTCCTGCATCTCGGCATCGCCGGGGAAACCTTGCTGCTCGGCTCACCGGTCGATGAGGTCGACCTGAGCTACGGGCTGCACTGGGAGTTCCTGTCGTCGGAGGAGTTGGTGCTGCAACGCGGCGGCAAGGCCGTCCGCAAGTTCGACGGGAACAGCGGCGAAGCGTTGGGCGACGAGTATTACCTGGCCCGCATCTTCCGGTCGCACCCGATGTTCTCGGCGCTCGCCGACTCCCCGATGCGCCGCGTCCTGGCGATCTGCCAGGAGATCATCAACCTGACGCAGATGGTGTCGGGCATCGTCCGCTCACGGCTCGCCGCCGGGATCCTGTACGTCCCCGAGGAGATCACCTTCGCGACGGACGCCGACCCCGACGACCCGGACTCGGATCTCGATGAGGGCGACCTGCGCGACATGGTCGAGGTGTTCCTCAAGCAGTTGGCCGAACACCTCCGCGCCCCAGTCGAGGATCGCGCTTCGGCGGCTGCGCTCGTCCCCTTGTTGATGCGCGGCCCGGCCGAACTGTTCGACAAGATCGGTCTGATCGAAGTCGCGCGCGGCCTCGATACGTACGCCCAGGATCTCCGCAAAGAGGCACTCGCCCGGCTCGCCGCCGGACTCGACATCGACCCGGCGTTGATCGAGGGCGCGGCGTCGCTGAACCATTGGACGCTGTACCAGGTCGACGCCAACTTCGTCACGAAGCAGGTCCGCCCGACCGGCGACCTGCTGGCCCGGGCGTTGACCGAGGTCTACCTGCGCACCATGCTCGAAACGTTCGAGGGGATGGAGCCGACCGAGGTCCGCCTGTACCGGTGGATCTTCGACCCGGCCGCGATCATGGCCCGCACCGACGAAGCCGCGTCGAGCCGGATCCTGTACGACATGAACGTCCTCTCGGAGGACGCCCTGCTGCGCGCCAACGGCTTCGCCGACGCCGACGCCGTCGAGGACGACGAGTTGAACAAGCGGCTCGCGATGCAGATGTTGCTGCGCGACCCGGCCAACATGGGGCCGGTCGTGTCCGATGTCCTCGGCCTCCAAGGCTGGGATTGGTCGAAGCTGCCATCCGCCGCCGGGGGCAGCCCGTTCGGGACACCGGGGGCGCCGGGCGCCCCGCCCGGTCCGGGATCGTTGGGAGCGCCTGCGCCACGCAAGGGGCTGCCACCATTGAACGCGACACCCCCGGCGAACGGTCAGCCGCCGAACCCGAACCAGCAGTTCCCGGACAAGACGACCGGGATGCAGGAACCACCGAACCCGGGCTTCTCGCTGCTCGTGGACCGCCTCGCGGTCGCCGCCGACGCCGCCGTCGAACGAGCATTGGAGAAGGCCGCAGCGCGGTTCGTCACGAAGGCCCGCCGCGTCGAGGGGTTGCGTCAACGCGTCGAGCACGTGCAAGGCACCGCGGTGCTGACCGCGGTGTCACCATCGGATCTGCTGTCGGTCGACTGCCCACCGGCGATGCTGCTCGCCAAGGCGTGGGACTCGTTCGGCGACAACGCCCGCCGGTGGGTCAAGACCTACGCCATGAACCTCGGCGCCGATCAACTCTCCGCCGATGACCTGGCCGCGCTCGCCTCCTCGAAGCTGTGCGAGTCGTTGCAGGAGTTGATGACGCTCAACATGCACGAGCGGCTCCCGGTCACGGGCAACGGCACCAAGGTCAACTCGGCTCTGATCTCCAACGCATTGCGTGCCGCCGGGGTCTGGTGACCGATCGTGGCCACCGCCACGTTCGCCAATCCGTGGCATGACGAAATAGGTCGCTTCGCGCCCAAGGGAACCGGCACGAAGTTCGGCGCGACGCAGGACGAGATGCGGTCTCTGTTCGAGCCGGTGCGTCCGCTCGTGGACGTCCTCGAAGGCGCCGGTGCGAAGACCTACCTCGTGGGCGGCTCGGTCCGTGACCGGCTGCTCGGCATCGACGCCAAGGACATTGACATCGAAGTCCACGGGCTGACCCCCGACGAGACCATCGCACTGTTGAAGGAACGGGGCGCCCGCGTCGATGAGGTCGGCAAGGCGTTCGGCGTGTTGAAGGTGACATTCGACGGCGAGACCCACGACTTCTCGTTCCCCCGCACCGAGGTCAAGACCGGCGAAGGCCACACCGGCTTCGATGTCACCGTCGACCCGAACCTCGGCATCGAGCAGGCGCTCGCCCGCCGCGACTTCACCATGAACGCGCTCGCCGTCGACTCCGACGGCAACATGGTCGACCCGTTCGGCGGGGTCGCTGACCTCAAGGCCGGTGTGCTGCGCCACGTCGGCCCGGCGTTCTCAGAGGATCCGCTCCGCATCCTGCGCGGCGTCCAGTTCGCCGCCCGCCTCGGCCTCAAGTTCGACCCGGAGACCGCCAAGCTCGCCCACGACCTGCTGCCCGAGTTGGAGAACATCTCGACGGAACGCGTGTGGGGCGAGTTCGAGAAGCTCGGCGGTAAGGGCGTCTCGATGGAGGCCGGTGTCCAGGCACTCAAGGACGTCGGTCTCGACACCCGCTACGGCAACGTCCACTTCGACGGCGAACCGAACCTGACCGGTCTCACCGGCGACCATCGCGCCGCCGTCGCGCTCACCGCGATCGGCGTCGACCCCCGCCAGATCGGAGCGCCGAACACCGTCTCCCGCACCATGCGCGACGTCAGCCAGGCGCTCGCGTTCACCGGCGACCAGGCCGCATCCCGGACCGCGGCCCGCGAGTTGAAGTACGGCACGTTCGAGGACGCCGCCCGGATCGCAGGCCCAAACGACAACGTCGACCCACGTGTCCTCACCGGCCCACTCCCCGGACTCGTGACCGGCAACGACGTGATGGCCCGCGGTGTGCGCGGCTCAGCGATCGGCGAGGTCCTGCGCGCCGTGCAACAGGCCCAGGACAACGAGACCATCGTGACCCGCGAGGACGCGCTCGCCTGGCTCGACAAGCACGCCACCGCCGCTATCCGCCGCTCCGCCGCGTTCGTGAATCCGTGGCACGACGAGGTCGGACGGTTCGCCCCGAAGGGAACGGGACGCCGGTTCGAGCCGCGCGGCGGCGCCGACGCCCAAGCACAGGCGCTCGCAGAAGCGATGGCGACACGAGCCGAGTTGAACGGCGGGTTCACATTCGACCCGCGCGGCAACCTGTTCATCAAACCCGATCCGTCGCTGCCCCGCGAGGAACATCGCGGCGCTGTCGCCGTGCCCGGCCATTCGGCGATCATCACGATGGAAGCCTTCCAGGACCCGACACGTGGCAAACAGTTCATCCGCGACTACCTCGACCAGCACGCCGAAACCATCGCCTCGCAACCGGACATCTTCATCGGCGGCTGGCACGACCGAGCGCACGGCGAGGTCGTGCTCGACCTGTCGCAGGTGCGCCCCCTCGATGAGGCGATCAAACTCGGGATCGAACGCGGCGAACAAGCGATCTTCGATCTCGACAGCGAGGAAGACGTCCCAACTCACGGGACAGGCGGACGCGAGAACGTCAAGATAGTTGACGCATCGGGTCAGGGTTTGGTACGATTCAGTCATGGCAGATACCGCGGACCACCGCCAGCAGGCGCCGGACGTAACGGTACGTCCGGGCGACCTGGAAGGCTGGGCGGACAAGTCCGAGGAGGAGAAGCAGGCGATCGTGGACGCCATGTACGAGGGTCTGAGTTCGCCAACCCCTGGCACGACGAGATAGGCCAGTTCGCGCCGAAAGGAACCGGCTCGACCGGGAAGGGCCGCTCCTCGAAGGCGGAGGAGGCCGCAGCGGCGAAGCTCGCCCGGGCGAAGGCCCGCAAGGTCCCGAAGCCGACCGAGGACGACGTGATCCAAGGCCAGGTCGACGCCCTCCTCGCGCGTGAGGGTTTGGTGCGCGCCGGTGGCGATCGGCGTGGCAACAACACGGCCCGGAAGAAGCGCGCCAAGGCGCTCGCCGCCGAGTTCGGCGACGGCACGACCTGCGCCTGCCCGGACTGCGGGCAGCGCATCGCGGCCGACGCGGCAACCGCCGAGAAGCTCGGCATCGACGCGCTCACGCAGGACAAGATCCTGGTGGGCACGTTGGGTGGCTCCTACAAGATGGAGAACCTGATCCCGACCTGCCCGCCATGCAACCAGTCGCGCGGCGACCGGGAGGGCATCGGTGTCGTCGGCGACGTGCGCCAGACGTGGGGATCAGCGGAACGGTTCACGCGGACGGTGGTGCGTCAGCACGGCGACGCCATCGCTCAACGCTTCCAGGAGCGCCGGTCGGCGATCATGAAGCGCAAGGGGATCACGTGGGAGGAGCACATCGCCGAGAACCCGGACGCGCTCCCGCAGGACTTCGATCGGCTACGCCGCCCGGTCGGCGGGAACTTCGCCGTCGACGGCTGGACCCCCGGGGAGATCGTCACCGACTGGCTCGATCGTGTCGCCGTCAACGGCCACGCCGTCGACCATGAACTTCGTGTAGACGATCCCGTTCGAGTCGACTTCCCAGGTGAGCAACTCACCCTCGACCCCTGGGTCACCGACGATCGGGTTGTCGAGGTCATCGGGGGTGTCCCACCCGAACCGCTTGGCTCGCACGATCGTGCCGTCCTCAACCACAGACCGCAGCGTAGCGAGTTCGGCAACCCGTGGCATGACGAGATCGGTCAGTTCGCGCCGAAGGGCACGGGCACCAACTTCGCCAACATCGCCCGTCGCGCGGACGAAGCGGAAGCGGCCGGATCGCAGATCTCAGAACTCGACCTTGAGCAGGCCGCACTGCTCGATGACCGGCTGCGCGAGTTCGGGAAGGCGATGGGCAGCGACTTCCAGAACGACGACGGCGTCAGGCTGACCCATCACGCACTCGACCAGCGGCATGGGCGTGGGACGATGAACGGACTCGCCGCCACCAACCCGGATGGCGTGGTGCTGGGCGCGATCGCCTACAACAAGAACCCCGGCGACTACCACATCGAGTTCCTCGGCTCGACCGGTCTCGTCAAGGGCGTCGGTTCGCAGTTGGTGATCCCCGTGATGGAACGGGCCGCAGCCGATGGGGCAAAGGTGACACTCAAGGTCGCCGGGACAAAGAGCGCCGCCTCGTTCTGGGAGTCGCTCGGCTTCGAGCGGGACTGGGAGAGCGCCACCGGCGCCACCATGCAGCCCGCCGACGTGCAGGCATGGGTGGCGAATCTCAACCGCGAACGCGAGGGTGTCTTGGTCGGCGCAGGCGCAGCACCAGAAGGATGGGATCCCGACGACGACCGCTGGGCTGCCCACGCGATCGAACTCGGGCTGATGTCCATTGTCGCCTCCGCGGCGCAGTTCATGAACCCGTGGCACGACGAGGTGGGTCGGTTCGCGCCGAAGGGGACCGGGCGCAAGTTCGGTAAGCACGTCTCGTGGCATGTCGGCTCAAACGGCTACGAGGTGATGCACAACGGGAAATGGGTCCGGACGCCGGAAGCCATCAAGCACTACGGCGCGCTCGAAGTAGCGCAGCACATGTCGCCGCTCGAAGCCCGTCAACTCCGTGAGGAGTTGGAAGGCCAGACGATGATCGACCTTCTCAATGACACGGACGTTCAGTACAAGGCAACGGCATCGCTGGCGGTCCTGACTCACGACCCGAACTTGCACGGCAAGGAAGGTTTCGAGCATCTTCAACGTCAAGTCACCTTCGCCAAAGAGGCCGACCTCGGGCTGGTGATGCAGTTGTACGCCGCAGAGCAGTTCGCCTCATGGGAACACTCCGGGGTCGACATCGCCCTGTTGAAGGAAGCCACGCAGGCGCACATGCGCGGTGAGATTGACGCCGCCTCACTGTCACGGATGATCACCGAGCAGTACGGGATCACGGTCGAATCGGGCGCCGTTGGCTGGTTCAACCGGGCCTGGCAGATCTCCGCCGTCTCCCACGAATCAACTGCGATGCAGATCCAGATCGCCGAGCAACGCGGTCTAAGCGCAGCCGATGCGGCGATGCGCGACTACGTCGGCGACTCGACGCTGGACAAAGCCAACGATCTGACGTGGTCGATGGGAGCGACGATCAACGCCGTGACGTCGGCTCACATCCGCAACACTGAGGAGAAGCTGACCCAGGCCCCGGAACTGGCGTTGCCGACGATCCACCGAGGCTTGAAGGGTGAACAGTTCACCAGCATCCAGGCCGGTGACACGGTCCAGTCGAACCCCTTGTCGTCGTGGTCGTTCGACCCGAACCAGGCCGAGCACTTCGCCACCAACTTCATCGACACACAAGGGATCGTGATCACCACCGAGTTCAACCCGGCCAACGTGCTCACCATCAGCGACATCAGCGGCATGGGATCACTGGACGAGCGAGAAGTGATCATGATCGGCGAACCGGTCAAGGTCACCCGCGCTCGTCTTCCAACGAAGCCCAGCGGTTGGGCAGTGATCCCGGAGAACGTGTACCTGATTGACACCCCGGAGAACGTCGACTGGATCACCCGCGAACCCGACGAAGCTCTGACGGCATCGGCGGCCAAGTTCGCGAATCCGTGGCATGACGAGATCGGACGTTTCGCGCCGAAGGGTCAGGGCAGCACGTCCGGCGGGCTGGACAACGAGGAGGCTGACGCCGAGTTCGAGGAGAAGTACGGCAACGAACGCCGATCCGGCGACGGCGACTGCTTCGAGGTCGGTTTGCACTTCATCCACTCCATCCCTCGCGGCGAGGAGGACCGCTACAAGCTGTGTCACGGCGTGCCCGAGGGCCAAGGCCCGATCGAAGGCGTCCGCTTCGATCACTGCTGGATCGAACGAACCGACCCGCTCCCCGAGACCATGACCCCCGAGCAGCGGGCGATGTTCGAGCAGTACGAGATGAACATCACCGTGATCGACAAGTCGAACGGCAACGATGTCGAGATGCCCCGACTGCTGTACTACCAGTTGGGCAGCATCAATCCTCGCGACGTCCGCCGCTACACACCAGACGAAGCCCGCCGCGAGGCCGTCCGAACCGGGGTTTACGGGCCGTGGACATAGCGCCGACCATCCCCGTCCCGACCACAGAGGCAGAGATCGGAACCCTGCGCGTCCCGATCGACCCCGACGATCCGCTGCTCGCCGATCAGACGCTCGTGGCGTCGGCCGGGATCATCGCCGACTTCGAGGACTCGTACCTCGATGAACTGACCGGCGCCGTCGAACAGTCGTTGCGATCACTCCGCCAGATGGTCGTGCAACGCCTCCGCGCGCACGCCACCATCGCGAAACCGATCGCTGCGTCGGCCGCACGCAACGGCCAGTTCATGAACCCGTGGCACGACGACCGAGGCCGCTTCGCTCCGAAGGGGACCGGCCGCGCGAACGCGATCCGGACGTGGGGCACCGACCGCAAGGTCACCATCGAGAAGTGGGTGTCGGGTCACAAGCATTCGGTGACGACCTCGAACGGCGACGTGATCGTCCTCCACGACCACAACAACGTCCTGTCGCAAAGCCCCGGCGGCGAGCAAGCCATCAGCGACTTGTTGAACGGCGCCGCCGACGCACATGACCTGTGCCCGGGGATGAACGTCCCGCAGATCATGGTCAAGAACGTCGACGGGCTGATCGCCGACATGGCCGCGCTGCATGACATGCAACGCGTCGAATGGGAACGGCTCCGCAACGTCGGCGCGTTCGTCACCGGCAACAGCCCGGACGGCAATAAGGCGCCGGGCTGGATCTTCGTCAACCCGGACCGGCTGCACAGTGAGCAGCTTTACGCCCAGGATGACATGCCCGCCATGATCGCTCTCGGCCCGGCCCGCTACAAGGTGATGCACGAGTACGGGCATCTGCGCATGACCCAAGGTCTCGACTCGGTGTTCGCGATCAACGATCAGTTCAAGTACACGAGCGACTCGCGTCGCAGCGGCGGGATGTCGAAGTACGGCAACACGAAACCGATCGAGGCGCACGCCGAGGCGTTCGCCGAATGGGCGGCACGCGGCGGCAACATCGAGCGCGGCCCGAAGGGCCAGTTCCTCACCGACATCGACTATGTCGTCACGTCGTACGCCAACGCGTTCGGGTGGGGCAAGGACCTCGAACAGGTCGGCCGTCCGCTCGCCGTCGCTGCCGCCGGTGGGCCGCAGGACCCGATCCCGTTGATCATCGGTGACAGCCCGGAAGGCCCGATCTACATCTACGCGGACGGAACCATCGAGGAGACGCTCGTCGCCTCCGCCGGGCAGTTCATGAACCCGTGGCACGACGAGATCGGCCGGTTCGCCCCGAAGGGGACCGGCCGCTACATCAAGGTGCTCGGCGAGTTCCCCGGCGAACCGTCGCAGGAGATGTTGGCGAACGCCGACTTCCGCTACCAGGCCGACATGGGCAAGCGGTTTACGTGGCTGTGGCAACGCACCTATCAGACGCATCGAGCGGTGAAGCAGATCGCCCGCAATCTGCTCGCCGGGAACGAGCCGTTCGACGGGGTCGATCTCAACGACCCGCTCTTGGAGCGGTACTCGAAGCCATCCCGCTTCGCGGGCGGCCCCAAGCACGAGTACAACGAAACCGATCTCCACAACGATCTGCAAGCCGCAGCCGAATGGATCCTGGTCCAGCCCGTCGAGAAGCAGCCCGTGCTCTACCGCGGGGCGATGACCGACGAATCGAAGATGGGTGTCTTCAAGGTCGGTGCTGACATCCCGCTCGACCTGGTCTCGGCGACACCGGACCGGTTCGAGGCCGCGCCGTACTCGTCACCATTCGGTTCTCCCACGTCCTACCTCGACCCGGTCCGGCTGTCGTTCCAGTTCACCGGCGCCGAAGGCACGAGCCTGCGTCCGCATGTGACCGGCAACATGAGCGACTCGAAGGAAGTCGTGATGCGGGGACGCGGCCGGATCACACGGATGGAGAAGAACGAGCACGGGATCTGGCAGATCTGGGTCGACGCCTCGAACGCCCAAGAGGAGGCGTTGGCCGCGTCGATCGGCGACGACGCCGTGATCCTGGCGATCCTCGACCAACCGTTCCACCACTACGACGAAACCGGCGCGCTCGTCGCCGCCGCCGGGCAGTTCATGAATCCGTGGCACGACGAGATCGGTCGCTTCGCGCCGAAAGGCACCGGCGTCAAGCGGCTCGGCCCGAAGACCCTCAACGACGACCCGACCGCCTACGACAAGGTCGATCTCGATGACATGGAGGCAACCAAGGCCAGCCTCGAAGCGTACGCCGACCATGTGACCGCGGAACTCGCCGACATGTTCCCCGGCGAGGAACTCATCTTCGGCCTTGACGAGTATCACAAGATCGCCAAGAGCACCCGGCCCCCCGAATACCATGCTCAGTTTCGGCTGACGAACGCTGACGGCGAAGACGTGGCGAAGATGGCGCGGGTCATCGAGATGGAGGATGACAGCGCATTCGCTGCCGGGATGTGGGTTGACGACTCGATGCAGGGCAAGGGCATCGGCACCGTGCTGCAAGAGGGCTTCGAGCACTGGGCGGCATCGCAGGATCTCAGTGCGATCAACGTGTTCGCCACGATGGTCGGCCGGTGGGCGTGGATGCGCGCCGGTTATGACTGGGCGAACACCGAAGCGTTCGGCGACATCGCCAACCTGCTCGGCGACGCCGACCCAGTCGGTCGCTCATTCAGGCGGGCGTGGCAGGACGTCACCATCCCTGACGATCTACCAACGCCGTACGAGTTGTCGAACATTCTCGGTCGCAAAGCGATCCTCCATCCGCAGTTCCCGAACTGGTCGGGCACCAAGCCGCTGCGCACCCGGGCACTGGCACTCGCCGCCACCGCCATAGCGCCCCGTGAGGAGCGTCTCGCCAAGGTGCGCGAGGCGTACGCCCAGTGGTGGCCGCAGTACCCGGCCGCGGCCGAGGGCTACATCGTTGACCCGGAGGCCGAGGCCGCATGGGAAGCGTTGATGCAGGGCGGGCTGGTCGCGGCGGGGCCGTTCGATCTGGACGACTTCAACGTGATGACCGCCGAGGAGTGGGCGCTGGCGTTCGATGTCGAGGCAGCGGACATCGTCGGCGATGTCGTCGTGGACGCCGCCACCGGTCAGGCGCTCCGCCCCGGCCTGAACGTGTCGGACAAGATCATCACCGATCTCGTGGACCGCCACATCGGACGGCTCCAAGATCTCGGCCCGCTCGTGCAAGCCTCACTGCGCGACGCGCTGCACCTCGCCGTCTCCAACCAGTTGACGCTCGATGAGGTCATCCGCGAGATCCAAGCCACCGGACCATTGGGAGCAACCGCGGCACGCGCGATCGCACGCACCGAACTCACCGCCGCCACGAACGGCGGGATGTTGACCGGATGGAAACGCGACGGGTTCCCGTTCAAGCAATGGATCAGTCTTCACGACGAACGTGTCCGCCATGCGCACCTCGAAGCCGACAAGCAGATCAAACCGACCGAGCAGGAGTTCGAGGTCGGCGGCTGGCCCGCCCAATACCCCGGCGACCCACGCCTCCCGGTGCATCTGCGCATCAACTGCCGCTGCTACATGGACCGCATCGGTGAAGATGGCACGACCATCGGCACACGGCTGGTCGACTCGACCCGCGCCACGCTGTACCGCCTCGCCCAAGAGTTGAACATTCCGGGCCGCTCGAAGATGCTGAAAGAGGACCTGTTCCAGGCGATCGACCGGTACCGCAACGGGTTCGGGTTCCAACCATTGGAGGAGATGTCCCGGGCGCAACTGCTGATCCGTGCCCGCGCGGCGGGGATCGTCGGCCGCTCGAAGATGTCGCGCCCCGAGTTGATGATCCGCTTGCGCGACCTGTCGACCGGTCGGACCCGTGACCGCTGGCTGATCGACGCCGGGCACGGCACCCGCGAACAGATCGCCGCCGTCCAAACCCAACTCGCCGCCGACATCGCCGCGCTGCACCAAGGTCCGATCGTCGGCGCCGGACCGCCACCATCAGTCGAGAAGGTCGACACGATGCGCCGCAAGGTGTTCCGCCGCTACGGCGGCGCCGACACCGGCACCGCGATGTGCGTCGGCTGCGCGGCCCGGATGCACTGGTCGAACACGACACGCTGGGAACAGGTGACGCTGATCCGGATCGACCCGAAGATCTCGTGGTCCGCCCGCAACGCGTTCCCGGCGTGCCTCGCCTGCGCCCCGAAGCTCGCCAAGCTCGGCACGGAGAAGCTCTCGGCGACGTTCACCATCGACAACTCATGGACGGCGATCGCCGCCACGTTCACCGGCTGGGGACCGATCCTGGCCCAGTTCGCGAACCCGTGGCACGACGAGCAAGGCAAGTTCGCGCCGAAAGGCACCGGCAAGAAATACGACTCGGCGGCGATCAAGGCCAAGGTGAAAGCGTCGATGGAGGCCGGGGTCAACGTCGACCGCGTCGGCGACCCGCAGGCGACGCTCTCCAAGCTCGACGCCTGGGCCAAGCAGATGGGATCCGACTTCGACGCCGACGAAGGGGTCGGCATGATCCGCGAAGCGTTGAATGACGTCGGGGCTGGCTCGAAGTCGTTGATCGCCAACCACAAGAACGGGATCGCCGGGATCATCTCGTACGACTACGACCCGGACAGCAAGATGTACATGATCCATCACCTCGGCTCGACCGGGATCGCCCCCGGGACCGGCACTCGGCTGGCGACTCAGGTCATGATCCAAGCCGCGTCGAACGGTGCTGGGGTCGAGTTCGAGGCAGCCCAGAACGACACCGCTCCCGAGTTCTGGTCGTCGCTCGGCTTCGATGTTTCCGACCCCAAGCACGTCGTGATGAGTCCATCCGATGTCGGCGCCTGGATGCGAGACTTCACGGGATGAGCTTCGACCCGGACGACGACCGCTGGGCCGAACGCGCAGCCGAGGTGGCAGTGACCACCATGACCCTCGAACCAGGCGGCGAGTTCACCGTCAAGTTCCGGGCCACCGAGTTCAACAACCCGTGGCATGACGAGATCGGACGGTTCGCGCCGAAGGGTTACGGGCACATGGGCGGCAACAAGTACAGCCGTGAGGTCGCGGTCCCCCGCAGCGTCGAGGACGCCGCCGCTGTGTACGCGGCGATGACCCTGTACAACGCCGTCAACCGTGGAGACCCGATGCCCGCCATCCACGAAGCCCTCCACGCGCTGATCAAGACAGCCGAGGCCGCAGACCAGGACCTCATGGAACGCCTGATCAAACCGGCCGCGCGGGCAATCGGCGACAACGACATGGACACGGCGCACGAGTTGATCGTTGACGCCGACAGCGAGGTGTTCAAGCCGTTCACCGAGGAGTTCGAGGTCCCGCCACCGGAGAAGATCACGGTCACCGGCGGGCAACCCCCGGAGTCCGGCTTCGGCCCGACGATCTGGCAGACCGTCACCCCCGAAGGGCACACCATCACGTTCAACAGCCGCGGTCACACCGTGACCGACGAACAGGCGTACACGATCCTGTCGGCAGCGACGACCGCGGCGCGCGCCGGGAACATGGACCAAGACGTCACCATCCAAGTCCAAGCCTCGTTCAACCGGGACACGATGTCGCGCGAGCCACTGGTGATGGGGTTCGTCGTCGCCAACCCGGACATCGGCACCGACCCGCATCGAACCGTCAACATCACACCCGAGTTGATCAACGGTAACTTCGACCCGGGCGGGAGCACCGAGCGCATCCCGTCGACGTTGACGGCATCAGCGGCGCTCGTGGAACCGTTGCGGATCACCGTGCTGCACGAGATGGGCCACGTCTCGTTGTTCGAGGAGGCGTTCCACCGGCAAGGCGATCTCACGCAGGGCAAGGAATGGTTCAACGAGCAGATGATTCAGACGGCGAACACGACGCCGATCACCGACAAGCCGTTCATGTCGCTGTACGCCCAGGAGAACACGACCGAGATGCACGCCGAAGCGTTCGCTGAGTGGACCAACACCGGCGGCAACACGAACAACCCGTGGGTGCTACGCATGGCCGACCAGTACGGCTGGTCGACGGGCCGCGCCGCCGAAGACCTGCCATTGGCCGCGGCAGGGGCGCCACCGATCGAGCCGTGGGTGCCGATCTGGTACTTCCCGGAGGAGCCGGTCATCCTCATCGACAGCCGCGACGGCGCCAGCTACGTGTACGGCGACGCGGCGCTCGCCGCCACCGAACCCGTTGTCGCCTCCGCCGGGCAGTTCATGAATCCTTGGCATGACGAGATCGGACGGTTCGCCCCGAAGGGGACCGGCTCCAAGTTCGACGCAGTGAGCGCGATGCAGGACGTGCAGAACGGCAAGCCGGTGTCGGTCACCGGCGTCGAGGCCGTCGACCTCGCGTTGGAGATGGCCCGGCTTTACCATCCGATCGACATGACCCTCGTCACGGTCGACGGGTCGCACATGTTCAGTGAGATGCGAGCGAACGGGCGGTCACGGGTCGAGATGCCGCAGATCCCCGGCAAGTTCCACCCCGCCTTCGAGGAGCACCTGCGCGAGTTGGGTGTGACCATGACTCCGGAGACGATCGACCCCCGCGAGTTGCACGGCACCCAATCCGAGTTGGACGGTCAGGCAGTCGGCAACATGATCCAGTCCTACCGGGACGGCGGCTTCAACTTCACGTCGAAGCCGTTGGTCGTCTCCTCCGACAACCGGATCCTGGACGGTCACCATCGTTGGGCCGCGGCGGCGATCGAGTCCGCGGCGTGCGGCGGCTGCATCGAGATGCCGATCATGCGTGTCGACCTGCCGATGAGCGAACTGCTCCACGTCGCCGACGACTTCGTGGACAGTCTCGGCATCGTCCGTCAGGGCCACGGCGAGCACGGAAAGCACAGCCCGCAGCCGCCGCCCCTGCACGAGAAGATCGCCGCGGCTGTCATCCCACCATCGCAGAATGAGCAGGTGGAGTTCGAGTACGCGACCGACACCGATGACGGGATCACCGACGAGCAACTCGCCGACCTGCCACACGGCGACGGCTCCGCGTTCGAGGAGGGGGAGGGCGTGGTCGCTTCCCCCGCCTCGTTCGCCAACCCTTGGCACGACGAGATCGGACGCTTCGCGCCCAAGGGCACCGGCACGAAGATCGGCTTCGACGCCGACGCCGCCTCCAACCAGTTCGCCGACGATCTCGCCACACTCAACGCCAACGCCGACGCGATGGCCGAGCCATACCGCATCCACTACGAACGCGGCGGCGAGAAACAGTCGACGTTCGCTCAGGCCCGCGACGAGTACCTCGCCTACGGCTCATCGGAGATGGACCGCCAACTCCGCACCAACGGCGACAGCACAGTCAAGGATCCGGCGCACCGGCGGGCGCTGATGAACGCCGTCGTGCTCGATGAAGCCATCGAACGGTCCGGTGTCGTGTTCGCCGAGGACACCGTCCTGCTGCGCGGCGTGCGCAACACGCAGGCCGGGAACCTGACGGTCGGCACCGAGTTCACCGATCCCGCGTTCGTGTCCGTGACAGCGTCACCCGGCGAAGCCGCGCAGGCGTCCGGGCAGCAACAACGCCCGGCCGGTTTCCCACCCTCGGCGAACCCGGGCACCATCGTCGCGTTGAAGGTCCCGAAGGGAACCAAGGCGATGCCGGGCGCCGAGAACGAGAAGGAATGGGTGCTGCCACGTGGCGGCACGTACACCGTGACGAACGTGATCGAGGGCGACGGGGTCCGCATCGCCGAGGTCGAGGTGACATTCCCCGAGTCGCCGCCGGTGACGAAGGGGATCCCAACCATCAACGACTTGCTCGAACGGACCGCGGGGCAACAAGAACGCCGCGGCCTCGCCGCCTCCGCCGGTGGCCTCATCGTTCACGAGCGCCTCTCATGGGATCCCGCCGACATCGACGTGATGACGAACCGCCGCCAGTTCCGGCTGATCTGGGATGCGGGTGTCCTCGCCGACGCCACCATCACGCGTGCCGCGTTCGGCAACCCGTGGCATGACGAGGTCGGGCGCTTCGCGCCGAAGGGCACCGGCAAGCAGGTCGCCGCCGAGGGCCGGGCACGTGAACTGTTGGCCGGGGAACGAATCGCGCTCGCCGATGTCGACGTGCCAATGGGAACCCCCGAACAGATCAAGTTGACGACCGACACCCGCGACGACGACGCCCTGTGGGAAACCGCCACACCGATCAAGGTCTCGGCGCAGGACAAGTTCGTCGCATCCGAGGAATCCGTCAAGACACGACCGGTGCGCGACGTCGTGCTCGACGGCGAAGCATTCCGACCCGGCTACCCGCCCCGCCTGTACCAGTTGCCGGACGGCAGCTACCTCGTCGCTGACGGCCACCATCGAATCGTGATGCACAAGCTGCTCGGCACCCCGAGCTTCGACGCAATCGTGCTGCCCTATCCGGAGGAGAAGCAATGACCGCCACCTTCGCCAACCCGTGGCACGACGAAATCGGCCGCTTCGCGCCGAAAGGCACCGGCACCAAGGGCGACATTGACGACAGCGGCGGGATGACCCGACCAGGATGGCTGGGACTGCACGCCCCCAAGAGCGCGAAGACGCTGACGCGGGTCGCACGGATCCTGGACTCCATGCCCGAGACCCGCGAAGTAGCCGACCTCGTGAAGGGCGCGGCCGAGGCCGAAGACCCGGACGAGTTCGATGCGTGGATGGAGGACGCCTTGAACGCCATCGCACGCGCTGGCGGCACGAGCGGCGAGATGCTCGACATCGAACGCCAGTTGGACGAGATCCGCCGCGCCGGGTTCACCATGCCGCCTGTCCTCACGTGGGGGATCAACGAGTTCGCCAACCCGTGGCACGACGAGGAAGGCAAGTTCGCGCCGAAGGGCGCAGGCACGAAGTCGTCCGGCGTCGCCGCTCCCGAGGGGACCGATCAGCCGACCCAGGGCAACGAGGGCGACATCGTCTCGAAGCTCGAAGTGAAGCCGGGCGGTAACCGCTCGACCGGAGTCGACCATGAGGCGCTCGCTCAGGAGGTGATCAACGGCGGCGACATCGTCGTCAACCCGATCGACGCCGACGACGTGATCCGCAACTTCGCCGACGCACCCCAGGACGTCGTTGACTTGACCGGGGTCACGGTCGAGGGCGCCCCCAACATGTTCTCGAAGATGCGCGAGTCAGGGCGCGCCCGTACCGAGATGCCGCAGATCACCCCCGACGTGCAACCCGAGTGGTTCGACACGCTCCGCCAGGAAGGCATCAACTTCGTCGCAAACGAAGTCGACCCGGCGTCACTGTCGGCAACACAGTCGGAACTGAACGGCAAGAAAGTCGGCGGCATGATCAGGGCGATGGAGGGCGGCACGATGTCGCTCGAAGGCGACGCCCTGCTCGTCTCGTCGGACGGCCACATCCTCGACGGCCACCATCGTTGGGCGGCTGCGGCGGCGATGTCAGCGGACTGTGGCGGCTGCATCAAGATCCCGGTGATCGTGATCGACCTGCCAATCACGGAACTGGTCTCGTACGGCCTCAACTGGACTGACGCACGAGGGATCCCCCGCGCCGGGGTCGGAACGCCGAGTAAGAAGCAGGCGGCTGGAATGTCGCCGTGGATCTTTACTATGAAGGGCGTGACCTTCGCGGCCAAGAACTTCATGGAGGGCGGAACCCCCGTCCCCGAGGGCGAGTACCCGAAGTTCGCGACCGACGCCGAGGACGGCCTCACCGACGCCGACTTCGTTGGTCTGCCGCAGGGCGACGGTTCGTTGTCCGCCGCCAACGCCAACACGGCTGTCGCCGAGAAGCCAGCCGAAGGCGACGCTGTGACGGCGTCGGGCGCCCGCCGCCAGTTCGGCCTGGCCGAGTTCATGAACCCATGGCACGACGAGATCGGGCGCTTCGCGCCGAAGGGAACCGGCACGCAGTCCGGCGGATCCCACCCGCCGGTGACGAGCGGTGACGTCACCATCGAGTTCGATGACAAGGGCGAGATCGTCGTGTCCGACGAGGCGATGGCGCTCGCCAAGCCGGTCTACGAGGAGGCCCAACGCCGTGAACGGGCGATCTCCGACCGGCTGATCGAGATCGTCGGCGACCGCTCCCCGGAGCAGTACGAGGAACCACCACCGCCGCAGTTGTACGGCTTCGAGTTCCGCCGCAAGGAACAAGACAAGATCGCCGAGAAGATCGAACGGGAAGTCCTCGAAGCCCACGAGGAAGGCATCGTGATGACCCGCGAGCAAGCCGCCGCCAAGATCAAGGACGCGGTGCGCTACACCGTTCACTACACGCAAGACGAGTTCGGCGAGAAAGCGCAAGCCGTGATCGACCAACTCGCGCAGGACAACCCGGGCGGCAAGGTCAAGAACACGTGGCCCCCCGGCTCGAACAACGTGTACAAGGGCGTCAACGTCAACGTCACCACCGACGATGGCTACACGTACGAGATCCAGTTCCACACCCCCGAGTCGCAAGCCATCAAGGACGCCCAACACGACCTGTACAAGCAGGCCCGTGTGCTCCCCAAAGGCGACCCGCGTCGAGTCCAACTCGAAGCGCAGATGGACCAGTTGAGCAAGGGCGTCGAACCGCCGACCGGCGCGATCGAGGTTTCGACGCCAGAGCGGTGGCGCGAACGGCTGGCAGCGAGCGCCGCCCGCCTCCGCCACTTCCTCACCCAACGACACATCCTCTCCCAGACCCGACATTGGAGCGTCCATGAGTAACACCGAGACCACCCTGTCGCCGACCGGCTGGTTCCTGCGGTCCGACGACGAGGGCGGCTACATGGCGGCGGCTCGCTTCTACGCGCCGTCGTCCATCGACGTCGACGTGTACAACGCCCAAACCGGCGACTGGACACCGTTCTCGGGTAGCACCAACCTGTTCGAGCGGCTCCAAACCGAACCGGACTGGGAGCAAGTCTCCGAGCAGGACGCCGAGGCGTGGATCGCGTCTAAGCGAGGCGGAGTGGCACCAGGTTCGATCGGGTGATCGGCACCGGGTTCAAGTCGAGGATCGTGTCGACGTTGATCGGCATCACCTCGGACAGTTGACCCAACCAGTGTTCGGCAGCGAAGCGCGATTCGCGCCCGGGCCGACAGTTCTGGCGGACCAGTTCGAGCCGCGTCCACCAGAAGTTCCCGCCGAACATCCCGCCGACACCATCGAGGCCGGGCGGGTTCAACTCGCGGTTGCGCCACGCCTCGGCGAGCCGCTCGATGTCCGGGTCACCCTTGATCCAATGGCAGCCGACGATCGACTTGCCGTCGCACTCCAAGGCGGCGACAGCGACACGCCAGTCGACCACGCATAGCTGCTCCATCGACTGGCGCCACGGATTGTCGATCGACTCGACGCGACTCGACCCCTTGGTGTGCGTGTACAGCACGGCACCATCGTGGTCCTGCGAGAAGTCGTACAGCTTGTCGAGCGTCTCCTGCTCGAAACCCTGGGTGACCGACGCGACCGGCGTGTAGTTGACCCCGTACACGGCGAGAGCGTCGCACACCCGCTCGATGTTGTCGTCGGAGCCGACGAACCCGATCTGGAACGACGCCAACTGGTCGTAGAGACCACCGAAGCGCAGCGCGCCGATGTGCTCGTGGACGGGGATCTCCCAAGCACCATCGGCATAGCAATGGAAAAAGTGGTGTAAATCCATCAGACTTGGCCGCCCTTGAAATAGTCGCTTGGTCGGGTCATACCGCGGATGTCGGCGGCGAAAGAGTCCTCCTCGTGGCTGAGTCGATTCAACATCTCCTCGAAATGTTCTGGTTCGGCCTTGATCTTGGCGGCTCCGCTACTGGTTGCTTTCTGACCAACCTGCATCGCGAAGCGGAACGTCTCGATCGGCTCGCCGGTTCGCTCCACGTAGGCGCGTAGCGTCTTTAGATTCGGGAAGACGCCATGCTCGTCAGGCAGACCGCTGATGCGCTGCTCCGCGATCCTGTGATAGTTGGCGTTCAACTCGGCGCCGAGGAACGTGCGGCTGAGATCCCTGGCCACGACGGCGACCGTTCCGGTCCCCATGTACGGGTCGAGAACGACGGCGCCCTCGTTCGTCGTTGACAGGACGATCCGAGCGATCATGTCTTCGGGAAACTGGCATGGGTGGACCGTCTGTTCCTCGTGATTGTGTTTCACGTTTCGGAACACCCAGATGTCACCCGGGTTCTTCCCATCCGGGTGGCACGTCAACTCGCCTTTGCGATCACCCGTCCACGCTCTCTTGTTCCGGTATTTCTGCGGGACTCTGATGGGGTCGAGGTTGAACGTGTAGTCGTCACCCTTGGTGAACCACAGCACCGTCTCATGTCGCGCGCTGAACTTCCTTCGTCCGTGAAGCCCATGCTGACGAACCCAAATGATGCGGTTGCGGGGCCGAAGGCCAAGGTCTTCGAGAATCGGAAAGAAACGGACATCGAGTGGGATGAGCGTTCCGTCATCGGAGTGTGCTCCCACCTGCCAGAAGATCGAGGCTCCGTCATCCATGACCCGCACACACTCACGAAGTACCTCCGATTGTCGGGCGAGGTAGTCCGAAAGTGTCAACTTCGACTCGTACGACTTGCCGATGTTGTAAGGCGGCGATGAAACGACAAGATCAACGGACCCGTCGTCCAACGCCGCTAGGAGTTCCATACAGTCGCCTTGGTGGATCCGATTATGGAGCATCGGACTATGGTTGCAGACCGTGACCACCGAGGCGTACCCGACGACTCCCTGCATCGAGATCCCGGAGGCAGTCCGCATCAAGAGTGGGCGGGCCAAGGGCTACGGCTGGATGTGGTACACCGATGGCAGCGGTCGCCGCCGGAACCAGTACGTCCATCGCCGGATCGCTGAACGCATGGTCGGTCGAACCCTTGAACGGCACGAGGAGGTCATGCACCTGTGCGACAACCCACCCTGCTTCCGGGGCGACCATCTCGTTGTCGGCAGCCACGCCGAGAACCTTCGGATGGCGGCGAGCCGGGGAATGAATCAAGGCGAGCGCAACGGCCAAGCGAAGCTGACAACCGCCGAGGTCGCTGCCATCCGCTCGCGAAGCGAGAGCGCCCGCGTCCTGGCAGCCGAATACGGGGTCAATGCGAGTCACATCTACAAGATCCGATCCGGGCGTCGGAGGGCTGGGGCGTGAGAACCGAGTGTTACGTCACGATTCATGACCAAGATCTGGTGCTTGAAGCCGAGCGGACAGGGCAGTTCGACTTGCTCTCACATACGTACCTGTTCGTGGGTCATCGCCCGGTGGATCGAATCCCGGCAGACGTCAAGGTCGTCGTCGCGCGTGACTACAGCCCCAATGTTGAGCATCTGCCAATGTTCTACGACTTCACCGGCTGGCATGTGCTCGCGAGCCACGAGTTGATCACGGCCGACCATGCGATCATGTTGCAGTACGACATGTGGATCATCGACTCCGAGATCGAGACCAAGGTCGACGCGCTGCTCGACGCGGCGCCGGGGATGGTGGCGTTCAACGCCGGGTACTGGGGGCCGAACTGGATGCTGCACATCCCGGGCTTCGAGGAGGCGTACCGGGCCGGGCTGGCAACGGTCGGTGTCAACCCCGACGACTTCGGGCCGTTCAACGAGTGGCCATGCACACAGGGCACCGCCTGGCGCACGAAGACGTTGACGGAGTTCATGATCTGGTTCGCGCCGATGTTCGAGGTGTTCAAGGATCACGTCTTCGCCGGGCATCTCGCCGAACGGACCGTGAAGGCGTACCTCGCGGCGAACGGGATCCCCGAGCAATACCTGCTCGGAGCGATCGCCCACGAAGCCGCCGACATGCACGGCACCGGCGCTTTGATGCGCGGCGACCGGGCGCTCTACGAAGCGCGCAACGCCGAGTTCATGCGCGGCGTGCCGTCGTGACCCCGGCGGCGCTCCGATACCCCGGATCGAAGTGGACGCTCGCAGCGACGATCGTCAACCAGTTTGAGCCGCACCGTCACTACATCGAACCGTTCTTCGGATCCGGCGCCGTGTTCTTCACCAAACCCCCAGTCCCGCACGAGGTGATCAACGACCGGAACGGCTCGGTCACCAACCTGTTCCGGGTGCTTCGCGACCGAACCGACGATCTGCGCTGGGCGCTTGAAGCGACACCGTGGAGCCGCGACGAATACGACCAGTGCGACACCGCGACCGTGGACGAACTCGAAGCGGCCCGCCGATTCGTCGTCCGATGCTGGCAGGCGCACGCCAGCGATCTCGCCAAGAAGACCGGATGGAAGAACCGGGGACCGAGCCAACGGGCGGCAGGCATGTCGCACCGTTGGAACAAGGTCCCCGCACAACTGCGACAGATCGCGTGGCGATTGAAGGACGCCGAGATCGAGAACCGCGACGCACTCGAAGTCATCGAACGCCACGCCGGTCCTGACTGTCTCATCTACGCCGACCCGCCGTATCCGCACGATGTGCGCACGCAGCCGATGTACGGCGACGAGATGTCCGACGCTGAACATCTCAAGCTGATCGCCGCGCTCCTCAATCATCCCGGCCCGGTCGTGGTGAGCGGCTACGCCAACCCGATGTACGACGAAGCGTTCGCTGACTGGCGGCGCCTGATCATCACCGCCCCCAAAGCCGAGAAGGCCGCCGTGCGCGCGGAGGTTCTTTGGGTCAAGCCGGGGATGAGCCAGGGGACGCTCTGCTGACGAGGTAGTCGGCGTTCATGTACCAGTCTTCATAGGGCTGCTTGTAGTACAGCGGGTTCGGGTCCATGCAGAGAGCGTTGTCGACGACCCGCTCGAAGCCGTGACCGGTGAGGAAGTCGTAGATGGCGTCTTTGTGGGCTGGGCCGTCGGCGTAGAGGTTGTGTTCGACGGTCATCAGGATCACGGTGTACCTGTCGAAGTCCAAGCCTTGGAGGGCGATCAGTTCGCCGCCTTCGATGTCGAGCGACATGTAGTCGATCGTGTCGGGCGCGCGCACGGACCGCAGGATCTCCGTGAGCGTCGCCGATGGCACCTGTACGCCCCCGTGACCGACGATCCGGTCCCCGAGCATCCACACCTGCCCCTCGCGCTCTGCGACCGCCTTAGCGACCGTGTGGCACTTCCTGTTCGACGCGCAGGCGGCGGCGATCGACGGCGACGCCTCGATGCAGACACCATCCCAACCCATCTTCTCCAACGCGAACGTGTTGGATGTCTGCACCCCGTCGTAGGCGCCGACATCCACGAAGTAGCCGGGCCGGTCACCGAGGGTGTCGACCACCCACTGGTCCTGACCGGCCTGCGAGTACCAGTTCATGCGATGCGTCGAAGATGAGCGGCGGTCTGCTCGGTGATCGCCGCCGACGATTCCTTGTAGACGGCGTCGACCTGCTGGGACCAGAACCGGTGATCGGCGAGCACCTCACTCAGTCGGACCTCGGGGAAATGCGCGCAGGCGCGATCGAAGTGGGCGAACATCGTGCAGTCGGTCACCATGATCGGACGACGGGCGGCGACGAGGTAGTCGAGCGCCGACGACAGCCCGGCGTTGTGCTGACCGGGAACGTAGAACAGACAGTTGACGGTGTTCTCGGCGAGCCGGGCGACGACGTCGTCCGCTTCGAGATGGTCGCTCGTGCGGTGCAGACGCAGCCCGGGATGACCATCGAAGATCTCCTCGATCTGGCGCACGATCCCCGGACCGTACAGTTCGCGGCCCCCAGCGCCGTTGAAGTACGCCTCGGGCATGTGGAGATCGAAGATGGCGACCTGCAACGTCGCCGCGATCTCGGTGGCGACGGCCGGGAAGTTCTTGTGCGGGAACGCGAACCCGAACGATCCGATCCGCGGCGGTGACGGCAACGGTCCGAGCGTGACGGTGTCGGGTAGCGGCCGGTCGGTGACGAGCACCCACGGGTTCGTGGCGATCAACGTCGGGTCGAGCGCGAGCATGAAGTCGAACAGGCGGTGATGGTCGGCGGCGACCTGGTCGATTGTGTCGTGCTGGTAGTTGTGGATCACCGCGATTCGTGTCGCCCGATGTCGCTTGATGTCCTCGGTCACCCACGGCATGATCCCCGGCATGAAGTTGATGATCACCGCGTCGAACTTGTCGGACTCCATCACCCGGTGATACGCCTCGATGTCGTTGACCTCGATGTAGTCGAGCGCGATGTCCTCCCCGAGCGCGACCAGTCGGGCGTGTCGCCGCCCAAGATCGTGTACGCCGCACACCTCGCTGTGAGCGTGGTTGACGTACAAGACGTTGATCATGCGCCGATCACCCGGAACTCCGGACAGGGCACGATGAACTGACCGCCACCTTCGAGGTAGGCGCGCTCGCGCTTCACGAACTCGGAGATGAAGTGCCACGGCAGCACGAGCAGGTAGTCGGGGTTGGCGGCGCGCATCTCGTCCTCCGAGACGATCGGGATGTTCGTGCCGACCGTGCGCAGCCCGAACTTGTACTGCGACCGTTCGGCGATGCCGTCGATCATCGTGTGGTCGAGACCGAAGTATTGGAGCAACGTGTTGCCCTTGGTCGACGCCCCGTACGCCCACACCGACTTGCCGCGGGCGCGCTCCTGCGCAATGAAGCTGACGACGGTCGCCTTGAGCGACTCGATCTTGTCGCGGAACGCGAACCACACCTCGGGCGAGTTGAGATCGTGTACGAACTCCATCGCTTCGAGCGCCGCGATCCGCATGTGGCACACGTCGCGGTGCGGCTGCGTCGCGAACATCGTCGGGTCGCCGCCGTGCTTCATCGCGTACACCCGGAACGAGCCACCATTGACGTCGTTCAACTGGACATCCACGATCCGCAGCCCAGCGGACCGGAACAAGGCGTCGATCGTCGCCAACGTGTAGTAGTGGATGTGCTCGTGGCAGATGTTGTCGAACGCGACCTGGCGCAGCATCAACGGTGTGTACGACATCTGGACGACGAACAGACCATCGTCACGCATGAGATCCACGACGTCGCGCAGGAACGGCATCGGATCTTCGAGGTCGTAGAACATGGCGATGCACGTCACGACCTTGGCGCGCAGGTTCCCGAGTTCGGAGTTCTTCCACCCGCTGTAGCTGAACGGCTCCTGCAAGATCAGATCGGCGTGGCGGCGCGACTCGACCGCGAACGTGTCATCGGCCGGGTCGATCCCGGCGCGCACCATCGACTCGGGCACGTGGGCGAGCAGCGTCCCGTCGTTGCAGGCGATGTCGACCCACAGATCACCGCGCTCGATCGGCATCGCGTCGGTGATCGACGTGACGATCCCAGCCAACTCGTTGGTCATCGTCGCGTTCGTACCGGACCGGTACCAGTAGCGGCCGTACATGAACTCGGCGTCCGCCGACTCGGAGAGATGGACGCGCCGCGTCGACTCATCGAACACGAGCTTCAACTCGACCGGCTCGGCCCGCGGTTCCTCGTCCGGGCGAAGGAAGTCCGACACGTACAACCGACCGAGCGAGAACAGATCCGTCATGACATCAACGTAGTTCTGGCCTGCTCCACCATCGAGGAATACCTGTGAAATGTGTTGACAAACCCTGGACGTTCTGCGCATAATACTGGTGGAAGGAGAAGGGAGTTGGGGTTCTTCTCCTCCGAGAGTTCCTGTGCTGTCAGCGTCGTCTCAACCCGGCGCCGAGCAGACTCACGGTCCGTGCACGGAGCGTGAGAGAAGGTCCGTGGCCCACGGCACCTGGTGGCCACCAGGGTGGGTACGACCGGTTAGCGGTTCGAGTCCGCTACGGCGCTGAGAGCACAGGAACCGCCCAATGATGCTGTAGCTCAGTGGAAAGAGCACCGGCTTGCGAAGCCGGTTGTCGCAGGTTCGAGTCCTGCCAGCGTCACTACTCCACCGCAAAGGTTGGCTTAGAAGCAGCCATCCTCTAAGGAGTGACACCCGAGTCCGGACGGTCCGGTGGGAGCCAGGGAACTGGTGAGGAACCTATAGAGCCTCGTCTTAGGCGTAACAGCACATGCGGTGGGGCGACCGAATGTGGCGCAGTTGGTAGCGCACCTGGTTTGGGACCAGGGGGTCGGGAGTTCGAGCCTCTCCATTCGGACGAGCAGTTCGGCGAGACTTGAATGACCCGCTGAAAACCCGGGGTGCGGCCCGGGCGTCGAACTGCCAGAATGAACTGATGGTGTAGCTCAGTGGATAGAGCACCAGCTTCCGAAGCTGGGTGTCGCAGGTTCGAGTCCTGTCACCGTCGCCCAAGGCCCAGGCCCGAGTCACCAGCCTGGGACCGTCGCCGGAACGCGTGGCGGCGGGACAGAAAATGGGGATGAAGCTCAGAGGGTAGAGCAACTGCTTCGCACGCAGAAGGTTGCGGGTTCGACTCCCGTCCTCTCCACGCCGCCGTAACTCAACGGCAGAGTACCGGCCCGTCAAGCCGGAAGTCGCGGGGTCAGCACCCGCCGGTGGCGCTCAACATAGGGAACGTCGTCCAGTGGTAGGGCGCCTGATTCCAGTCCAGGCTACGAGGGTTCGATTCCTTCCGGTCCCGCTCAAACCGCCACGAGAGGAGGAAACCACCATGCTGCGTCCGCGTTACGACCTGGACCCCGACGCGATGACGGACAACGAGCGGCGCGCCAAGCGGCGCTTCGACGCCTACTTCGTCTTCGAGACGATGCCGTGGCCACCGGCGGACCTCCCCGCAGATCCGGACTAGGGACGTCAACAGTCTTGACAAACCCTAGTCCGTCTGCGCATAATGAAGACGTGAGAGAGGGTCCCACCACCTGCGGCAAGATCAAGAATGTCCGGGTCAGCCGGGGCGTCCTCGGCAAGGGCAAAGAGTCGTTCACGACCCGCCCTGTCATCTGCGGCGCCAACGTCGCGCCCGGATCGGACCTGTGCCCGATGCACCTGGCGAACGCCAAGCGTTGGGAGGCCAAGCTGGCCGCGAAGAAAGCGTGGCTGGCCGCGAACCCCACCGCCACGAAAGCGAGGAACAAGTGATCGCCACCGCCAACCACCCACCCATCAGCCTCGACGCCTCGAACATCACGATCCGTCTGGGCGATCGGCGCCTGCCGCCGTTCAGCGAGTTCCCGGCCTGGGCGGCGCTGACCGAGTACCTGGCAATGATCCTCGGACCCATCGAACCTGGCAAGTGACTTGACAACCCTAGTCACGATGACCTAAGATTCTCTTGTGAGGGAAGGACCCTCACGGAAAGGAAACCACCACTCATGGCCTACGCCGACAGGAACTTCAAGACGAAGAAAGCCTTGAAAGAGGCCGTAGCCGCGGGCGAGAAGGTCGGGATCTTCAACCCCGGCCTGGGAGTCGCCCCCGAGAACGGGACGGCCAGCCTCGAAGGTCCCCACTTCCCGGCCGCTCACACCTGGTACGCCAGGGTGGCCGTCGTCAACGGGGTGATCACGAAGGTCATCAGCTAGCCGGAACGTTTCACGTGAAACGTCCGAGAGAGGAGAAACCACCACGACAGAACCCATGAGCCAGCTTCCCGGCCGGGTACCACAACCCGACAACTACGTCGCCGGGAGGCTGCCCGGGGAGTCGTGAGCCGCCCACCCACTGGCTCCGACTCCCCGTTCAGCCAGACGAAAGGAAACCACCACCGATGACCCGATGGACACGAGTGACCGACCCCGGTGGTCGGGTGATCGGCTACAAGAGCGAGGTAGGAGCCGTGGACAAGAACCCGCACGGCGACGGCCTTTGGTTCCTGTCGCCCGCCGGTGACCACGGACGAACCGCCCACCTCACGCTCACCGCCGCCAAGGCCCGCGCCGAGGCGCTCGCCCGAATGAGAAAGGAAACCACCCCATGACCGACTTCGAGAAGTTCCTCAAGGAACACGTGATGGTCATCCCGGTCGGCTTCACCCGGAAGTGTCGCGAGTGCGGCCGGGTGTTCGACCTGTGCGACCCGACCGACGCCGACGAGTTCACCAACGGCCACGACTGCGAGGCCAACTGATGAGCCGCTACAAGGTCCACGGCGACTGGACAGTCGACGGCGAACTCGGCCCACGCGACATGTTCTTCGTGATGTTCGCTGATGCGCTCGACACGAAGACCGGCGACGTGTTCCGAGCCGGTGCCTACCGAGTTGTCGACGCCTACGGCAAGCCCGCCGTCAAGGGCAAGGGCGGCACCGTCCCGTTCTACGGCGAGTCGGCCTGGTCAAACGCCGCACGGCTGGCCGAGGATCTCACCTTCGCCGCCCGCCGAGCGTCGTGAATACTCTTGACAACCTTAGTCCGGATGGGAGATAATCAAGACGTGAGAAAGGAAACCACCACCACCATGACCCACACTTACGAAGTCAGCCACCCGAACCTGTCGCATCCGCTGGTGATGGACTCCGAGGTCGAACGGACCCCGCGAGCACTCGCCGCCTGGGCGTCGATGTACATCCTGCGGGAGTTCGATGAGATGCTCCCCCTTGACGAGTTCACGGTCACGGAGGTGACGTGATGTCAGATCCCACCGAAGCCGCACGACGGGAGTTGATCCCGACCATGCCCGCCGAGGCGCTCGCCGCGGCCGAGCGCGGTGAGCCGGTCTGGACGACCGACGAGATGACCGCCGAGTTCGAGGCGATCGGATTCCTCGCCCCGTTCGTGATGGTCCGGCGCCGGTCCGATGGCGTCAAGGGCACGCTGATGTTCAGCGGTCGCCCCCGCTTCTACTTCGGATTCGCCGAGGCATGAGCATGAACGCCACCGTCACGGTCACCTACGACGGAGAGTCGGTCACCTTCGAGTTGGAGGGGGCCGAACTGTCCGAGATCCATCTGAGCGACACGCTCACCAACCGCTACCTCAACAACGCCAGCCGCAGCGTCATCGCCGACGAGGTCGAGAAGGCGCTGCTTCACCTCGCCCACGGAAAGGCACTCTCGTGACCGGCACCTTCAACACGCCGCTCGGCAAGATCCGCGTCGCCTCGATGCGACGCTTCATCCTGCTGCGCCGCTACACCGACAAGCCGGTCATCGTCAAGCGGTCCGACAGCATGGAGACTCTGCTGCGGCTGCGCCGCACCGGCGACTTCATCCTCGACACGGCGTGCCTGTGCGACCGTCGCCCCGGCGACTTCATCGTCAACCCCAGGTGCGCCAAGCACGGCGCCCACGAGTACCACGGAGCACCAACATGAAACTGACCAACGGGGCGACCGTTCTGCGCGCTGCCATCAACTACGAGGGCGAGACGGCCACAGCGGTCGTGCTCGCGACGTGGAACGCTCACGAGTTCGTCACCTGGGACGCCTACCTGCGTCCAGGCGAGACCGAGTGGGACGCCGAGGTCGGCCACTACTTCAACGCCCACGAGCCGTTCAGCGAGGCCACCATCGCCGCCGCCAAGGACGCCGCGATCGGCGACTTCCGCGCAAGGATCGGAGCACGATGAACACGAAGCACACAGGCGACCACCGCCACCGCACTGAGGTCCACTTTGAGCGGATGCCCGGCCTGGCGTTCGCCAAGACCACCGCCTACTTCGCGACCTGCGACTGCGGCTGGGTCGGACGCGAGATGGTCTCGCGCCGCGACGCCGAGAGCGACGCCAACGAGCACGCCTGCGCGATGGCGGGCGAATGATGTTCGTCTGGGACGAGTACGCCGGGTGGATCGAGATGTCGTGCCCCGAGCACAACCTCGATTGGGCGTGGTCCGCGGGCACGCCGTTCTGCCCCGTCTGCCGGTACGTCCCCGAGGGCGCCCGACCCGCCACGAGCGAGCCGAGCATCACCTGCCCGGTGTGCGCCATGACCTCGTACAACCCGAACGATATTCGGGAGGGCTACTGCGGCAACTGCCACGAGTTCACCGGCGTAAAGACTCTTGACAACCCTGGTCCGGATGGGAGATAATCAAGGTATGGAAACCACCACCGCAACGCCCACCACTCACGACATCGTCGTCGGCGACATCTTCGAGTATTCGTGGGGCTACGACCAAACGAACGTCGACTACTTCGAGGTCGTCGCCACCACCGCGAAGACCGTGAAGATCCGCAAGATCGGCGCCCACTCGGTGCCCGGCTCGGAAGGCTTCATGAGCGACAAGTGCGTGCCGGTCCCCGGCAAGTTCGTGTCCGAGACAATCCTCACGAAGCGCCCGTACCTGTCGACCTGGCGCGGCGAGAACATCTGGATGCTCTCGTTCGACTTCGGCTGCGGCGAGCGCATCGCCCCGACCGAGGCGACACGCCGGTCGTGGTACGCATGAAGGTTCGGGTCGCGTTCACGGTCGACGTCGATGACGAGATCCGCGCCTCGATCAGCGAGTGGTACGGCCGCACCGGGCTGGCCACTCGCGACGAGGTGCGGCGTTGGTACGAGTCGAACGGTTCCTCGATGGACGCCGACCTGAGCGAGATGGCGGGACGCCGTGAAGATCGGGATTGACGACTCGACGCCGTGTGCGCACTGCGGGACATCGGCTCTCGAATGCGGCCGTCGCTTCCGGGAAACCACTCCGAACGAATGGTGCTGCGCGACGTGCCGGGAACAGGGCGCTCTGTGGGCGCACAGCGAAACCGTCGACGCGGCTGTCACACCCGAGTGATACCATCGGTGTCGTGACCCGATTGCTACGACTCCGAGAGCGACTCGAACGCTGACCGCGAGGTCGACGCGTTCGTCCCTAGCGACGTAGCCCAATCCACGGCAGAGGCACCGGTTTCAGGAACCGGCCAGTGCGGGTTCGATCCCCGTCGTCGCTACTCAATCCCGAGATAGTCCAATCTGGCAGAGACATCGGTCTGAGGGGCCGACCAGTGCGGGTTCGACCCCCGCTCTCGGGACCAAGCCGAGGTAGCACAACGGCAGATGCAGCGCACTCAAAATGCGTCCAGTGCAGGTTCGACTCCTGTCCTCGGTACTCACAATCAAGCCGCCATCGTCTAACGGCAGGACACCAGGTTCTCAACCTGACAATGCGGGATCGTCCCCCGCTGGCGGTACTACAAGGCGCGTTGGTCGAGAGGTACGGACGCCTGGCTTTCAACCAGGAGATCGCGGGTTCGATCCCCGCACGCGCTACCAAGGTGATGTAGCTCAGTGGATTAGAGCAGCGGTCTACGGAACCGCGTGTCGCAGGTTCGAGTCCTGCCATCGCCACCAGACTGTGGACGCCGGGTCTACGATCCCGGCATGGAACTGCACGTCAAGAAAGACCATGCCGGTGAGGTCCGCTGGACCGCGATCGCTGACGGGAACTACAAGAAACTCGGCGACAGCGGCGAGGGCTACCACCATCAGCAGGACGCGCTCGCCGGGTTCGCGCTGATCCGCGGCTGCACCGTCGAGGAACTGCTTGACGGCTCGGCCGGTGTCAAGGTCGTGTTCGACGTCGACTAGCCGTTGCCGGGTCGGCAGTTCCCGCGGCTCGCCTGGCAGTACGCCTGGACGGCGGCGATCAACTGCGCCTGCGTCGGCCCGGGTCCGGGTGGACCCTGAGCACCGGGCGGACCCGCCGGACCGGCGGGACCCTGCGGACCTTCCGGCCCCTGCGGACCGACAGGACCGACACAGTTGAACGTCGAGCAGTACAGCGTCACTGCCGCCAGTAGCTCCTCCTGCGTCGGTGATGGCCCCGCTGGCCCCTCCGGACCCGCTGGCCCTGGCGGTCCCGTAGCGCCCGTCTCACCGGCCTCTCCGGTCCCTGGCGGGCCACTCGGTCCAGGAGGGCCACTCGGCCCGGGCGGTCCGCTCACGCCTGGCGCGCCGGTGTCACCAGGGGCGCCGGGCGACCCAGGTTCACCTACGCCCGGTGCGCCTGGTTCTCCTGGCGCGCCGGGTACGCCCTGCTCGCCCTGCTCGCCCTGGATGGTCTGGATGTCGACTTGATCGCCGACTCCGGCGTTATCGAGAACGGCCTCGGGCGACGGGATCGACAACGTCGGGTACTTGGCCTGCAACTCATCGAGCGCCCCGGCGAGCGCGGCGGCGCCGCTCTCGACCGTGGAGATCCGGTCGTCCTGCTTGTCGTCGTTGCGGGCGTTCGCCACGAGCGTCACACCGAGCCACCCGACGATCACGGCCGCGGCTCCGACCACCAATCCCTCCCGCTTACTCATGCTGCCCCTCCGGTCTTCGACGCGCGTAGTTCGGCCTCTTGCTCGGCGACTCGTTCGCGGAGATGTCGGATGTGGGCGTCCTTGTCGGCCACGGCATCAATCATCGCTTGTCGATGAGCGGTGTCCTTGGCGGCCATCGCGTCGCGATGCTCGATGATCATGTCTTTACGTTCGCGCTCACGGTCGCGGGAGTTCGTGATCCACGTCTTCAACAGGAACGCGAGCATCGCCGCCGCGCCCGTGAGCGGCACGTACTCCTGGAACTCCGCCGGGGCAGGCACACCGCGAAAGTACCTGTCAAATGTGCGCCGTCAGCGCGATGCCGATCACACGCAGCGATAAACCCTGTGGCAACCATGGACCGGGGTCTGCTACGCTCTCAACCGTGCTCACGCGCCGACCGCAACCCTGAACCCCCGGCCCTCATCGGGCTGGGACGCGTACGGGGAGCAGCGTAGTGGTCTCGCACCTGGCCTGGGACCAGGATGGCGTCAGTTCGATTCTGACCTCCCCGACTGACCGCTCGTTCAACGGTAGGACCCTGGTCTTTGGTGCCGGGTATCGAGGTTCGATTCCTCGGCGGTCTACCTACTGCCACTCATCCCAGCGGCGACGCTCGGTGTACGGAACGAGGCCGATCGGATCCCAGTTCTTGTCGCCGAGGTCCTCGTCCAGACCTTCCATGAACTTGTCGACCAACTCGTGAAGCTTGCGCTTCACCCGGTCCCTGAGCGGCGGCTTGATGTCATGGACGCCGTCCAGTGATTCCTTCAACACCCGGTTCACCTCGCCGTAGAAGTCATCGACCTGGCTGCTCTTGACCAACGGCCGCGAGGCCGCCCCGCCCTTCGGCAACGGGTTCAGCCACGGCAGAGGACTCGGACCGCCACCATCGGGGGCGACGCTCGTGTTCTTCGCCACGATGTCGCCGCCCTCGCGGCGGCGGACGTCGGACCAGGGTGGATCGTCTTCGCCTGGCGGCATGAGGGCGCCGATCGAGTCCTTGAGTAGCTCGATGTCCGAGTCGCGCAGCCGTGGGCGTCCGCGCAGGAAGATGTCGATCTCGTCCTCGATCTTGCGGCGCAACGACCCGGGCTGCGATTCGCTCTTGGCCACGATGTCGCCGCCCGACTTCGTGCCGGTCCCCTTCGGCGCGAAACGCCCGATCTCGTCGTGCCACGGGTTCGGCATGGCCACCAGTATGACCACCATCGAGGATGTCGTCGCGGATGACTATGGTGCGCGCCATGACGACATGGTTGACCCACGTGACCGCAGTGACCGAGGAGTACGAACTCGGACCGATGTTGAAGTTGGCGCCGCTCGCCTGGGACAAGAGCGAGCAACACATGTTGCAGTCGACCTCGCACAAAGAGGGCGGTGGGTTCCTGTGGATCCCGCGCTGGGACCATCGCGAGCACGGCGAGTTCCGCCTGGGAAGCCAGATCCGGATCACGCTCGAACACGCCGAGCACGAGGAGATCCCGAAATACTGGGACCTGCTCCGGAATCACTGAAACCCACCTTGTCAACTGAGTTGACGTGTGGTACGATCATGTCAGCGCGGTAGAGCAGTCCGGTAGCTCATCAGCCTCATAAGCTGAAAGTCGGTGGGTTCAAATCCCCCTCGCGCCACGATGAACACGCAGACCATCGCCCGATGTCGAGGTTGTCGAATCGCCTAGCGCGATCCGGTAGCCAACGTGGTGAAGGCGCCCGCCTGCAAAGCGGGACATGCGAGTTCGATTCCCGCCCGGATCTCCATTGGGGTGTAGCTCAGTCCGGTTAGAGCAGTTGTCTGATACGCAACGTGTCCCAGGTTCAAGTCCTGGCTCCCCAACGAGGCGGTCGATGATGGTTTGATCACCACCATCGGCCGCAGCCCGCGTCGATCGTTCAACGGCAGGACCGTTGACTGCCAGTCAACCGATCGGGGTTCGAGTCCCCGTCGACGCTCTCACCGCCCAGTACCGTTCGCCCATGCTCCTGGTGATCGTCGGCATCGCGTTGATCGCAGTCGGCGTCGCGCTCGGGATCTACCACCGCGGCGACGAGGCAGCAGGCGTCCAGTTCTTCAAGATCAACATCTCGGGCGCCTCGTGGTTGATCATCGTGGCGATGGGCCTCGCCGCGATCTTCGGGCACTGGTGGTTCGACACCGAGCACGTCAACCAGAAGGACCCACCATCGGAAGTGCCGCTCTCGGTTGTCGAGGAGGCCGTGTTCGATGAGTCCGCGCCGGATGAGCCGTACACGTTCGGCGACGACGGCGACCTCGATCAACTGTGGCTCGGCTGCGAGGCCGGGCAGATGCAAGCTTGCGACGATCTGTACCAGCAGTCGCCGGTCGATTCCGAGTACGAGTTCTTTGGCGGCACGTGCGGTCTGATCTTCGAGGCCGACACCGCCCCCGAGTTCTGTGTCGAGGCGCCGATCGAGGACACGTCGACCGATCTCACCTCGGGCGACTTCGAGGTCGAATCCTCGTCGGCCGACTTCCTGTCGAGCGGCTAGATTGGCCGTGTCGGCATAGCTCAGTCAGGTTAGAGCGCCGCCCTGTCACGGCGGAGGTCGAGGGTTCAAGTCCCTTTGTCGGCGCCAATGAACACCAAGACCACCGGGAACCTGAGCGAGGCGAAGGTGCTCGCCGCCCTGCTCGGGGCCGGATACGCCGTGCTGTTGCCGTGGGGCGACAACGAACGCTACGACATGGTCATCGAGCGCGCCGGTTCGTTCGAGCGCGTGCAGGTCAAGACCGGCCGGATCGTTCGAGGTGCCGTCCGCTTCAAGATGTACTCCGTGAAGCCCGCCACACGGGCTGCGCCGCAGGCGACGCGCTACTACACCGAGGCCGAGGTCGACCTGTTCGGTGTCTACTGTCCGGCGTTGGAAGCGGTGTACTTGGTGCCGCGCTCAGATCTCGCGGCGAGCGATGGCGTGCTCCGCCTGGACCCGGCGAGGAACGGTCAGGTGACGGGCGTCAGATACGCCGCTCAATACCTTGTTGCGCCGACGCCACCTGGGCCGGTACTGTCACTGGCATGACGAGGCGATTCACGACCCAGCGAACCAAGCGCACCGGCGCTGTGGTGACGCGATTCGTGAGCACACGAGTCAATCCCCAGCCCTGACAACTGTCTTGACAGACCCGGGACAGACCGGGTAGAGTTGAGATGCAAGCCTTTCCGAGGTAGCTCAGTTGGCAGAGCGCCCGCCTGTTAAGCGGGTTCCGCGCAGGTTCGATCCCTGCCCTCGGAGCGCAATACAACAACGCCGACGTGGTGTCAGTGGTAACACTCGCCTTTCGTAAGGACGCATCCCGGGTTCGACTCCTGGCGTCGGCTCTCATCACAACGATGGCGTGTAGCTCAACGGGAGAGCACTGGTCTCTGGAACCGGGGGCGCAGGTTCGACACCTGCCACGCCTACAACACCCTGCGGGTGTAACTCAGACGGCAGAGTAGTCGCCTCTTAAGCGAACAGTCGGGGGTTCGATGCCCTCCACCCGCACCAAGGTTCTGTAGCTCAGACGGCGAGAGCGTCGGCTTGAAACACCGAAGGCCGCAGGTTCAACTCCTGCCGGGACCACACAAGGGGGCGTATGTCTCAGCGGCAGAGCTTCTGGTTTACACCCAGCCGGTCGGGGGTTCGAGTCCCTCCGCCCCCACCATGCGGTCGTAGCTCAATGGATAGAGCAGGAGCGTTCTAATCTTCGTGCTGGGGGTTCGAGTCCCTCCGACCGCACCATGAACGAACCACGACGCTGCGCCAACGGCAAGTGTGGGAATCACCCACCGAGGATGTTCCCCGCGCCTTCGCCCCGGAACATCGAGTTCGTCGTCCTGTTCAAGGACGGCACGTTCTCCGACCCGGCGTCACTGCCCGAGATACAGGCGCTCGCCAAGTCGAGCGGCGGTCAGGCCCGCGCTCGCGCTCGCCAACCAGACACGGGGGTATAGCTCAACGGTTAGAGCGTGGCACTCATAATGCCCGGGTCCGAGGTTCAACTCCTCGTGCCCCCACCGCGTCAAGACTCATCCACCATCCGCGCCTCGCCGCCGACGCGCCGATCAGAGTTGATCGAATGCAGACGTACGAGATCTACGTCGCTCGCTGCCACACCGAAGATCTCACCCCGTTCTCGATCGAAGCGTGGGAACTCATCCGACACCCGATGACCATCCAGTCGATGAACCGGGCATGGAACTCCACGCTCCGGATGCGTGGCGGCTGGGGCACCCGCCACGGCAACTGGGTCCACCACGAACAGATCTTCCGAGAGACCGTCGACTCGTTCAAGCGCGTCGGCTGAAACTGTCGCCGCGCTCGCGTACCATCGAACGATGCCACGAGAACAGTTCAGCGTCGCCCTCTCAGCGCCGAGCGCGCCCGGCCTCTCAGTCGCCGCTTCGTTCGACGTCTGCCCCGAATGTTGGGTGCTCGTGCCGACCACGATGTTCTCGCTCCACGAGGTGACCCACAACACACCGCCGACCCGGCCGGGCAGCGACGCCGACCTACTGCAACTCGCGCTCGGGTTGCTCGCCGACATGGTCGACCCCGACGACTGCAACTACGACCATCACGGCGGGTGCCAAGCCCACGGCTTCCTCTCGCTCGAACCACCCGAGAAATGCCCACACCAGATCGCCAAAGATCTGCTCGACCAGGAAGGGATCGACTGGCGATGAGCCTCCACTACGTTCTTGTCGAGATCGGCGGTCCCCCCGAGGCAGCCATGACTCTGATCCGATCGCTACCCGGCGGCGAACACGACCCGCAGGACGAAGGCAACGGCCGCTACCTCGTGGCGACGACGAACGCCGGGTTCCTGCGTTTCGCGATCGAGCAGCAGGGCTACGGGAAGATCGTGAACGTCGAGAGGATCGTGCCATGAGCGACTGGGTGGCGTTCAACTCTGACGGGTTCCCGTACTCGTTCGGCGGCTGCCAGTTCTACCCGACGCTCGCCAAGTTCGCCAAGGAATGCCCCGACGCCGTGCGGATCGAACGGGTCGAGGGCGAGGAACGCACCCGCCTGTTGAAGATCCACGCCGGATACGACCCCGACCAGCCGTGGCCCTCCTGAGAATGTCGCACCCCTCGCGTAAGATACGAGCGGATGGACCCGCCGGGCGACGGCCCGGGTCACGGGAGGACGTACGGCCTCTGAGGTTCCCACCGTCCCGGCTGCCGTGAGGCCGGGACGCTACACTCTGCCACGGTCGGCCGCTCCCGTGGAGGGTCGCAGCCATTCGTGAAGCCAATCAACCGAATGGAGCGATCATGGGAGTGAAGTGCGTGTTCTACGTCGCCGAGGTGACCAAGGTCCCCCTGTCCGAGGGCCGCAAGGGCGGCAAGATCAAGCTGACCGCGACAGCGAAGGGACCGTACAAGAAATGGTCGGAGTGGACGCCGACCGGCGAGTTCACGATGTCGACCACGAACCCGGCAGCCACGGCCTGGTTCGAGGAGAACCTCGGCGCTGACGTTGCGATCACGATCGAGCGGGCGACCGAGGCGGATCTCCTCGCCGAGTGAAGCGGCACTACCGCGACGACGAGGAACCCGAGGACGACTGGATCGACTGGTCAACGTGGCACTACCCCGGCTGCCGCTTCTGCGGCTGGGAGGACCATCGCGAACAGACGTGCCCGAACCGCCCGTCAGATGTTGTTGTTCCAACCCCGCTTGTAGAAGCAACCTGAGTGGATCGGCTGCACCTCGATCACATCCCAGCGCCGGTCCGGCTCGTCATCGCGCAACGTCACCTGGTCGCCGACCTTGAACTTCGGGCCGTCGAAGATCGCGCGGAGATGCGTCGTGCCGCTGACGAGATGAGCCGGTGTGAGCATGATCGAAACGCTACACTCACGGTCGTGGGTTGCCATCGGTCATATCTGAGCAAACACTTCCGCGGTCATTCGTTCACCGCGGGGGTGTAGCTCAACTAGGCAGAGCCACCGGCCTTTACCCGGAGAGTTGCAGGTTCGATTCCTGTCACCCTCACCGCGTCACAACGGCCCGACCTTGTACCGGCGCCGCCGCCGCGTGTTGACCCGAGGCTTGTGCCCGATGTGATAGTGCCCGGCGCCGGATGGATGGGCGCGCCAGTCGTCGCAGTGGTACCTCGTGATCCGCTCACCGAGCGTCCGCCCGCGAGCAGCCGAAGCTGCCCGGGTGGCATCGGCTTTGGAGTAGCAGATCTTCCCGGTCGTCGGGCACTTGACGTCAGGAGACACGCTCGATCGTGTCCCCGTTCGGGCCGAGCAGCCAGGCGTGGGAGGCGAGATACCACTCCTGCTTGCCGTCGAGCCGGATGACGTGAATCAGACGTCCGCCGTCCTCGTTCTCGACACGGCTCGTGACCTCACCACCGTGATCGTCAACCTTGGTCGTGGTCTCCACGCCGACGACGCTCAGGTAGTTGAAGTACCCGGCTTCGCCTTCGTCCCACGCCTTCATCTTCTGCTCGCGGGTTCCGGCGTCGATGTGGCCGTGGACTCGGACCTCGCTGGCCGGGATGAACAAGGTGGTCTCGTCGGCGACTCCGCCGATCCCATCGACCGTCTCGTAGCGCGTCCAATAGATCTTCAACGTGTACATGTCCTACCTACCTTCCGATGTCGTGGTCCCGCACCGCTGCGGGCGACATCACGAAGGTAGCAAACTCAGGGGCAGATCTTCTGGATCGTGTCACCGTTCGAGCCGAGCAGCCACGCCTTCTCCACGAGCATCCAGCGGTACTCGCCGTTGTCGAGGTTGACACCGATCACCTTGCGGATCGTGTTCTTCCCGGCGCCCGTCCACGTGTGGATCTCCATGCCGCCACCGGGGCCGACCAGATGAGCGAACCGCGGGTCGGCGCCGCTGAGAACGTCACGGATGCCCTTGCCGGGCATCACCTCGCCGAGCGCGGTGACCTGGCGCACGCCACCGATCCACGCCTCGATCGTGTCGGACGGCTCGCTCTGGAACGTGATCCGGTCGATCTGGAAGTCAGGGTGCAGCTTGCCGTCGATCTCGTTCAGCTTCCAGATCGCGTACTCGGTCGAGTCGCGGAACGGGAGCTTCATGTAGACGCTGGCGCCCGGCGTGCCAGCGTCCTCGAACAGCTTGTTGCCCTCGAAGATGAGACCGGTGCGCGTCTCGACGTCCTCTTGGGTCTCCAACATGAAGTAGGCGGGACCGCTGACACCGACCGATTCGGCGCCGTGCGCTCGGACCGCCACGCCGTTCAACTCGTACGTCCACCGGTAGGGGGCGCCTCGCCAGTCGATGTGGGACAGCTTCAAGGTGAGCATGATCGTTCTCCGTTCGTACGTGTGTCGTTGGTCCCGGACCGCTCCGGGCGACACACGAAACGTAGTCGACGCCGCGCTCACCATCGCGTACACTGGTCAATGCGTCGGTGGTCCAACGGCTACGACCTCAGACTTCCAATCTGATGATGCGGGTTCGACTCCCGTCCGGTGCTCTCTTTGCGATAGAGCCGCCACCGCCCCGATCCTCGCCGGTCGGGGCGGTGCCGCGTCCCGGCCAGAATGTCGCAGCCCTCGCGTACTCTGGACACCATGTCCAAACGAGCGACCCGATTCAAGGCCGAAGTTCTTGACAGCGACGACAATGTCGTGTGGGAAGTGCTCGTGCATGACTGGCCGTCACCGAAGCTGGCGGCTCTGTTCCGATTGCACGGCTTTAAGGCGCGGCAACCCGTCAAGCCGTCCACTGAGCCGAAGGACCCGTTCCCGGTGTTCTCGCCGCTCGATCCGGCGAACTCGATCCGGGCGTTCGAGGAGTTCGCTGCGCGTCGGGACACGAAGACTGTGCGGATGTTGGAGTACATGTTGAAGATCCCGGGCGTGTGGATCGAGCGTGAGGTCGTACGCCAGGTCGCTGGCGACTCGGGTGATCGCCGCTACCGCGAGTTGCGCCAGAACGGCTGGCCGGTCGAGATCCAACAGCAGCGCGGCGGCTTGCCGTGGGCGGTTCGGCTCAACGTCCCGACCGAAACCGGCGAAACACTGTTCTGAGAACGCCCGGCAAGACAGTTGACAAACCGCAGTCCGAGTGAGAGACTCTACGATATGGGAACCACCACGTCCACCGACCTCACCGCCGCCGACCGGGCGATGCCCGGCGAGGATGCCCCACCCCGCTCCCCCTCGATGCGCCGGATCTTCGATGCCGACTGGTTCTCTGGCCGTCTCGGATTCGAGGAGTTCCACGGCGAACTCACCGACCGCCTCTGCCCGGCGTGCGCGACGTTCGACGGCCGTCTGCGTGGCCGCTCATCGTGGGCGAACATGCGCAGACACGAAGCTGTCCGCGTCGACGCCCTGCCGAAGTGCGACTTGTGCATCGTTCACTTCGCTGAGCGCGGTGTCGGTCTCGGACTCGGCGTCGGCCAAGAACTGATCGTCGGCTGATGGACAACCTCGACGCTGTCCCCGGGACACCGGCCGAGTTCGTGCCGCTGCTCGAAGCCGCCGAAGCCGCCGACCTGTGCGTGACCCCGTTCCCGCCCAAGTCGTTCCTGTGGACGATGCCGCCGGACGGCTGGTCGTGGGGCACCGACAGTTGGCACATGACGCTGCGCCCGGTGCTGATCGAGAACGACGGGGTGGCCTGGTGGATCGAGTACAGCGACGACGACGGTCGGCACGCCATCCTCGGGACCAACCGTGCCCTCTCCGTCATCGCTGGCAACAGTGTTGACAAACCATAGTCGGTCTGCGCATAATGTAGTTGGACATGGAAACCACCACCTACATCACCACCACGACCGGATGGATCGTGTCGAGCGACGGCCGGATCTGGGGCACCCGATAATGGCCGGGATTGACGAGCGCCGGGTCACCGCCACCTCGGCGAAACGCTGCTATTCCTCATCACCACGCTGTACGGGATCAGCTTGATGGCGGCGTGGTCCAAGATCGTTAAGTTGGAACGTCGTGTCGAGGAACTCGAAACCGCCGCTGACGATGACGAGCCGGTCTGATACCATCAACGGCATGACGAACTTCGTGTCACGTGCCCGATATACGGGTCGACATTCGAGTTCTTCCGCGTCGTCCCGTTGATCCAACGGAGAGGTGCGCGAGTCAGGTAACCGGCCCGATTGCTAATCGGAGGCGCCTTCGGGTTCGTGGGTTCGAGTCCCACCCTCTCCGCCCAGGAGGGCGCCGCACATGCGTTGTGCGACCTGTCTCGAAAACAGGGAAGGTGCCTCACGGTAGGGGTTCGATTCCTCCGCCCTCCGCCACCCCGCTTATAGGGGAACGACATCGCGAAATCTCGCGAGGAATCTGAGAAATCTTGGGTGACCGCCACCGGTGGTGAGGTGGGGCTGGCTGTAAACCAGTTGTCATTCGACTTGGGGGGTTCGAGTCCCTCGTCACCCACTGTGGCCGTAGTGTCAGTGGTTAGCACACCGGGATGTGGCCCCGGTAGGGCGAGTTCAAGTCTCGCCGGTCACCGAAGTCATAGCGCGACGCTTCGCGTACCAGGCTCGCTTTGCAGCGTTGTGTGCGTCAGCGCATCGGCGACACCGGCACTTTCGTTTGGTGTATCCACCAGCAGTCCCGTGCTGGATGGGCGTTGCCGCGCGCCAGGCTGCCGTCTTCGCTCGATGACAGACGTGACAAAGGACTTGGCATTTCGCCAGTTCGGCGGCGCGACGTTGCTCGGACCACGACCAAACGTTGTGGGTCACCTTGGTTGCTGGATCGACGTGGTCGACTTCGAGATCCTCGGACGAACCGCATGACGCGCAAGGCCCATGCTCGGCAATCCACGCGGACCGTCGACCAGCGGCGTACTCGCGCTGATACTGCCGTTGGCGGTCAGGATCCAGATAGGTCACCGGTCACCCTCAGCATCGGATGGTTCTCGCGCTGGCACCATCCGATGATCGCCAGGTCCTCGCGTGTCAGGTCCTCCCGGTTGATGAGCCTCGATGCGCAGCGACGCATGTCGAGTTCGGACGGAGGGAGCGCGCCGTAGGTGTCTCTCACGGTCCCCCGATTCGGATGCGCGGTTTGCCGCGCCGCTTGAGGGGTAATGTCGCCTCATGCTTTGGACGATCCTGGTCATCCTCGCCATCGTGGCGCTGGTGTTGTTCATCCTCGGGTATCGCCGCCGCTCCTGACGCCACTGGCGGCCAGGCGAGCGTGAACGGGCACCCGGCCTCCTCCCACGCGGCTGCTTCCTCCGGGGATCCGAACTGCAACACGATCGTGCGTTGCGACTCCGGGTACCGCTTGCCCTGAATGATCGAACCGCTCACGCGTCGGGACTCCGCATCTCATCGGTGAGTTGTTGTTCCTTGCGGCGCGCGAAGTCGGCCATCCACTTGTCGGGGTCGTCGGTCATGATGATCCCCGCCGAGATCCGCGAGCGGGCGTACGCCTCGGCCATCTTCGTCATCGCGATCATCTGCTTCTGCATGTCGGCGAGACCGTTGATCAACACCGCGAGGGTCGCCGCTTCGTCGGGGGAGGCGAGCGCGTGACGAATCACGTAGTGGAAGGCGGGACCCTCCTGGTCGACCTCGGCGAGCCGCTCGTAGTTCTCGGCCATGAACCGGGCGACCTGCTCGGCCAACGGATTGTGGCTGATCCCGTGGTACCAGTAGCTATAGGTCGTTCCCGGCGTGGTGCTCATGTCGATCCATCGTAAACAACCGCGGCGACAACTACGGTCGCGTCATGGCCATCGGTCAACGGGACACGTACGGTCGGATTGTCAACACCGGCGCGCTGCTTCAACAACTCTGCGCTCGGTGCGGCACTTCGTTCACCGTGTTCCGGAGCGATGTGAACCGTGGACGTCGCTTCTGCTCACCGAAATGCGCAGGCGTGGATCTGTCCGAGCACCGGCGCGGTCCGACTCACCACCGCTACCGGCGAGCGACGACACGCTGTGAGATCTGCGGCGTCGCCTTCGAGCACGTGCCAGCCAAGCGTCGGCGGTTCTGCTCGAAGTCCTGCTCGAACAGATCCCGCAAGTACCCAAGTGGGTCGGCGAACCCGAACTGGCGGGGCGGCGTGGCAGCCCGGTGGCGGAACTTCTACCTCACCCCCGAATGGATCGCCGTTCGCGACGCCGTGCTTCAACGTGACGGATGGCGCTGTCAGCACACCGGATGCCCGGGACGGCGAGGGAAGTTGCACGTGCATCACATCATCCATCTCGGAGATGGCGGCGCTCCGTATAACGACGCCAACCTAATCACGCTCTGCGGTGGTTGCCACACGGGGCACCATCGGCGAGGCGACGTGCTTGTGTTCGATCCGCCCCGACCGGGGGTGCAGTGATGCCAATGGGACCGTACCGGAACTTTGCGGACTGCGTCGCCAAGAACCAGGACAAGGCCAACCCGGAGGCGTATTGCGGCAAGATCAAGCACCAGGCCGAAGGCGCCGTGTTCGCCACCGGGCGCGGCGCGCAGGACGGCGACTGGGTGCGCGCCCGGCCGATGAGCATCGAGGACACGGGGGACATGATCGTCGGCGGCGCCCCCCACCCGGCGCCGGTCACCGGGCTGCTCACCATCGTGCGCTCGAAGCTCCCGGGCGTGTCGCGCTACTCGGTCGCCGGTCTCACCGTCGACCCGGCGACGATCACCGTCGTGGCTCCACCATCGCAATAGCCTGCGTTCGATGGGCGCAGTGATCGTGCTACTCCCCGCCGACCCGGCGGCGCTCGCAGCGGACGACGGCGACCCGGCGGAGGAACTCCACGTCACCCTGCTGTACCTGTCCGACGAGACGCTGCCGCCCGACCAGTACGCGCTCGTGTCCGAAGCTGTCGCCTCGTGCGCGTCGATGCCGCCGATCGACGCCGACGTGTCCGGCGCCGGGATGCTCGGCAAGGACGCCGCGATCGTGCTGATCCTCGAATCGCAAGAGATCATGGATGTGCGCGCGCAACTCAAGGACGCCTGCGCGGCGTTGATGAACGACGCCGTCCAGTTCCCGTCGTTCATCCCGCATCTCACCATCGGCTACGCCGACTCCGTCGAGCACGGCCAATCCCTCCTCGATCACTGCCTGCCGATGGTCGGCGACGTGATCACGCTCGACCGCCTCGCCTGCTTGAACGGCGACGAACGCCACGAAACCCCGCTCGGCGCCGCCGCCGAACCCGCCGAGGTCGACATCGAGTCCGATGTCTACTCGGAACCGATCTTCACATTCGCCGCCCCGGCAGCGGTCCCGCCGCCGGTGCCGGGCGCGGCTGCTCCCGCCCCGGGTCCCGCCCCGGGCGCGGGAGCACGTCCGAAGCGACAGGTGATCCTGGTCGGGATGCCGGTGGTCGATCCGAGCAAGGTGCCGTACAAGCCGACCGGCCTGCCGTACCAGTCACCGGAGCCGTACGTCGCGCTGCTCGAAGTCAAGCTCCGCCAGAACGAGGTCCCCGAGCAACTCGCCCAGGTGCTCGGGGACGTCCACCCGCCACCCGCCACGTCGACGGCGACGAAGTCGCTGACCGCATCGGACACACGCCCGGCACGACGCGCGGTGCTGATGGACCCGGCACCATTGGCCGCGGCGTCCGACGCGATCAAGGCCGCGCTCGAACCGTACGGCACGACCGTCGATGACTACCCGTTCGTCGTGCAACTCGGCAACGAAGGCATCAGCAAAGCGGACGTGGTGGCATTGAAGGGCCAAGCGGTCGACTTCGCCGGACTGATCGCAGTCCTCCCGGACGGCACCGTGATCCACGAGGACAAAGGCCAGAGCGCGCCATCGACCACTGAGCCGACGACGGCCGATACTGTTGCGGCGACGTAGTTACACGGGTGCGGTTTCGGGTGTCCGGGCCGCATCCGCTGCAACAGGAGGATGCCATGACAGCACCAGCCTCAACGACCGCCGCCAAGCCCGGCGACCGTTTCCGCGCCGCCGCCGCAGCCAAGCGTGCCACGTTCGCCGACCCGATGGCCGGTGACCCGATGGCCGGTGACGCGCCCGCCGAGCCAACCGGGGCAGCGATCACGCTCGGACTGGTGGCCGAGGACGGCACACCGATCGGCGACATCGGCACCATCAACTACGACGGCGACCCGTCCGAGGTCGACGCCGCGCTCGCCGGTGTCTCGATCGTGTTCACGTCACCAGATGTCGTTGACCTCGCGCCGCTGCAATCGGCGTTGGAGGGTTTGGGAATCACCGAGGCACAGTTGAACAGCGCACCCCCGGACGGGATCCCGGCCGAGGGTGGGACCTACACCGTCGCCGTCGTTGGGGGTGACGGCGGCGGCGGTGATGTCCCCGCTGACGTCCCGGCCCCCGAGTTCTCGTGGCGTCGGGCGGGCGACTTCGGCGCGGTCGCGGTCACCGACGACCCGAAGGCGCCCCGCTGGCAAGGTCTGCTCGTGGTCGAAGGCATCAAGTCCGGCGACGGACGCCAGATCGACTTTGAGGCGTTGACGTGGCGGAACCTGCCGCTGCCCTTGATGATGATGACCCGCAACCCAGTCGGCGGCGAAGGCCACGACGGAGCGGAACTCGCCGGACGGATCGACAAGATCGAACGCAAGGACAACGGCGAGATCTGGGGCAGCGGCATCCTCGACTCCGGGTCCGAAGCTGGCAAGGAAGCGATGCGGCTGCTCACCCCCGACGCTGACGGCTTCACGTTGCTGCGCGGCGTGTCCGTCGATCTCGATGACGTCGAGATGGCATTCGAGGGACCCGAAGGCATCATCGACATCGGCGACCTCGGCATGTCGGCACCGATGAAGGTCGCCAAGGGCCGCATCATGGGCGCGACGTTGACGCCGTTCCCCGCGTTCCAAGAGGCACAAGTCACGCTCGTGTCCGACAACGCGCTGATCGCGGCGATCACCGGTGGCGGCTGCGACTGCGACCATGAGGCAGCGATGGTCGCCTCCGCTGGCGAACCGATGAAGGGCGCCCAGGTCCGGGTGTTCACACCATTCGGCGCCGACGCTCTCGTCGCCTCGGCCGGTTCGGCGCCGGTCATCCCGCTGCGCCCACCTGTCGCCTGGTTCGAGTGCCCGGCGCACGACGCCATCGCCGACGAGTCGGTTCGGATCACGAGCGACGGCCGCATCTACGGCCTCGCCGCCGACGACAAGTCGTGCCACATCGGCTTCGCCGATCGTTGCGTGCGGACACCCAAGTCGCGCGCCAACTACCGCTACTTCGCGAACAAGCAATGCGAGACCGCCGAAGGGATCATGGTCGCCTCGGGTCCGATCTTCATGGACACCGTCCACCCATCGTTGAAGTTGAAGGCATCGGACGCGCAGGCGTTCTACGCCCACACCGGATGCGCTGTCGCGGACGTCGCCGTGTACGACACGCCGAAGGGCATGTACGTCGCCGGTGCCGTGCGACCATCCGCTACGCCCGACCAGATCCGTGCCCTGCGCGGCTCGGACATCTCGCCCGACTGGCGCATCATCCAAGGCCACCTCGAATGCGTCGCGCTGCTCGCCGTCAACACGTCCGGCTTCATCACCCCGGCGCTCGTCGCGTCGGCCGGTGAAGCCGCGCTCGACGGCGCGGTCAAGCCCGGCAAGGTCGCTGTCGAGGTGTCGTTCGAGACCGGCGAGATCCTGGCGCTCGTGGCGGCAGGCATGAAGCCGCACACCGGCTCCGGTGTCGCCGCGCTCTCGGCCGAGGTCGAGACACTGCGCGCGCAGGTCGAGACGCTGATGGCGACGCAACTCGCCGAACGCAAGGCAGCCGCGCTCGGCAAGCTGCAAGCCCGCCGCCAACGCGCGCTCGACGCCCGGTTCGCCGAGGCACGCCAGCGGTTTACGCGCAAGTGAACATCCGCTGACAATCTGTCAACTCACTTTCACCGCGCTCCGTCACCAGCTATCCTGGTGTTATGCGCGTAACTGTCGCGGTGCGTGAGATCCGGAGTGGGGACGCGATCCTCATCGAAGGTCGGGACAAGCCGTACATCGTCGCGAGCGTGCAGAGGTTCCGCGGGTTGACGTCGATCACCGCGTGTGATCCTGACTCGGTCGCGGTCGGCGCCTGCGGCGAGGAGTACCCAACGGACTGCGTCACGTTCGTGTTGGACGACTCCGACCGCGCTGCCGTCCTCGTGTAACCGCGGTACCCCGCGGGATTCTCGCGGGGTATCCACCATTCGTGTAACCACATCGCTGTAACTTCGCGTCCGATCGACGCGCGTAGTTCCGTCGTGAGCGAGCGGCCTAGCCGTCCCGCGGTGAGCAGATCCACCGCCCGCGAGGGCTTACACGACGCAGGAGCACGACGCATGGACGTCATCAACTTCCCACAGGACCTCACGCAACTCGAACCCGATCAGTTGACGGCGTTGGAGCAGCAGATCAACTCGCGCGGCGAAGAACTCTCCGACGCCGAGTCCTCGCCCGAGTCGGTCGATGAACTCGAACTGCTCTCGCAGCAGGCCGACGCGATCGACGCCGAGAACACCCGCCGTGAGACCGAGCGGGCAGACCTCGACGGCCGCAAGGAAGCCGCCGCCGGGCGCTTCAAGAAGGACCTCGCCGACCCGACCGAGGGCGACCAGGTCACCATCGGCGAGAACGAGGAGGACCTGGACGAGGACGGCAAGCCGAAGGCCAAGGCCAAGGTCGAAGCCGCACCCGAGCCTGCGATCATCGACCAGATCGCCGCCGCCGTGTCGGCCGGGGTCACCCAGGCGCTCGCCATCGCCGGGGTCACGATGCCGAACGGCAAGGGCGGGGTGCCGGGCAACGTCGCCGCCCTCTCAGCCCGCCAGTCGGCCCGCTCGAAGGTCCGCGAAGCCAGCAACGACGCCTTCATGGTGGCGACGGCGCACGCCCCGCACATGCGCGAAGGCACCCCGTTCGAGGACCCGTTGGCCGTCGCCTCGGCGATCGTCAACAAGCGTCTCAGCCTGACGTCGGTGCCGGGCGGCACGCGCGACTTCGTGTCGATCGCCCACACCGACAAGTTCATCGAGGGCGAGCACCTGTCGCAGATGGACGCGGCGGAGAACTTCCGCATCCTGCGCGACGTCCAGGTCGGAGCGCCGAAGGCACTCGTTGCCTCCGGTCACGCCTGCGCCGAGTACGCCCCGAGCTACGAGTTCTTCCGCCTCGCGGAGCCGCAGAACCCGTTTGAGCAGGGGACCAACGTCGTGCAGGCGCCTCGTGGCGGCATCAACTACATCGTGCCGCCGTCCGTCGCCGCCGCCGCCGCCGCCATCGACATCTCGGCCCAGGACCGCAACTTCGCAGCGTCGTTCGTGCAGTTCTCGGCCGGTCCGAAGGCGTGCATCACGGTGTCGTGCCCGAGCACCTCGTCGGCCGAGGTGTCGGCCGTGTCGCAATGCGTCACGTTCGACAACCTCAACTACAAGGTGTTCCCGGAGCAGGTGTCGGCGTTCCTTGAGGACGTCGCCGTCCAGTTCATGTCGACCAAAGAGGTGTTCTACCTCGACTACGTCAACTCGAACTCGACGGCGGTCACCGGCAACTACTGCTACGGCTTCTCGCGCAGCCTGCTGCACGACTGGGTCACGGCCACGGTCGGCTACCGCAAGCGTCACGGCATGGCGTCGGACGCGACGATGCAAGTCGCCGCTCCGGACTGGGCGCGTGAGGCCGTCAAGCTCGACATGGCGATGGACGGGTACCAAGGTCTGTCGTTCTTCGACATCACCGACAACCACATGAACGCTGCCCTGTCGGCCCGCAACATCGACGCCATCTGGTACAACGACAACCCGACCGGGGTGTTGCCGAACCAGAAGTTCAACGGCGCCCAGGCGGTCGGTGGCCTCAACCAGTTCCCGACGAAGGTCAAGGCGTTCATCTACGCACCAGGGACGTTCGTCCGCCTCGACGGCGGCACGCTCGACGTCGGCCTCGTGCGTGACAGCACGCTCAACCGCACCAACGACCTGCAACTGTTCATGGAGGAGTGGATCGGCATCGCGAAGCTCGGCTTCGAGTCGGTCGGCCTCCTGAGCACGCTGTGCGTCAACGGCTCGGGTCCCGCCGGTGTCACGCCTTGCACCTGCCCCTGACGATCCCTGACACAACTCAACAGTGACGGACACGGCGAGGGTGCCACCTGTGCAGCCGGGTGGCACCCGAACCGTCCCCGTCCACCATCGAGAACCAGGAGTGAATCATGTGGGGTCTTCGGGTCCAGGCACAACCGATCCAGGGTGAGGTCCCCCCGCACAACCTGCTCGCCGCCGCATGGCCCGGCCAGGTTGATCCGGACTGGGCGAACATCCCCGGCATCGGCGAGAACTGGCAGGAGGCATGGCGCGGCGGTGTGAAGTGGCGCCCCACCGGCTGCATCGGAGCGTTCGCTTGGGATCCGAACTGCGCCGACTTCCCGAAGGCTGACAAGTCGACGCCGCCCACCATCCCGGCGATGTTGGAAACCGACACGTTCGTGATCGAAACGTCGGTGGGTTGCACGCTCGTCGGCAACGCCAACGGCTCGGCCACCGACGCGTACCGCCAGATCGCGTTGATGCAGTTGGATCTCGGCACACCCAAGGCGCTCGAAACCCAGTTCTGGACCGGGACGCTCGGCTCACGGATGCAGTCCCTCGACTCGTCGGCGACCGAGATCACCGGCCTCACGTCGGCGGCGACGATCGTCACCGGCTCCACCATCTTCGACCGCCAGGTCGGCCTGGCGATGGCCGAGAAGCAACTCGCCGGATGCGGCGCCGGGACGAAGGGCATGATCCACGCACCATCGTGGCTCGTGACGCTCTGGATCGGTGATGGCATCGTGATCGAGAAGGACGGCTACCTCGTGACCGCAGGCCGCGAGGATCGCGTCGTCGCCGGATCCGGCTACCCGGGCACCGGCCCGAGCGGAGTCGCCGCGGTCACGGGTCTCGACACGTGGATCTTCGCCACCGGCCCGGTCGAGGTCTACATTGACGAAGGCGTGATCATCGGCGAGACGATCGCCGAGTCGTTCAACCGGACCACGAACTACGTCGAGTTCCGCGCCGAACGCCAGGCGCTCGTCCGCTTCGATCCGTGCTGCCATTCGGCGGTCCTGCTCAACGCTTCCACGAACAGTGGTGGCGGCGGCTGATGCCGCGCTGGGGCCAGTTCGTGATCGGGGTCGTCGCGACAGTGGCGATCTTCGCGCTGGCCCCGTTCATGGCGTCGCGCCGCAACCCGTACCGGCGCGGTGTCCGCTACGAGTGAGACGCGATGAGAACGACGCAGGCGTGCGGACCGGGCGAGTACGAACAGGGCGTGATGCCGACCGTGCGCGCCACGTACACCGGCATCCCCGACCCGGGTGAAACCGAGGGCGACCTGTTCAACCCGACGACGATCACCGTCACCACCAAGTCACCATCGGGAGTCTTGACCGTCTACACGACGCCGACCGCCGAGATCTCCTCGACCGAGACCGGCTACTGGGACTTCAACTTCCCTGACCCGCTGACCGAGACCGGCAAGTGGGTCGTCACGTTCGTCGGTGGAGGCGCGTCGAAGTCGACGTGGTTCACCATTGTCCGCGCCGCCGTCTACGTCTGAGGCGGTCCCCGAATGACAACGAGAGATCCACTAGATTCCTCTCGCGTAGTTTCCCCGACGTAGTTCACCCGGCCGAGGAGTGGTAAATGGCAAGCGTCAACTGGTTGACCAACAAGGGCAAGTTGAAGCTGATGCAGGGGTCGTGGGATGACTCGGGCGGCACGGCGATCCGGCTCGGCCTCATCAACGGCACGTCGCGGCCGACGACGATCGACACCGCCGCCGAGGTCGCCGACGTCAACTTCGTGTCCGACTTCCTCGGCCTCTCAGGCGTGGTCGAGTTGACGGTCGCCGGGTACTCGCGTCAGAACCTCACCCGCTCGAACGCGACCGAGGACGACACCAACGACCGGGTCAACATGGACGCTTCCGATGTCGTGATCTCCGGTGTCGCCGCGGGCGAAACGATCATCGGTGGGTTCGTGTTCGAGTTTGTCACGAACGACGCCGACAGCCCGGTGATCAGCGTGTTCCTGTTGGACGCGCCTGGCATCCCGACCAACGGGTCAGACATCACGTTGACCATCACCGATCTCTACCGAGCCTCGTAGGAGGATAGAGCCATGCCAGCACCATCCGGGTCCTACGCCGTCGTTCGATCGAACGTCGCGACCACCACAGCGATCACCGTCATCCAGGTCGCCACCCCGGCGAACGTGGCGATCGACATCATCCGTGCTTGGGGCGGGCAGTCGTCGTCCACGACGTCGACCGCGACCGCGCTCGGCCTCATCAAGAAGTCGGCCGCGGCGTCGGTGACGTCGCGGACCCCCGATCCGTTGACGGACGGTATGCAGGCATCGAAGTGCGTCGGTGGCGCCTCGGCGACCGGCATCAACGCTTCGGCGGAAGGCACCGACGCCGCGAACTACCTGTGGAACGAGGGGTTGAACATCGTCGGCAACGGCTGCCTGTACCTCCCGGTCCCCGAGGAACGCATCGGTGTCGGACCGTCCGAGTTCATCGGCTTGAAGCACTCCGTCGCCCCGACCGGGAACTGGCTGCACGGCGTCACGTTCCTAGAGTTCAGCTACTAGACCCCGCGAGCGGCGCGCTCGCGGGGACTAAGGTCGGATGATGGGCAAGCTCCTCATGGTCGGCCGCAAGCTGGCCGTGCTCGGCGTCGACATGGACCGCCCCCTCGGGCCGTGGCACATCATGCAACCCGGTCGTCACGCGATCCCCCAAGTCGGCGAACAAGGCAAGACGATCGGCACGGCCCTGTGTGGCCGGTGGGCGATCACCAACGGATACGCAGCCGACTTCGCACCGCAAGGCCAAGAACTCTGCCCAGCGTGCTCCGAGAGGCTGTAATGGCACCGCCGATCACACCGGCAGGGCTGGTGATCGGCTGATGGCCGCCGTTCTTGATGCAGCCTCCAATGATGTGTCGTCTGGTAGCTCGCACACGTTCAGCAAGACATGCACCGGGACAGCAACTAACGGAATCCTCCTAGTCGCTGTCACCGTCAGCCACGGCTCGGGTGTCGGCACGGTGACACCGATGACCTGCACCTACGGCGGCGTGTCAATGACCGAGGTTCGATCCGGCACGGCATCGGGCACGCCCCTCTCAGGCTCGTCGGCCACGTCAGGTATGTGCTTGTTCTATCTGTTGAATCCGGCTGCCGGGGCGGCCAACATCGTCGTCACCTACACCGGCAACTCACAGAGTTCCATCATCGCCGCATCGTCGTACATCAACTGCGGCGGCATCGAGAACGTCGCGTCAACAACGTCCAACGGCGCTGCGAACTCGCCAACGTTGAGCATCACGTCAGCGAGAGGCAGCCGTGCCTTCTGCGCCGCAAGTCACGGTGACACGATCACCGGGGTCGGCACCGGAACAAACGAGCGCACACGTCGCAACGTCAACAACACCTTCGCTGGCAACAACATCGTCAGCGGCGACGAGGCTGGCGCAGCAACGGTCGACATGGACTTCACGTCCTCTGTCAGCGACCAGTGGGTGATGATCGGTCTCAATCTCAGGGCGGTGGCGATTGTCAATGACACCGAGGATGTCAACACCGGACTGGCCAATCTTGTGTTCAGTGAGCCTGCCGGACTCGCCGTTGATGATCTGCTGCTGGCTTGCCTGGCGAGCTTTAGCAACGTCGGCGGTGTGATCGCTTCCCCTGGCAATATCACTGGGTTCACGTCGGTTGTGACGACTACTGCCGACGACGGGACATCGACCATCATGGGGCGGCTCACTCGACGGGTGGCCGATGGGACGGAAGGGCCGACCTACACGTCGGTTATTGCTGACGGGACGGGATCGTCGGGCAAGCTGCTTCGGATCACCGGAGTTGACACCACCAACCCGGTCAACAACACGGGTTCGACTGAGGGCACCGGCACGACGCTCACCTTCCCCGTCGTGGCGGTCGTCGGCACGGCGGTGTGCCTGGCGGTCGCAATGGTCAATGGCAACGGCGACGTTTCGGGCGGGGCGACTGGCTGGACTCTATACGACGCCTACGACGGGGTTCCCGGTTCGGCGGCGATCTACTACAAGACCGTTTCCCCCGGCCAGTCCACGAATGCCGCCACAATCGGTGGGCTGACTTCCGACACGTGGTCAGTGGACGTTGTACTGATTGCGGCGGCACATGTGCCTGTCTACGTCACCGAGACAACCGACGACAACGGTGCCGGTGGTGACATCTCGTTCACCGAGCCAGCCAGCTTGGCGATTGCTGATCTGTTGTTGGCTGACATGGTGAACTACGGATCAGGCGGTCCCAACCCCGGCTTGATCAGCGGCTTCAACAACATCGCCACCGTCAACGGCGGTGTCACCCACGTACGCTCATGCTGGCGTGTTGCTGATGGCACCGAAGGCCCGACGTACACATCGACCGTCGCTGCCCCAACAGATTTCTCTGGTGGCGAGTTTCTTCACATCACAGATGTGGACCCTACGACACCGATTCACAACTTCGGGACGAACAGCGGGTCGAGCAGCACGTTGACCTTGCCGTCAGTAGCCAACACGTCAGGACTGACATGCCTGGCCGTCGCTTACATCGCTCCCGATGAGGCGATCACGGCGGACCCGGCCGGGTGGAACGTCATTGGCGGTGCAGGCTCGGGCCTGTATTGGAAGTACGTTGTTGACGGCGCATCGTCGGGGGCCGGGACTGCGACGGCTGTGGCGACGGCCGACTACTCGGCGGTCGTCGTCCTGGTCGTTGGCGTTCTCACCACCGTGCCACCGCCAGCCCTGATCTTCCCTCTGCCCATCCGCTCGGCGCTGCGTCTCAGGTAGGAGAATACGAACCATGTCCCGATACTCAGCAGGAATGACAGCAGCCGGGGCTGGCACGTCCGGTGGAACTGGCCGTCCGATCTTCGGCATCCTCGCCACCGCCGCGGTCACACCCAAGGTCCGAGAGATCGGCATCTTCAACACCACCGCCACCGCCTGCGCGTACCGTGTCGTGGCGGTCACGGGCGGCACACCGGGAGCGACCGTCACCGCCTACGCGACGGACCTCGGCATCCTCGGCACTCCCACCTGTCTCGCCAAGCAACTGTGGACCGCCGACATCTCATCCGCGCTCGACACCGGCTACCGCATCCAACTCGGAGCCGCGGTCGGTTCGGGCGGCATCCTCACGTTCGGCGACAACGGGCTACGGACCGCGCTGGGTTCGACCATCGCCCTCGCCATCCAGCCGATCGGCACGGGCCAAGTGTGCGAGGTCTACTTCGTCTGGGACGAGTGAGCTTGCGTGTCGTCGTGTCCGCCGCCAACAAGGACTGCCCCGCCCACCTCGCGTTGAACGCCGAAGGCGTCGACCACGACGTTGTCGGCCACGAGTTGAGTTACGCCGAACAACTCGCCGCGTGGTGGCGCGACGGCGAAGGGTTCGTGTTGGTGGAGCATGACGTCGCTCCGTGGCCCGGCGCCATTGGACAACTGATCGGATGTCCCCGCGATTGGTGCGCCTACCGCTTTCCGAAGTACCAGCATCTGATCCGGTCGCTCGGCTGCGTCAAGTTCTCGACCCGGCTCGTTCGCATCTACCCGGATTTGCCGTACCGTTGGGAGGGCCTGGCGTTCAACGAGTTCGAGGGTCCGATGCTGTCAGCGATCGCCGACGTGTTGCGGGCCGAGTCTCCCGATCGCAAGCCGGTGTGTGAGCACTCGCCGCCCGTCGCGCACGTACATCGCGGGGAGGGTTAGGTGGGGTTCCCGGCGATCGAGACGACCAACGAGTCGAGTACGAACACGGCAGGCACCAGCCACGTCGTGAGCCTCCCGGCAGGGATCGTCGCTACCGACCTTGTGCTGGTCCTGATGGACATCGGGTCGACGTCGGCGACGCTCAACGCGCTCACCAACTGGGGCGAGATCCTCGATGAGTCAGCCGCCAACGGATTGAAGATCCTGTGGTACACAGGCGGTGGCGTCCCCAGCAACCCGACGTTCACATCGTCGGCCAGCACGCGTGACGCCACGATCTCGTTGCGAATCTCGAACGCAGACAAGTCGATCACACCGCAAATCGCGACGACCGGCACCGGGACATCGGCGACGCCTGACCCGCCGTCAGTGACACCGACCGGGGGCGTCGTCAAGGACTACCTGTTCATCGTCATGGCCGGGATGGCGGGCGAGGAAGCCGACGACGACACATGGGCCAACACGCCGCCCACCAACTACCTGCCGTCGCCGCCCTACCAGAAGTCGTGCGGCACCGCGGGCACCAACCTCGGTGGTCTGATCACCGTTGCCACCCGCCAGTTGAACACCGGGGCTGCACAAGATCCCGGCACGTTCGGTGTCGACGTGTCGGCCGCCTGGCGCACGCAGCACATCATCGTCCACCCCCTTCCGTCCATCATGCCGCCCGAAATCAAGATGCCGCCGATGGTGGCGCCCGCGAGGATCGGGTCCTGATGGTCGCCTACAGGGTCCCCGCCCACAACCCGCCACGCCTCGCACCCCCGGTGTCGATGGCTGTCGGACCGTTGGCGGCACCACCGCTGACCATCGACATCCCGACCGGCGACATCACGTTCGCGACGGACACCCCCCCGGTCGTCACGGTCGTCCCTCAACTTGACTCACTGCTCAACGACCAGTCACGCCATCACCAGACCGTCCACACAGCGGTGCGCCGCGACCCTGACCGGTCTGCGATCTGGAATCACTCAACACGATCGAGATATCAGCAACCCCCGTACCTACGAATCATAGACAACTTCAACCGAGGGACCGTCGACCTTGGGTACAACTGGCGGTTCCCGGGGCCAGGTGTAATCGACCTCGGGCCGCTAGTCCCACTGTCCATTGTCTCTGACGTCGTGCCTATCAGTTCGCCGCTGATCGGGGGGATGATCTGGCGTTCCAACAGATTCGCCGACATCCAGTCCGCGGAAGTGACCGTCACGATGGGAAGCGGCGACGGGACCGCTGGCGTCGTGCTTCTCGCACGGGACGGCAACCTTGACAACTGCTTCATCGCTGTATGGCGCGTCGACAGTGGGATCGGCACCTACAGGGTCTACGCGATCGTCAACGGCATCTCGGACATCGGCACATTCGCTGTCGCCCCAACATCGGGCACCATACGAATCAAGGGCGAATCCACCGGGACCGGCGTCCGCCTCTACGCCGATGGCGTTCTCCAACTGACCCGCCTTGATGCCTCGTTCACATCGGGGGATGTGGGCATAGCGGGGTGGGTCTCGACGGGGTCTGCAATCACGCTCGATGACTTCTCTGCGGAGCCGAGCGTCGAAGACATCCCGAACCTGGCCTACGACCATCGCTTCCTGCGCGGCGACATATTCCGCCGCCCGAACCTCGGGTTGCAGCCGTACAGCCAGGCGTTGCGTCGGCGATTCGAGGCTCCGCCGTACGTCATCAATCAGGAAGACGATCTAGCACCGATGCTGGTTGCGCAACGACGACCAGCAATCCACGCCGCGGTGCGTCCACGGCCTGATCGCACCGCACACCGGGCCTCGCTTCCGCGTTACCACCAGTTGCCGCCATTCGTGCTTGACGTCGCCCTGACGATCATCATTCCGGTCGCGGATCTGATCTTCGCCGGTGTCGCCCCCACGATCGCGGGAACGGGCACGGCGACCATTCCGATCCCGCCGGGCGACATCACGTTCGCCGGTGTCGCACCCGACGTCGCGGTCGGCATGGACCCGTTGCTGTACGTCGACATCAATCGTCGCCGTTGGGCGCTCGCCGCCGCGGGTCGTCGCGGCCCACCGTGGCAGCGACCCACCCGCACCCGCACCACACAAGCCGTTCAGATCGCGGCGCAGACCATCGCGATCCCGCCCGGCGACCTGGTCATCACCGGCGTCGCACCAACCGTCACCGGAACGGGCACGGCGACAATCCTCGAACCGACCGGTGCGATCACGTTCCTGGGCATCTCGCCGTTCGTCAGCGCGACCGGTGGCTTCAACGTCCAAGTGCCGACAGGCGCGCTCACCATTGATGGCGTCGCGCCTGCGGTCACGACGGGCATGGACCCGTCGCTCATCGTTGACCAGAACCGCCGCCGCTCCACCCTCGCGATTGCCACCCGGCGAGATCCGGCTCGGCCGTGGCTGCGTTCACATCGCCTCAACGTTCCACTGGTCGCCTACCCGCAGACCATCGCGGTGCCGCCAGGCGACATCGTGCTCACCGGCGTCGAACCAGACGTCACCGCCGGGATGGACATCGCCCTCATCTACGACCAGAACCGGCGACGTTCCACAGTCAACACGGCTACCCGACGTGCCCCGGTTCAGCGGCCCGCGGTTCGGCGTGGCGGGACGATCCCGGGCGAAGCGCAGACGATCCCGATCCCACCGGCAGACCTGACCCTCGTCGGCGTGGCGCCGATCGTGGCGGGCACCGGCACGGCCACCATCGCCGTCCCACCAGGCGCTCTCACGATTACCGGCGTAGCGCCCGTCGTCACCGCGACGGGCACCGCCACGATCCCCGTCCCACCAGGCCCGGTCACCCTCACCGGCGTCGCCCCCGTGGTCACATCGACAGGGACGGCGACGATCCTCGCGCCGACCGGTCAACTGACGATCAACGGCATCTCGCCGTTCGTGTCATCCACGGGCGGCTTCAACGTCCAGATCCCGACCGGCGCACTGACACTGACGGGCGTCGCCCCGGTCGTTGCCGGTTCGAGTACCGCGACGATCCTCGTCCCGCCCGGTCTGCTCACCATCGACGGCATCGCCCCGGACGTCACGACCGGCATGGATCCGGCGCTATACGTCGACGTCAACCGTCGCCGCTCGACGCTGGCCGTCGCTGTCCGCCGACTCCCCGCCCGCTTCTGGGTGCGGCAGAGCAAGCTCGACCCGAACCTGATCGCGTTCCCGCAGACGATCGCGATCCCACCAGGCGACCTCACTCTGACCGGTGTGGCCCCTGTGGCCACCGCCACGGGCACAGCGACGATCCTGACACCTGTCGGTGCGCTCACCATCGACGGCGTCGCTCCGAGCGTTGCAGGCACCGGAACGGCGACGATCCTCGCCCCGGTCGGGCTGATCACGCTCACCGGGGTCGAACCGACGATCTTCGCCGGGGACGACCCCGTCTACCTCGCCGACGCCAACGCCGCCTACCGGCAGGCGGTCAACACCGCCGCATGGCGCAACCCGGACGCATCGGCGCCGTGGAAGTGGATGCTGCGCCGCCGCCGCTCGGATCGGCAGGGCGGTCTGCTCCCATCCGCGGTCGCGGCGGGCTTCCCGCTCGTTCCGAATGTCAACCGCAAGCAGCAGTTGCAGGTCCGCCTCGTAGCGGCCCGACGCGACGTCAACACCGCCGCCCAACGCGTGATGGCGCAACGGTTCCACTCGGCACCGCCCGCCCCCGAAGCCCAGACGATCGACATCCCGACCGGCGACCTGACCCTGACCGGCGTCGAACCGGTCGTCGCCGGGTCGAGCACCGCGACGATCCTCGCCCCAATCGGCGCGTTGACGCTGACCGGTGTCGCGCCGACGATCTCGGCCCCGGCCACCATCGCAATCCCGCCGGGCACGCTCACGATCACCGGGGTCGCGCCGACTGTTACGCCGACCGGCACGGCGACGATCCTCGCCCCGGTCGGAGCGTTGACGCTCGCAGGCGTCGCGCCAGCCGTCACCGTCCGAATCACCATCGCGATCCCGCCTGGCGCCCTCGCGCTGACCGGCGTCGCGCCGGTCGTGACCGCGACGGGGACCGCGACGGTTCTCGCCCCGACCGGGCAGATCACGATCAGCGGGCGGACGCCGACCGTCGCCGGGACCGGCACTCGCACGATCCCCGCGCCGACCGGCACGATCACGCTGACCGGGGTCGCGCCGACCGTCGACGCCAGCACCCGGATCGAGATCCCACCCGGACAGATCACGCTGACCGGTGTCGCCCCCGTCATCACCGCGACCGGGACCGCGACCGTCCTCGTCCCGACCGGCACGTTGACGATCAACGGTGTCGCCCCGTTCGTCTCCTCGACCGGCGGCTTCAACATTCAGATCCCGACCGGTCTGCTGACCCTGACCGGCGTCGCGCCGATCACGACCGGCGGAGCGGGCACCGTCACCATCCCGACCGGCACGCTGACCCTGACCGGTGTGGCACCGATCGTCACGGCCACCGGCTCGGCGACGGTGCTCGTGCCGACCGCTCAGGTGACGCTCTCGGGTGCCGCACCATCGGTGTCGGGCACCGGCGCCGCCACGTCGATCGAGATCCCGACCGGCGACATCATCCTCGTCGGCGCCGCGCCAGGGGTCCTGTTCCGCGGCACGGTCTCGTTGGAGGTCCTGGTCCCGACATGCACGCTCGAAGTGCTGGCGCCGACCGTCGAACTCGAAGTGCTCACCCCGACCGTCGACCTCGACGTGTACGCCACCATCGTCACGCTCGAAGTGCTCGCACCAACAGTGGTGCTCACACAGTCAGCGGATTAACCGGCGTGAGCGTTGTCGCCGGTGACGTTCGCCATCGGGACGACAGGGGTGCCCGGCTCGGGGGCGAGCAGGCCACGCTGCGACTTGATGACCGGTGTCGAGCGGCGCACGATCGCGATCGCGGCGCCGATCCACGACACGACCTTGCTGCCCCACTTCGTGAACACCTCGGCCTTGTCGGACGGCAACTCCTCGGCGACCTCGCCGATGATGATGGGGGCGATCAGAGCGGCGGCGACGAGCCACGTGTTGACGGCGGTGCCGAGCACCCTGATGCGAGCGATGAGACCGTTCATTTGGTTCTCCTACGAGTTGGCGAGTTGGATGAACACAGCCTGCGTCTGAGGGCCGATGATCCCATCCGGCGTCAGCTTGAACGCCGTCTGGATGTTCTTCACGGCGGTGACGGTCTGCGCCCCGTACTTGCCGTCAACGATGATCGTCTTCGAGCCGCCGACCGCGCCCGGGGCACGGATCACGGTCTGGACCATTGCGACGTCTGGGCCTTCCATACCGGGCTTGATGACACGAGGGAACACGATGGCAACTCCTGACGGTGGAAGCGGTGGCGGGTTGACCGGCGGCGGTGCGAGGCCGAGACGGGCGGAGATGTCGACAGCGTCACCCCACCCTTCCGGGTTCGTTTCGATGTGGAAGTACGTCGCCCACGCGTCGCCCATCCCCTCGGCGGTCGTGTTCGTCTTCCACCACGACGTGTGCGCGTCGGCGACACTCGATGTGCGCCCGGCACGCCAGATCCGTGACCCGAAGTAGTCGTGGATCGCCTGGACGTGCAACTCATGCGAGTTGTCGATCAGGAATGGGATGATCACGTTCTTGGCGGTCAGCCGATCCGGATAGTTGCGGTCCGTCGCCGCGCCCCACCAGTGGACCGATGGAGTCGTGCCGCCCCGGATCGGACGCTGCCCGTAGCAGCCGTTGTTCGTCATCGCGAACCGTTTACCGAGATAGTTCCCGAGGCAGATCAGGTTCGGGGAGCAGGTGTGGTACTTCGGGGTGGCCGGGTCGGCGAGCAAACCCCAGTTGTAGAAGTGGGTCTCGACCGACATGGGCATCCAACCTAGTGAGTCGCAACCCGCGACCGGGGGACCCTCAGAACGACGACGCGTACAACGCCAACAGTTCACTGTTCGACGGGCGACCGCGGTACAACCCGGCCCACACGCAACCATCCCACGGGTTACCGGCGACGGCGGTGTCGTGTGCGGTGCCAGCGAAGAACAGGAACAGATCGGAGGCGGTCGTGCCCTGCGAATCGAACTGCGGGCACGGCCACGTCCCGTTCTCGAAGAAATACTCGTCAACGTTGGGACCCTCCGGGTATGCGTTGTCGTCGTGGGCGACCGTGTTGACGCCGCCGCTATCAACGACCCACACGCCATACGAACGTGACGCCGGGTCGATGTAGAGCGCGACGAGCAGGTCGATGTCGCGGTCCATCAACGGGTTCGTGATCGTCTCATCCCAGTACGCCTCGAAGAACGTGCCCTCGCCGATCGAGTCGCCCAGCGACGCGCCGTACAGACCGGAGAAGCCACCGTCGAACGCGAACCCTTCCGCGGAGGGGGTGACGAAGTCGTATGCGCCGCCGTCGCCGGGGATGATGTCAACCTCGATGTATCCGATCGTGTTCTCGAATGTGCGGTGCCCTGCGGGTAGGGCGAAGATGAACGTCGCCGGTCCGGCCGACCAGTCGCCACCCATGTCCGACTCGCTCGGCAATGTCGCGTTCGGCCCGAAGTCCGCGCCGCCCGCCCAGTTGACCTGCTTCTTCGCGTAGATGACGTCGCCCGGCCCGTCGTCAACGATCTTGAGGTCGAACACCGAGCCAGCCGACCCGGTGTTCGGGAACGTCGCCCCGGCCGTGACCGAGGTCAACAGACGCGAATCCCACTTGACGATCGCCGCACCGAGTCCGGTCGATGGTTCGGTGACCGGGGTGCGCCACGGTCGCGGCCCTGCCGCCTGGTTCGGACTCGGCTGCTCGCGCGGACGGGGGATGAAGATGATCCCGTCGCCCTCACCGAGATCGTTCGCGAGCGCGGCGATGCTGCCGTCAGTGAGCAGCACGCCGCCGCTAGCGAACCCGGACGCGTCCGGCGCCAGTGTGTGGGTGACGGTCTGTGTTGCCAGGTCGAACCAGTCCCAGTCGCCGTTGTCGAGGTTGGTGAAGATCGCCGTGGCCGCGTCGGGGCAGCCGACGAACTCGATCTGATGGCCCGGTGTCCACGTCCAGGCGACGGTCGGCGACGACGGCGTCGAAACGTTGATGCCCTTGAGTCGCATGACGCTGCCGGTGCTGTCGAGCACGTGGACGAGCAGCAGTGAATCGGTGGCCCGCCAGCAGTCGAACGGGATCGACGTCGCGCCGGTGCCCAACGACGCCGTGCCGACAATGCCCGCCGTCGAGAACACCGACAGGGTTTGACGACCGGCGATCGCCCCGTAGTAGGTGCCCGCGTTCACGAAGACGTGGTCGACCATGCCGAGCCCGAACACCTGATGTGACAGGTTGAAGGGGCCGTGGTCGGTGACGTTGGCGGTGTCAAAGTCGGAACCGACAATCCGATACGTGGACCCGCTCAGATGGGTGAACCACAAGACGTTGTTCGGATCGAGGCAGCAGCTAGAGAACCCGGAACCGGAGCCGATCCCGTAGGGGCCGACGCTCTTGTTCGTGATCAGGGTGATGTTGGTCGGGTCGCTGAGATCGTAGAGACGCGCCGGGTTCGAGGATTGCGGCGTGTCATAGTGGTTGTTGACGACGGCGAGCTTCGTCCCGGCCGCCGCCCGTCCACCCCACGGTCGCCTGATCGCCCCGCCAGCCGGGAGCACCAGGAAGTCGAGCACGCCCGTGATGTCAGCGGTGGCGATCGCTGACAGTTGCCCGTAGAAGTTGATCAGACCGTTCGCCCAGTTCGAGACCTGCACGACGGCGTTCGTCGTCGGGATCGCCCAGCGAGCCTGCTCCGTGCTGGCCCCCGGGAAGTAACGGTCATCGCGCACCCACACCCCGGGCAGCGGGACACCGCCGAACGGCGAACCGAGGATGTCGATCTTGCCATGTGTGATCGGGACATCGAACAGCGGCGTGTGCGACGAATCGTGGAAGATCGGCATCGGACGCGACCCTAGCTACGGCGTCGGATACCGATACACGACCCGACCGGCCGCGCCAGGCGTGGCCGTCAGACCGAACGCTCCGCCTGCGCCACCTGAACCGGTGTTCGCTGCGGGTGCTACAGCGGCGATGTCGGGGCCGTCCGTAGCTCCGACAGCGCCGCTGTGAGGAGCCGTCCCGCCGACGTAGGTGCCCGTGAACCGTTGAGCGCCGCCAGGTCCACCATCACCGTAGAAGTCGCCTGAGCCAGCGGGCCATTCGACGCCTGCGCCGCCGTCACCGGCGTGTCCCGATGTGCTCGACTGAGCGTTCCCACCGTTCGCTGCCGCGCCGCCGCCACCCCCGGCGCCGAAGTTGTCGGCACCACCAGAGTTGTAGCCGTTACCGCCCGAGTGAACGCCCCCGCCGCCAGTACCACCATGCTGCCCGCCGCCGCCGCCCGCTACGCCGCTCGATCCGTTCGCCGTGCCGGACCCGTTCGCGCCGCCGCCCGCGCCACCGGCGAGCGTTGTCGTCGTCGCACCGACGATGACGGTCGGACCACCGCTCGACCCGTTCGAGTTCGGGACGACTGTGCCGCCAGGGCCGATCGTGATGACCTCCGGGACCGTGATGACCCCGGTCGTAACGTCGTACTCGCCGTTGCCACCGCCACCGCCGGTCCGCTCCGAGCCAGGATCGCCACCCGCCGCGCCGCCCGCGATAGCGAACCGTTCGATCGGCGCGGGATAGCCGTTCGGGTCGAACGTCCCGTCCGCCGTGAACGTGTGATACGTGTATCCGCCGTCCGTCGTGATCGTCCCGCCGGTCGGGATCGGGACCACGTACGGCGTGGTCGCTTGCAGCCAGATCTCGTGGATCTGGGTCAGAGTCGGCTTGCTCGTTGGACGCCACAAACCTTTGGTCGTGCAGCAGTTCCAGGCCGTGCCGAGACCGGGCAGCGATGGCCCGGCGTGGTAGCCGATCCCCCAGTACATTCGCACCATCGCCGTCTCGGCGGCTTCGGCCGCGACCGCGCCGCCGTAGGCGTCGAGGTCATCTTCCATCTCGAACCATTCGTTGGGTGCAGGTGGGCTGACGGGGAACTCCTCGGCACCGTCAGCCGTGAACGTGTGCTCGAACTCGGTCAGCCCACCTGCGCCGTCGTAGATGAAGTCCCACATCGTGCGAGTGGCAGCGTCGAAGTAGTGACCGAACAGGTAGTTGCTTGGGTCCGTGATCGAGTTGTCGGCTCCCCATGCTTCGATGTCGGTGAACTGATAGAGCAGACCGGCGAAGGCGACGTCCCAGAAGCTCTCTTGAAACCCCTCGAACATCGTGGGGTTGCCCGTGTCCTCGTAGAGGTATGTCGAACCGACACCGACCTGAATCCCGTCCCCGGCTACGTCGGTGAAGAACCATTCGCACTCGGACCCGGTCCAAGCCTCAGTCGGCACGCCGGTGCCGCGGAGCGCGGTGAGGATCGTGGAGGGCAGGACGGTCACCATCAGGAACGCGGCGGTCGTAGGCGGCCCTCCGAGATCGTCCCAGCCGGTCGGGAACGACGATCCGCTGTCCGGCTGGGCGAAGTAGTTGTATCGCTTGATCGCCCACCAGTCCCCCGTCCAGGGGCCGCCGCTTCGATCCTCGATCGGTAGATCGAAGACCGCGCCCGCCGTGCCCAAGTTGAGCAGGTCGCTCGTGCCACCATCATGGTGGCGTGTGTCGTAGTAGATCACCGGCGCTGGGAGCGGCGGCAACGGCGACACGGCAACGACGGACCCTCTGCTCTTGGGCGGGTCGAACAGCGGCTTGTGCGACGACTCGCGGCGGTGCGGCATCAGTACCCGAAGGTCTGGTGGAACAGCGGCCAACGCCCCTTGATCTGCGCGGCGAGGTCATCGGGAACGAGGTCCGCATCGACGGGCCGCTGCTCGACCTGCCCGGAGCCGTCATGGGGGAACTTGAAGCGATACAGAGCGTCGGCGTCGGTGGCGACCGACACGACCTTGTCGAAGTCGTAGTCGAACGGCTCAAGACCGAGATGCTTGTCGATACCACGCATCGCGACATCGGGGGCAGCGGTGAAGCCCTCGTACACGGCGAAGAACACGAACGGGATGCCGGACTGCGTGAACGGACGACGGCGGATCATGTCCTCGACCGCGGCGATCGGACCGCCGATCATGCCGCCCTGGGAGAACATGACGTTCGCTTTGTCCCACAACGGTTCGTGTGGGCCGTACTCGGCGGTGGCCCGATGCTGCTTCTCGATTGAGGCGAACACGTCGCGTGGGTGGCGGACGGCGGCGACCATGCGGGCGTCGGGGTACAGGCGTTGCAACAACAGGTAGCTCCACCCCCAGCCCCGCGACTTGTCGACTACGAGGCGACCGTCGTCGGGATGCCAGTTGTTGACGATGCCCCGCAACACGGACACGTTGCGTTCACGCGCCTCGGGCAGGCCGATCAGATCCGACGTGACTTCCGGCGAGTTCGTCAGGAACTCCGACATCTTGGCGAGCGCACCCGGCAGACCGGATGTCGATGAGACCGTGACGTCGTCGCGTTGGGCGAGCAGGTTGCACAGCAGCGTCGACCCGGAGCGGGGCAGACCGGCGAGCGTCGCGATCCTCATACGTCCTTCGTCTCCTCCGTCCCGACATCGACCACCGATGCCGCCGCGGCGACGGCGTCGCGTTCGACTTGGATGACACGTTCGGATGCTTCGACAGCAACTTCGATGTCGACTTCCTCGACGGTGAGCCGCGGCGGCAGTGACGGCACCCGGTCAGCGATGACAGTGATCGCACCATCTTCGTCAACGGTGAATGATGACACCGGTCCCTGGCTTTGTGTCGCGAGGCGGCGCAACGCGATCTTCTGGGTGCGCTCTGGGTCGTCGCCGGTGATGCGGAAGGTGGGCATTGGTTCTCCTATGTGATCTTGACGGACACGCCGCCCGAGCGGATGTAGACGTAGCCGCCAGCGATCCACCACGCCCCGAGCGCCGGGGAGGCCGGGGCACCGTTCGTGTAGACGTGGAAGTCGTTGCCGACCTGGAACGAATCGGCGACGGCGTTCGTGCCCGGCGCGAACTGCACAGCCCCAGCGGCGGAAGCGACGATCGACTCGCCAGGCTGAGCGTCACCGAAAGCAAACGCACCTAGCGCCGAAGCGGTGATCAAACCATTGGAACTCGTCGCGGCGACAGCATGACCACCAGCGAACGCTCCCTTGGCGGAGGCCCAGATCCGTGCCAACGCGGGCGATGCCACGTCGGCGTTGGCGTATCCGAATGCGAGTGCGCCACGCGCTTCGGCATGGACCTGCGCATACGACGTCGTATGCGTCACATCACTCCCGGTGTAGGCGAATCCGAACGCCCAGCCCTCGGACGTCCTGACCAGCGCCCCGACACCGTACGCGGTGCCGAGCGCGGTCCCTTGCGTCGCGTAGATGTGCCCGCCGTATGCGGCGTATCCGAAGGCGAGTCCGGCGAATCTGCCCTCGATCGACGTGATGGTCGAGCCGGTCGTCTCGTTCCAGTGGGCCACGTAGCCGCCCGCCCAGCCGTAGCTCGCATGGATACCCACGGTCGAGCCAGCGCCGGACGCGAACCCGCCACCCACAACCAGCGCAGGGCCATGCAGAGAAAGGCTGGCGTCACCGCCGTCCTCGCCGTAGATGTAGCCGCCGCAAAGTCCCAACGTGGCGGTCCCGTCTATTTGCCCGGTGGCGGCCCCATCGGTGCCTGCGTACCCGAACACGATCCCGCCCGCGTTGTTGGCACTGCTCACGCACGCGAACTCGCCGGTCCCACCCGTCCGTCCGACGACGACGAGACCGGGCTGCACGTCGGCGTGTGTGATCTTCGTGCCGGGCGGTGTGAACGTTCCGGACGGATAGCCGAGAGAGTTGGCGACGGTCGCCCCGTCACCCACCTTGACGCCGATGCGGCCAGCGGCACCGGTCAGGCGAACCAACCCCAGTTCTCCGTCGAGCAGCGTCGGGTTGTCCGAGGCCCAGTCCGCCTGTGTGGCACGCTTGATCTGGCCGGGTCCGTTCAGGGCGGTCACGTCAGCACACTACGTCGAAGTCGATCGTGTCCGAGCCACTCCCCGCCGACGTGCCACCATCCCACGAATCCGAACCTGATCCGGCCGACGTGCCACCATCCCAGCCGCAGAAGTCAAGTGCGACCCCGCCCGGCACGAGATCGCGCGGCGCCGCCATCCGTTTGATCTTGCCCGGGTCGAACACCGGTGTGTGCGAGGAACGATGCCGCATGTCAGATCTTCGTGACGCCGAGATCGCCGAGCGTGCCCATCGACTTGCCGCCGATCGAACGCAGCAACTTGCCCTGCGCCTGGTCGAGACTCAACCACGGGTGGCCGCACTCCAACGACCAGATCGCGTACCCCTTCTCGTCGGTGTTGCAGCCGATCGACAACACCTGCACTTCCTCGGTGCCACCATCATCGGTCGGCACCGTCACATAGTCGCCGACCTCGAACCCGACGTACGGCGTGTCACCCGACCCGGCCGGTTCGATCGCGATCCGGATCGCGACGTCAGCGTCGCGCGCCGCTCTGGCGAGTTCGATCCGGCCCTGCCGTTCGGCGTCCTCGGCGATGCCCGCCTCGGTCGACAAGGTGTCGGCAACGACCGCGCCGAACGATGCCTGTGCGGCGAGATCGTCAACCCACACAAACCCCTTCGCCCACTGCACCTTCAACCGGTTGGCGTAGACGCGGGTCGGGCCGCGCTCCATGCCGTCCTCACCGATGTTGACGCCCTCAACGAACGACACCCCGGATGACACACCGCCAGACCCCTGCGCCCAGCATTCGAGTGTCAACGTGTCCGGCTTGAAGTGCCAGTCGATCCAACCTTCCTGGTGCAACTGTTCGAGGAGCTTGCCGCCGGTCTCACCCTGCTTCATCGCGAACCACGGCACGAACTCCATCTCGGTGTCCGGATCCGCCGAATCCCAGTCGCCGCCGTTCGAGTCGGTGAAGTCGGTGAACGTCTCACCGGCGTGTTGCGTCATCTCGCCCCGCGCCTGGCACTCGGCGATGAACTCCTGCAAGATCTGACCAGGCGTATAGCCGGGCCATTCTTCGAGCGTCGTCGCGAAGTACGACACCCAGTCCGCGGCGTTCGACAGGAGCAGCCCGATGCCCTCGGACATCTCGACCTCGTCAGGCCAGATCGCCATGGCGATAGCGGCGAACAGAAGACCGGCCGGGTTCGATGTCAAGTCGGGGACGTACACGTTCTCGACCATCATCCCGACCAACCAGAACGCGGCGGGGAGTTCGAGCGAGATCTCTTTCCAGCCGGTCCACATCAACAAGTCGGCTTCCTCCGACAAGGCCGGGATCCCATGCAGGTGGAAGTCGAACAGGTTGTCGGCGGTGACCGTGAACTTCGTCAACTGGGTCCCGGCGAGACCGAATCCGCCGCGGAAGAAATGCCAGCCGATCGCCGTCTCCGTTGAACCATCGGCGATCGTCCAGTACGTCGGCACGTACGTCGGGGTCGGCGAGAACCCGTCGCCGTTGTGCGGCGCCCACGGCCACGGAAACGCGAGCGGAGCGGGCACGAGGTCGTAGATCGGTTCGTCGGTGATCTCGTCGGTCGCCGACTGCACCTTGAGGACACGCGCCCCGTAGGCGACGCCGTCCTTGTACTCGTACAGTTCGGTCGGCGCACCCCAGCCCCCGGCGTTCGGGAAGTTCGGCGACGCCCACGACCAGTTCCGTGTCGACGGATCGAGGTCAGCCCCGGCGGGGACGTCGACGTCCACGATCCCGTTGTTCCACACGCACCCCCAGCCATCGCCGGTCATGACGAGCACGTTGCCGGTCTTCGGTCGCCGGGCGGTGGCGGTCCGCTTGGCGTCGATGCGGAACGTGAACCGTCGCACCCCGCCGACCTTGATCGCGATGAACCGGCCCCTCGTGCAGGCGGCACGGTCCGAGTCGTTCATCGCGATCGAGCAGTTCCCGCTCCCGAACCCGTTGTAGCCGTCGATGAAGCCCATCCCGAACGCTCCGTCGAGTGCCGTGACCAACGTCGTGGTGTCGGTGTCGTACAGGTCGGCTGAGAGCTTGAGTGGGTTGCCCACTACGCGAAGCGTCCCTCAAGGATCGTGCCGGTCATCACGAACTCGACCAGCGACAGATCGTCAATCGGATGCGCGAGCTTGAGCGGGTCGAACTGCACGTGCGCCTGCTGCGTAGCGCCGGACGGCTTGACCAGCGTGCAAAGACGGGCACCATCACCGGTCGTGACCGGGTTGAACACACCGGCGTTGAGGAGACCGATGTTCGTTTCGAGACCGACCGTTGAATCCGCGTACGGCGTCCCGGCAGCGTTGAAGTCGCCGGTCACCCAGAACACGAGCGAGAACGGGCATTCGTCGTATTCCTTCGGGTAGCCGACACGGCCGGGAGACGAGGGGACGACACGGTTCTCACCGACGTAGCTCCGCTCGAACCACAACGTCGTGAGGTCCTGCACCATCCACCCCCACGTGTTGAGCGGGAAGTCCGGTGCATCTTCGATCGTGAGCGTGCCGTAGCAGTTGGGCGCGCAGCCGAACGGGTGATAGGCGGTGTACGTCATCGGAGCAGTCTCCGCATCTCATCGAGGAACTCGAATGCCTTGCGCCGGTTGTTGGATCCGTCGCCGAGATACAGCTTGTCGACCATCACACGATCGACGTACTCCTCCTGCGTGAGCGGGGTCCGCGTCGCCTGGATCGCCTCGATCATCGCCTGACGGACGACGCGCCCGTCGACGCCACGAGCGTCATGGCCGCGCTCGGCGAGCGCCCTGAACATGCGGTCCAGTTCGGGGAGCACGACCGGCGGCGACTCGAACACGTTGGTTTCGGATGTCACGTCGGGCATACCTCGTGGACGCACGTCGAGGTCGAGGATCTCCGCGACCTTCATGAACACGCCGAGCGCCCCGACGCGCTTGCCCATTCCGAGCGGGATGTACGCCTCGCCGCCGGTTTCGGGTTCGGCCCAGATCCGCGGGCCGCGTGCGATCTGAGCGGTGTGCGGCGCGTCCATCGTCCCGAAGCCGTGGATGCCGCCCTCGGCGAAGGCACCGCCGCCCTTCCCGAAGATGTCCTCCAACACCGACTGCGGTGTGTTCCTGCCGGGTCGGCTCCGAGAGGGCGGCGTCACGATGGGCGCGTCGAGGTTGCCGCCGAGTGCGACGGGTATCAGATCCTTGAACTGCTCCGCGATCGCCTGCCTCTTGGCGTCATCGACGGCCACTTGCACGTTCTCGATGTTCAACTCGGCCGGAAGTTGAATCGGCGGATCTTGCGATTCGAGCAGCGTCCGAAGATCTGTCATCTCCTTGTCGATGTCGATGAACTCGGTCTTCAACTCGACAGTGTTCTTGCCGCTGGCGTTGACCTCCTCGACCTGGTCGAGGATCGCCTGGGTGGCTTCCGCGGCCAACTCCTCCGGCGTCTTGAACTGGGCGGCGACCAGCGCCGGGCCACCGAACCCTTCGAGCCGCTCGACCTGTTTCGCCTCCTCGACCTGGGCGATGCGTTCGTTGATCGTGGCCAACACTTCCTTCGCCCGGAGATCAATGATCGCCTTGTCGAGTGGAGCGACGTCGATCTCGATCGCCGGGTGATCCGTGGCGAACGCCTTGAGATCTTCGCGTTGCTTCTCAAGGTCAGCGATCTGCACGTCGAGTTGGACGTCGGTCGGGTCGGTCTGCTGCGCGGCCTCGACATCCTCGTTGAACGCCGCGACCGCGGCCTGCGCTGCCTGTTCGGCGCCGAGCGCGACCCGGTCGGCGGGCCACACCTGGGCGATGAGTTGGTCGACGGTCGTCGGGTCGATGCCACCATCAATGAGCGACTGGCGGAACGGGGCGAGGAACGCTTCGGCTGCGCGTGCCCCGGCGAGCGGATCGGTGAGACCGATCGACGCTGCCCGGTCGAGCGCGTCCTGGACGGTGTTCACGATGCCGTCCTGGAAGAACGCTTGCGCCTCCGGTGTCGGTGCCGCCAACAGGAAGTCGAAGAACGAAAGGTTCGCCTCGGCGGCTTGCGCCGTCAACTGCTGCATCAACGTCGTCGGGACGGTCGACAGTTCCGCCATCTCGGCGCGGACGTCGGCGAGTTTCTTCAACTCGTCGTCAATCCGATCCTGAATGTCACGCTGGTCGTCGGCGACCTCGTTGGCGACACGAGCGCGGCGGGCGCGAAGCTCGGCGGCACGGTTCACGAGGCCGAGCGCGTCGGCCTGCGCGATGTCATCATCGAACGCCGACAGCTTGTCCTGACCATCGCGCACGGCCCGGGCAAGCTGCTCTTTGAGATCGCCCAGCCGGTTCTGCGACTCGTCAATGTTCTTCGTCAGACCTTCGGCTTTCTTGAGGTCATCCTCGTTGACGATGCCGGTCAACGACTTGGTGATGTCACGGAAGTCCTGGTCGAGGTTCTGGCTGGCGACCGTCAGATCGAGCTTGGCGCCGATCGAGTCGAGCACGTCACCGAACCGCTTGAACGCGGCAGTGGCCTTGTCGGCAGCGGATTCGGCTTGCTCGCCGAGCAGCTTGGCCTGCTCGCGGAGTTCCTCCATCGTGATGCCGTCATCGAGGAGCGCCTGCTTCCAGTCGGCCAACGCCTTGTTGGCCGTGTCGACGGCGTCGGCGGTGTCATCGCCGAGACCCTTCGCGGCATCACCAGTCGCCGACATTGCGTCCCCGAGGACGAACGCCTTATCGGCAGCGGCATCGGTGCCCGCCACGATGTCCCCATACAGGGTGGGCAGTCCCTCAAGATCCTTGCGGGAATCACCGATCGCGTTGATGACATCGTTGACCTGTTGGAGGTTGGCGGTCGGGAACTGAATGGTGAGAGCACTGAGCAGGTCGCCCTCATCCTTGATGGCGACCAGGTCTCCGAGCACTGCATCGGAGATGCCAAGGTTCTTGACCGCATCCTTCGTCGCTGTCAGCCGGACGATAAGTCCATTCATGAACTTGCCGAACTGCTCCTCGCCTGCGAGTGCCTCTTGGCGGATGGTTTCCTTGTCGATGCCCAGCGACCGGAGCAGGGTGAACCCTTGCGGGCCGAGCGCCTCGTCCACCAGGTCGGCGAACACTCGACTGTTGATGACCCCCTTGAGATTGATGAGATCGTCGGAGAACTCGGATCGGATCTTGTCAGCGAGTGATTCGATCGACCGTTCGAGTTCCTCTGCCTCTCTCTGGCCGTCGATGAAGCCTTGAGCGATGAGACCGACCCCGACACCGATGGTGGCGAAGATGCCGCCCGGCACGCCGCCGGTGGCGAGTCCGGTCAACACGGAACCGATCGCGCCGACCGCGCCGGTGATCCGGGTGGCCGCGTCCTCGGAGGCGAGCGCCATCCCCGAGAAGGCGCCTGCGATGGCGACACCGAAGCCCTGCGCCACGGCCCCCGACTTGGTGAGGTTGGCAACCTCGGACCGCACCGCCTGGAAACTGGACTGTCCCGCGGCTCGGAACTCCCCGAAGTCGCTGACCGCTGTCTTGAGGGTGCCGGACAAGCGGCCCACTGACGTGGAGATCCCGGTGATCTGTGTCTGGAAGAAACTGACGGCCTTGAACCCGAGGAACACTCCGAGCAGTGTTTGCAGGACGCCGACCGGGATGTCGCCGATCAACTCGCCGACCACGGTCAGGACCGGGATGAGCACCTCGCCCACGGCCTGAGTGACGTTGAGGAGAGTCTCGAAGGCGGGCACAAGATCGGTCGCGGCCAACACCAACTGGTTGACGACCGGCGCCGCGGCCTCGGCCACGCCGGTGACAAGCGCGATGCCCTGGGATGCGGCACGGAACGCAGTCGGCAACGCGTCTTGGGCGAACGTGACGATGTTGTCGAGGATCGGTGTGATCTTCGGGCCGAGTTCACCGATCGAACCGAACGCCTGTGTGAACAGTGTTTGGATCTCGGGGCCGATGTCCTTGAGCACGCCGAGCGCACGCACGACGACAGGGGCGACGCCCTGGATGCCTTCGCCGATGCCCTCGACCAGGGTGCCGCCGATCTCAAGGCCGACGTCACCCAACTCTCTGAGAGCGGGGATCAGAGCGTCGCGGATCTCGGGGGTGAGCAACGCCGCCGACGCGGCGAACACGGTGAGCGCACCGGTCAGAGTCGTGATGCCCGGGATCAGCCTCCCGAACGGGCCGAGCACGGCGCCGAGCGCGCCGAGGCCGAGCGCGCCGAACGCGATCCCGAGCGGAGCGAGCGCCGGGCCGAGACCTTCGAGGGCGTCGATCGTCGGCTCGATCAGATCCGGGGCGTTCTCGAAGAACTGGTTGAAGGCGTCGAACACCGGACCCTCAACGAGAGCCGCCATGACCGGCTCGATCCGAGCACCCAACTGGTCGAATACGGCGGTGAACGACTTGAACCCGGCGATCAACGTGTCCGAGATCGGCTCGATGATCTTGACGCCGAAGCGGGCGCGGGCGGCACCGAAGTTCTCGATCGACCCCGACAGGGTGTCGCCGAGCTTCTCCATCGTGCCCGAGAAGGCGACCGTGGCGCCGTTGATCCCCTCGGTGCCGTGGAGGATGCCTTGTGTGATCGCGTCGAGAGCGAACTCGGAGGTGATCGCCCCCTCCGAGATCATCTTGCGGATCTCCTCGGTGGTCTTGCCGACTGTGTTGCCGAGGATTCGCAGCACGTCGACGCCGACGTTGCCGAACTGCCAGACGTCCTCACCATTGATCCGGCCGATCGCCTGGATCTGACCGAAGATCGTGGCGAGCGACTGGGCGAACTGGTTGGCTTGCGAGCCGCGGGTGGCGGCAGCCTCACCGATCGCGGTGAGGAACAACGGCACCTTCTCCGCCGCGATGCCGAACGCGATCATGTTCGTCGCGGCACGCGCGAAGTCGTCCAACCGGAACGGCGTCCCACGCACGACGTTCAACACGTCGCTCAACACCTGCGCTGCTGCCGACGCCGATTGGAGAGCGACCGTCAGCGAAGCGGTCGAGTCCTGGATCGTCGTGAACCGTTGGAAGCCTTCCGCCAGACTGGTCGCGAACACCCCGCCGATCGTGAGCGCGGCGGTCGCCAGGACCCGCTGGGTTGTCGTCGCGAACTGTCGACCGAACGCGCTCCCGGCTCGATCCCCGGCCCGCTCGAAGTCGTGCTCGGCGTCGGTCCCGAACGCCGTGACCTGAGCTTGCGCCGGGGCGAGGTTAGCGTTGACCGGAACGACGACCGGCGGAACGTTCGGTGGCGGCGGTGGCGGTGGCGGCGGGCCGAGCACGGTCGGGATGACGACCGGCTGGAAGCTCGCGCCGCCGCTCGTGATGCGGGCGAGATCGGCGAGCAACTGTTGGGCGTCGACCACGACCGGTAGGCGCACCGGGTCGGCGTCGACAGCGGCGATGTCGGCCTGGGCCTGGTCGACGTCGGCGACGGCAGGAATGACGACCGGCGGAATGTTGGTGCCGAACGCCGTGAGATCGGCGTGGGCTTGATCATCGTCAAGACCGATCCGGACGAGGACGCCCTCCGATTGGAGTTGGGCCATCTCCGCCCGGAACCGGGCCAGCCCGGGGCTGGCCTCAATCCCGGGGCCGACCCCGGCTGCCGTGACCGGCACTTCGAGCGGCGGAAGATCCACCTTGGCGACGGCGGGCGGCACCTCGGACACGTCGGGCAGGACGCGCAGGATGACTGGCGGAAGGCTGTCGAGGGCGGTGGTGACCTCGCGCGGCACCTCGCTGACATCAGCTTGGAACTTGACCGTGAACGGCCCCTCGGGCAACTCGCTGATCGGCGCCACGGCCGGGATGACGGGAGTGGGGGTGGGCGCCACGGCGGTCGTGACGGGCACGACGATGTCGAGCGTGGTGAGCGCGACAAGCTCGCTGATCGCCTGGTCGGTGTTGACGACGACCGGGACCTCAACGACGACGTCGAGTGTGGAGAGGGCGACGATGTCACTGAGTGCCTGCTCGACGTTGGCGAGGACCGGAAGCTCGATGATGGTTTCGCTGCCTTCGAGTCCGGCGATCTCACCTTCGGCCGCTTCGATGTTGGCGGTGACCGGGACCTCGACCACGACACCGAGCGTGGTGAGAGCGACGAGGTCGGCCAGCGCGGCGTCGGTGTCGAGCGTGACCGGCACGACAATGCCAGCGCCGATCGCGTCGAGGTTGACGATCTCTCCGAGCGCCTGCTCGGCGTCGGCGATGATCGGCACCGTGATCGGCGGGACCGCCTGGTTCAACCGGTCGAGGCCGGTGGCGATGTTCCGCAACGCGTTCTGGTCGACGGTGACAGCGACCTTGATCGCCATGTCCGCTTCGAGCCGGGTCGCCTTCGCGATCAGTTCACGACGGATCCGTTCCCAGTCGGCGTTGGCTTTGGCGTCGCTCAGTCGGATGTCGGCCGCAGCCTGAGCAACAGTCCGAATCGCCACGGAGGACAGACTAATGACAGCGGCGTAACCACATCGGTGTCATCTGCGAGAGTACGGTTGGCCACCATGACGTGGCAGGTGCTCGATTCGGGTGTCGAGCCGATCACCGGGTGCGCCTGGACGATCATCGACCTGTGCGACGCCAACGTCAGCTTCGCCGTGGGGGAAGCCGCCGACAAGATGGCGATCGGCGTCCTGCACGCCGCCTCGGGCCGACAGTTCGGGCTGTGCGCGCGCACCATCCGGCCGTGCATGGAGGACTGCAACACCGGGCTACAGACGTTCAACCCGGCGCAACCCCGCTACGTGTACATCGTCGGGGAACCGTTCACGACGTTCCTGCCGTGGGCACGGATCCAGTGCGGTGTCTGCCTGAGCCGCCGCTGCGCCTGCGCCCACGTCTCCCAGATCGTGCTCCCCAACCATCGCATCCGCCGCGTCCGCGAAGTGAAGATCGACGGCGTCGTGCTCGACCCATCCGCCTACCGGCTCGCCGGGCGACGACTGATCCGGATGGACGGCGGCGCCTGGCCGCGCTGCCAAGCCGACGACGCAGCCGACGACGCGCCCGGCTCGTGGTCCGTCGACTACATCTACGGACGCCCGGTCGATGAGGGCGGTCAGATCGCGACCGGGATCTACGCCTGCGAGATCGCCAAGTCGCTGTCAGGCAACGAATGCGAACTCCCCCAACGCGTCCAAACCGTGTCGCGCCAGGGCGTCACCATCGGCTTCGTGGACCCGATGGACTTCCTCTCCCAAGGGTTGACCGGCCTGTACGTGGTCGACTCGTGGATCAAACAGGTCAACCCGAGCGGGCTACCCCGCCGAGCCGGAATGCTCAGAGCCGATGACTTCTAGCGTCGTAGTTACATGGTCCGCGTTTGGTGATAGCGGACGTGCAAACATGTTCGCCGTGGTACCCGCACGTAGCCGAGGAGTAACGCCATGACGTGTTTCGACCGCCAGTACATCCGCCGTGTCACCGCGATTGCGCTGGACGACTGCGGCCGTATCGCCGCCACCCCGGCAACGGGGACGGTGATCAAGGGACTCGCCGACGCCTTGCAGAGCGTGGCGTTCACCCGCAACGTGGACGTCCCCCAGCAGACCGTCACGAAGAAGGTGAACGGGGGCACCTGCACGCAGCCGTTCCCGACGCCGACCGACCGAGGCTTCTCGACGGCGCTCACGTTCTGCGGCATCCACCCGGTGTTCGAGTCGATCACCGGCTACAAGCGGCTCGACATGAACGGCTCCACGATCACCGGGTGGGAGGACTCCAACATCACCGGCAACCCGAAGGTGGCGTTGGAGATCATCTACGAGTCGTCGGCCGACGCTTGCACCGGTGGATCCGTGCCGTGCTTCGCTCAGTTGATCCCGGCGATCGTGCAGTGGGTCCGCTCGGGCGACGAGACCTACAACGGCACCGATGTCCCGGCGCTCGTGATGACCGGCCAGGCGTTGCTGAACGGCAACCTGTTCGACAACTACACGGCCGGAACGTTGCCGCCGTGGTTGGCGCACTGGGCACCGAAGTTCAACGACATCCAGACCGGCCGTGCCTGGTCGACGTCGGCGGTCATCACCTGCCCGGCAGCGGACACCGCCGACTCCTGTGTCCTGACCACGATCACCTGACCCGGCCCTCGGGCACACGTAGGGTTCGGGCATGGCGACCGTTGGCTATCCCGATCCGATCAGCGCGATCGACGCCGTCGTCGCATGTCTGCGGATCCCCAACTTCGTGGTCCACACCGGCTCGCTCAACTCGGGACTCACCATCCCGTGTTGCGCGTCCGGCTGTCAAGGCGATTGCCCGCACGGTGTGCTGCGCGTCGAGACCGGTGACACGACACCGAAGGACGGCCTCCCGGTGGCGATGATCATGAGCGGCAAGTGCGCGGCGCCGCTCGTGCAGGAGATCGTCGTCAACTATCGCGAGTGCTTCCCATCGAACCTCGGCAAGGCGGCGACGCCGACCGCGGAACTGACCGCGGCCGGACTGTCGGTCGTGATGTCATGGTGGGCCGCGCTGCAACGGTTGTGGGCGTGCGGCACGCCGACCCAGCAACGCCTGCGGTTCGTGCGTCGCTCCGACTCGGAACCCCTCGGCCAATGCGCCGGGTGGACGCTCGTGCTCGAATGCGACCTCGTCAACTGCCTGCCGACACCGGTCGTCGCCGGTGGCTTGTCGATCACCGTTCCACCGGCTGACCTGGGTGTGGCGCCGGTCTGATGCGGTACGTGCTGATCGTCTCCCCGTTCCTGACCGCACCGAAGGGCACCATCGTGTCCCAGGATCGGCTCGGCATGACCGACGACAAGCTGGACGAGTTCATCGAGGCGGGGTTCGCCATCGAGTGTGAGATCGAGGAAGTCGATGGCGACGGTCACGACCAACACGCGTGAACTCGACGCGTTCTACAACGACGTCGCGATCCAATACTTCGATGAGATCGACCCGATCGTGCAGGCACGGTTCCGCAGCGAGGTCCCCGTCGACACCGGTCTGTTGCGTTCCCGCCATCGCCGCTTGAAGGTGATCCGCGACCGCGGCCGGTGGGTCGGGCGGTGGGTGGCGCCGACCGGCTACGACCTGTTCGTCCACGACGGCACCGGCGAACGCGCCAAGGCGTCAGCCGGACCGCAGACCATCAAGCGGTTGAACGCCCGGGTCGTGATGCGAGTCCACCCCGGCCAGCGCGCCAACCCGTGGCTGTACCGCAGTCTCGTGCGGCTGGGTTTCCCGGGCGCCGTGTGGATCAAGTCCAGATGACATCGGTGTAACTCTGGACGTGTAGTGTGTCGGGACTATGGACACCCCGACCAACTCAGTGATGCGCTTCGGCGTCAGAACGCTCGGCAAAGGGATCGAATGGGGCTACGTCGACCCCGTCACGAAAGAACTCCGAACGGTCGAGTTCCACCCCAAGGTCGGCGTCACCTTCGAGGAGATCTTGGACTTCCAAGCCGCCCGCTCCGAGTTGATCCGTGACCTGCGCGCCGAAGCTCGCCGGATGCAAGCGGCCGTCGACGCGCTCGACCCGGAGGACCCGGAGATGGCGATGAAGGCGGAGGAGATCACACGCGGCGACCCCGACGCCGAACGCGAACGGTTCGAGCGCCAGGTCGACTCGGTGCTGATGCTGATCGTGGACGACGAACGCGCGTTGATGGGTCCACTCCTGCGCGCCGGACACCCGAACGAGATCCGGGAACTGATCAACCATCTGCAAACGGTCGTGATCACCAAGACCGCGACGCGGGTGGAGGCGGTAGCGAACGTGGACCCTACGTCGCCGCCTGCGCCTGTCGACTCATCCTCGACCGAGGACTCTGGACCCGTCTCCGAATCAAAGGTGGAACCAATCTCCGAGACCTGAGCTACGCCGACGCGGCGCTCGTCGCGTTGACGTACATGGAGATGGCGTACCCGAACGATCTGGAACGCGCCGGTGAATGGCGCAAGATGGCGGAGCGGATGCACATCCCGCTCGATGAGGATCCACAGTTGAAGGCCGATCGTCGCAAGCGGGTGCAGGCGGACCTCGAAGCAATGTTCGGTCCAATGGTGGCCCCGGGTACTACGGTGGAGGAGTAGCCCACGAGGAGGAGTCATGGACGAACTGCACGAGCGAGCCAGCGAACTCGACATCAAAGGCCGCAGCAAGATGAGCAACGAGGAACTCGAAGCTGCGATCGCTGATCACGACGCCGCTCTCGAACGCGCCGCCGAACTCAACGTCCGAGGACGGACGAAGATGACGGCCGAGGAACTACAGGACGCGATCGCCGCCGCCGAAGCCAAGCTCGGCGACCAGCCGCAGCCCGAGATCGTGCCCGGCGAGATGTACCCGCACACGCCAGCGATCCCACCGACCGGCGAAGGCGACATGGGCTACAGCCCGGCGCCCGAGAACCTGCCATCGGTCCCCTCGATCGAACTGCCGTCGAGCGTCCACGACTACTCGGGCGGCACGCACACCGTCGTGTCCGTCCCGGTCCCGATCCCCGGACCGCCCGGGGCTGGCTGATGGCTGGGTGCGGTTGCAACGGCAGCAACGTCGACGCCATCTTGAACAACGAGCAGGTGCCGCAACCATTGGCCCGGAACTCCTCGATCGAGTACGTCGTCCGCTTCGCTGACGGCTCCTACTCGGAGGAGTTGCCGTCGATGGAGGAGGCGTTCCAGGTGGCCGCGGCCCTCGGCGGGCAAGCCCGCGCGAGAGCCAAGGTGCCAGCGACCGCCTGACTCAGGGCAACGTCCGGGTCTTGACCTTCGGGTCCGGCGTCTCGGTGACGGTGCCGTCGTCGTCAATGTCGACCGGACCGGCGAACGCCGCGGCGACAGCGACGTCCCCGCCGCGGACGGCGCCGATCGTGTCGGACAGGTGAGCCGTGCTCACCGTCATGCCCTTCGCCGAGCCGCTCGACCGATGCACGTTCTGGCCCATCTGAGTTCCGGCGTACGCCTGCGACGCACCCCACGCTGCCGGGCCGGACGCCATGAACACGAACGTCCACCCCCACTTGTCGGTCTGCTCGTTGATCATCGCGTTGACCTGCTCTTGCGTGTACTCGCGGGAGGCGTTCTCGAAGCCGTCCGTCTGGACGACGAAGATCACCTTGCCCGGTCGCTCATCCTCGGAGAGCGCGGCGAGGCGCTCGCCGGTGACCACGATCCCCTTGCCGACTGCGTCGCGCAGCGGCGTGTTGCCGCGAGGCACGAGCTTGTACTCGACGCTGTCTTGGATCTGGCCGTCGTACACGGTGCGGAACGGGTCCTGGTCATCGAAGTCCACGAGCAGCAACGAGCACTGGTCGGGCAGCTTGCGCTGGTCATCGAGGAAGGCGTTGATCGCCCCCTCGGCATCCGACAGGATGCTCCGCATGGAGCCGGTCCGGTCAGCGATGAGGGTGATGTGGGTAGCGTTGGGATTGGTCATGCGCAGTCTCCTGGTCTGGGGTTCCGTGAGCGTACACCATCCCGACGACACCTGCAACACAGTTGACAAACCGGGGACAACCTGCGCATAATGTCAGTGGAGAGGGGGATCCTCTCCGGAAAGGGAAACCACCACCATGAACGAATGGCACGGCCGAGACGGCACGTTCATTCCGACGAAGCCACCGCCCGACCCGAAGGACGGTTGATCGCGATGGTATTCCTCGAAACCCTCGCCGTCCTCGTGCTGATCTTCGTCGGCACGCTCGACGTGCCCGGTCGACTTGCCGCTGTCGAAGCCCGATGAACCGCCCGACCGACACCATCGAGACACCCGAGGACGGGGAGCCGAGCGACGTGTACGACCGGCTCGCCTGGGAGTACGAGTGGATCGAGGAGAACGCCGAGGAGAACGATGAAACCACACGACCCGAATAACACGACCCGCCCCACCAAGTTCGTGGGCGGCGCCGGTCATTGGGCGAAGCGTGGCTCGAAGAAACCGAAGACCAAGAAATGAAAGGAAACCACCACAATGGGACGTCATAACGCCGAAGGCTTCGCCGAGGCCGTCGCCGAAGGCACCTGCTCGCTGCGCGCCGCACTCAGTTGGCACCTGACCTCAAACCACTTCCCGCCCGTGCCGACGAGCATGATCGAGCCGTGCCTGGAAGCCATCGAGGCGTGCAACGAGGAAGACTGGGAGCGTGAGATCGCGTTGCCTGGGGCGATCACCTTCCGGGGAGTGCGCACGGCGCCCGCCAACGCGATTGTCGAGGCTCACCACCTCGATTCGTTCCTCGGAGACGACGATGACGACTAAGACCCGCATCTACCGCTACGAGCCAGTCCTGTTCGACATGTTCACCAAGCGCGCCGTCGAGATCCCTGACGGCGCCCGGCTCGTGAAGACGCAACCATTCGGCTGCCCGAAGAACGGGACGATGGGTATGTGCTACGTCGAAGACGCCGACACCGGCGGGTTCTACGGACTCGTGATGCTCAACTCGCTCGTCCGGGCGTAACTGTCGCACCCCTCGCGTAGTCTGCAACTCATGACCGCCCGTCTTGTGTGTTGCGACTAATGCGACCGCCCGTTGCCCAGGACTTCATTGAGTCCGTTCTGCTGTCGGCTACCGATGAGTGCATCGAGTGGCCCTACGCCCTGACCCACAACGGTTACCCGCAGATGATGAGGCGCGACAATCAGCGGACGGTACGGGTGACGATCTTCGTCTGCGAGCAGGTGCATGGTCCCCGTCCGGCGGGCCGCGTCGACGCTGCGCATAGCTGCGGGATCCGGCGATGCGTGAACCCTCGCCATCTTCGCTGGGCGACTCGACGCGAGAACGAGGCTGACAAGCTGCTCCACGGCACGCTACGAACCGGCGTACGGGCACCGCAGGCCAAGCTGACGCAATCACAGGTTGATGACGCTCGGCGTCGCTTTGCCGCGGGGACTGTTACGCAGGGTCAACTGGCAATCGAGTTCAAGATGAACCAAGCGGCGATCAGCCGCATGATCAGAGGAATGACGTACAGATGAGCGAAGGCGCGCCCACCGTCGAGGATCAGATCGAAGCCGTCCTTTCGGGACCTGAACCGGCCTATTCGGAAACCCCCGACAAGGCGATCCCTGCCGAACAGGTGACGGCGATGTACTACCTGCGTCGCCTCCACCGTCTGCGCGCAGAGCGGGAGCGCATCGAGGCGATGTTCGACACGCTGATCGAGGAACTCAACGACCGTCGCGGCTCGCAGGTCGATCCGATCAAGGCCACCATCGACTGGTTGGAGCAGGCACTCGCACTGTGGCATCACGCCCGCATCCAAGAGGACCCGAAGGCGCTCACCATCCAACTCCCGTCCGGCACGCTGCGCTCCTCCAAAGCCCAGCCGCGCTGGACGTACGACGACGCCGCAGCGTTCCTCGAATGGGCGAGGAAGAACGCCACCGCCGCGATCCGCACCCCGGAGGTCAAAGAGGAGATCGCCAAGAACGAGGCGAAGAAAGTCCTCGACCCGATCATCCAGGTGGTCGACGGGCGAGCCATTGTGACAGAGACCGGCGAGAAGGTCCCCGGCTTGAAGATCGAACCCGGCGGCGACTACGACTTGGGTCGCTTCTACGCAGCGGAGGCATGACCATGACCGACACCCCCCACCCGGCCGAAACCGCGCAACCACCGCGCGGCTTCGCGCCCGCAGTGCGCGAACGCCACCATGCGCGCGTCGCCGTCGAGGGACCGAAAGGCGCAGGCAAGTCGCGGCTCGCGTTGCAGTGGGCGCGGATCCTCGCCGGTGACAACCCGATCGCGGCAATCGACACCGAGCACCGTCGTCTCGCCGCCTACGCTCCCGGGCCGGGTGAGCAGGTCAGCGAGAACCCGAACATGCCGCCGTGGGACTTCTGGCATCACGGCTGGGCCGGTCCATTCGACCCGGTCGCGCTCGTGCGGAAAGCCGAGGCAGCCGCCGACGCGGTCGGCCCGAGCGGTGTCGTGCTGATCGACTCGCTGACGCCGTTCTGGTCCGGGCGTGGCGGCATCCAGGACATTGTCGACTCGTCACCATCGGGCTGGAAGGTCGGCTCGCCGGTGCATCGCGACATGCTCGACTCGCTGTCGCGGCTGCCGTGCCACTTGATCGTGACGATCCGCTCCAAGACCGAGTACGCGATCGAGGAGAAGGATGTCGGCGGGCGTGTCGTGCCCACCATGCGCCGGATCGGCGGCGCCCCCGATCAACGGTTGGGGATCGACTTCGAGTTCGAGGTGATCGTGACCGTCGACCCCGACCACCGGTTCTCGGTGACCGCGTCGTCGTGCCCGGACAACCTCACTCTCGCCAGTGCCGAGCCGGGCTACAGCGGCGACGTCGCGCAGGTCTACGCGCAGTGGATCGAGGGCGGCATCGAACGGATCGCCCGCCGCGACGTGAACGCGATCCTCGGCCAGTTCGATCTGGTTGATGACCCGCCCGAGCGGACGAAGATGAAGACCGACTTCGTCGCCGCGTTCGGCCCGCCGGACGATCTGCTCGCCGACGACGCCGCCGCAGCGTTCGAGTGGGTCAAGGAACGTGTCGACGCCTGGCTGGCGCCACCGGAGATCCGGCCCACCATCACCGAGCCGACCGGCCCGGCCGAGCAGCCGACGCTGCCCGACGCCGAAGCGCCAACGGATGAGGAGGTCCCGTTCGTCGGCGACGGACTCGAAGGACGCGACAAGGTGGATCTGCTCCACATCGCACGCACGCTCGGCGTCGAGGTCGACGGCCGTTGGGGCGTCTCGCGGATCGCCGCCGCCATCCGCGAGAACCTCCCCGCCGAAGCCGCCGCAGAGGCCGAGGAACCCAGCGTCGCGTAGTAGCGTTCGGCGTCAGATGAAGCGCAGCGGCCTACCCAAGCGACGCACCCCGCTTCCCCGAGCAACGGCCCCGTTGAAGTCCCACAAGCCGTGGCCCGACCCGACCAAACCGCGCCGCCCGATCAAACGTCAATCCGACAAGCGACGGGCGGAGCAGCCCGAGCGTGATCGGGTGCGCGAGGAGACGTTGCGTCGCGCCGGGTACCGCTGCGAACTGGCCGACATCGTCCCGGAGGTCAAGTGCTGGCATCCGGACGGACGCTTCGCGCTCGATGTCGATGAGAAGGCCGGACGTGGCGTGGCCCCCGGCTCGCATCTCGATGTCACCATCACGCAAGCGGTGTGCCGTGCGCATCACGATTGGAAGCAGATCAACCGCGACGAGGCCGAAGCTCGTGGCGTTCGGATGTCAGGAGCCGAGTATGAGCGACGACGCACAGCATGACGAACTGGTGCAAGTCATACGACAGGTGTACGTGTCGGACGACTACCCGGCGCTGGCTTCACTCGCGACCGGCGCAGGCCGGTTCCCGCACATGCAAGCCATCAACGAGGCAGCGCGGGCGTTGAACGAGATCGCCGGTCTCCGCGAGGATCTGGCAGCGGCGCGACGCCATGAGTGACGCGCCGCGTGATCCGATTGCTGAACAGGACGAAGCCGCCCGGGTGTTCCTCGAACGCACCGGCCGCAAGTCGACCGACCCGGCGCCGCCCGGCATCCTCCACATGCGGATCACCCCGACCGCCGTGTTCGGCCGCTTCCCCGGCGGCACCGACCCTCGCGCCGCTGTCCATGCCGTGTTCTCCGAGATGTTCGAGGGCACGTTCGAGGAGGTCCCCGCCAGCGGCTACGCCCGCAAGGGCCAGAGCAAGTACCCGGACGCCATCGAGGCTGACGTGATTGAAGACGACACTGACTCGGAAGAATCGGGTCGCTGGCGGACGGAGGACGCGCCTCCCGATGGGAAGTGGACCGTGTCCTACGAGATCTGCGCGGAGGATGACCCAGGACCGGATGACCGCGGTGTAACTTCACCCGGGTAACTCGGATCCATCTCTACCCGGCTGACAACGGCGCCTGCGGAAACCTGCGGATGCGCTGGCCCGGCGAACTCGCGCGAGCCGCCGGATACGACGTGACGGTGTTCGAGCCGGGGCCGATGAACTCGATGCCGGTGATGGTCGGCCTCGACCATCGAGGAGTCCCGCAGGCGAAGCTGACCGGCGAGATCGACTTCGACGTGGTCGTGTTCCAACGTCCGCTGGCGTGGCGCAACGTGTTCGCCATCCAACTCCTGCAACGCAACGGGGTGCGCTGCGTGGTCGAACTCGATGACGACCTGGCCTCGGTCCACGCCCAACATGACGCGTTCGCCTATCTCAACCCGGCCACCCACCCGGAAGCCAACTCGCAGCACCTCGCGCGTTGCTGTATGCACGCCGACGCCGTGGTGGTCACCACACCGGCCCTGGCGCGTGCCTACGGGCAGAAACGGGCCGTGGTGGTCGAGAACCACATCCCACGCCGCTACCTCGCCGTAGAGGCCGACAGGGATCCGGATCTGGTCAGGATCGGTTGGACCGGCAAGATCGGCTCGCACGCCGGTGACCTCAACGTCCTGCAAGGCGCTATGTCGACGGTGCTGCGTTCGGAACCATCAGCGCGTCTGTGCGTGCTGGGCGACAACACCGGCGTCGACCGGGTGCTCGGCCTGCCGGATCCGCCTGAGCTTGTCGTCGGTGTCGGCATGGACCGCTACCCGTACGAGGTCGCCCGCTTCGACATCGGCATCGCACCATTGGCCGACACGATGTTCAACCGCTCGAAGTCGTGGCTCAAACCGCTCGACTACGCCGCCACCGGCGTCCCGTTCGTGTGCTCCGGAACCGACGAGTACAAACGCTTCACCGCGCAGGGTTGCGGCAACATCGCCGAACGCTCCCGACAATGGGTCAGCGCGCTGCGCCGCCTCATCCAGTCACCATCGCTGCGCGCCGAGCAAGCCGAAGCGGGACGCGAAGTCGCGGCCCGGTGGGTGATGGAAGACCACGTCGACCGCTACGTCGAGGCGTGGGCCGGAACTTGTGTCGCCGGGACGCGCGATACTGCTGCACCGATGGCAACGACAGAGAGGACACCATGACAGACGAACTGCAACCACCCGAGGAGGAGTCCGCGTTCATCCGCTGGCTCCGCGAGCACCTCGACGGCGAGATGCTGGCCGAACTCGATGACGGCATCAAAGAGATCGCCGCCGCCACCGCGATCAGCGGACGCAAGACGTCGATGACGCTCGACATTGGCATCGACCAGAAGGGTCGGACGTTGGTCGTCAAGGCTGATGTCAAGGTGAAGATCCCGCCGCCCCCACGCGACCCTGACATCTTCTACGCCGACCGCGACGGCGGTCTGTTCCGTGAGGATCCGACGCGACCGAAGCTCGACTTCTCGAACGTCGTCCAACTTGCCGAGGAGCCACGCCGGATCGACACCGAGACCGGCGAGATCAAGACCATCAACGACCAGACCGGAGATCCGCAATGAGCGGCGAAGTACAGGCACTCATCAACGCACTCGCCCAGGACGCGGCGGTCGACACACGGCTGCGCGAGCCGGGCGAACTGTCGGAGCGGGCGATCCCGCCCGGCTGGCAGGTGCTCTACACCGACAACGAGCGGCTGCTCGACAACCCGCGCCGCGCCCTCGGTGAGGTCAAGGTCCGCTCCGCCAAGGGCTTCATCGACGCCGTCAAGCAACGCTGGCCTGCGGGCACCCCGGATGATCCGGCGAAGACGGTCACGATCTACGCCGACGACGCCCACCAGACATTGATCGCGATCCTCAACGACGATCTCGGTTCGACGGCCGGATGGCGTGACCATCGCGTCGCGCTCGACGTGTCCAAGACCGAGGAGTGGAAGCACTGGATGTCACACCAGGGGATGAAGTCGCAGGAAGCATTCGCGGAGGCGATCGAGTTGGGCCAGTTGGAGATCACCGACCCATCCCCGGCGCTGATGCTGCGCATCGCCGAGACGTTCGAGGCGACGGTCGGCGTGACGTTCAAGAAAGGCGCCCAGGTCCGCGACGGCGCCCAGCAGTACGTGTACGAGGAGACCATCGACGCCAAGGCTGCCGGTGGCACCGTTGAAGTCCCGGAGGGCTTCACGATCACCGTGGCGCCGTACATCGGTAGCCCCCGCTACGTCGTCAAGGCCCGACTCAAGACCCGGCTCGTGTCCGGCAAGTTCACCATCGGCTACGTGTTGGAGCGCCCCGAGGAAGTCGAACGGGCAGCGTTCCGTGACATCGCCACTCAGGTCGCGACCGATCTCAACCTGACAGCGATCGAAGGGGTCGCTCCACCCCCGCGGTGAATCATGTCGCTGCCTCACCTGCGGGTCTACGACCTCATCACCGAGGCCGACTTCCAACGAGCCACAGTCGAGCGCGCCACGCTCTACGGATGGTGGGTGTGGCACGACAACGACTCGCGACGTAACGACTCGGGTCTGCCGGATCTCATCATGGTCCGACCGCCCCGGGTTGTGTTCGCCGAACTCAAGACCGAGAAGGGTCGCGTGTCGGTCGTGCAACGCGCCGTGATCGCGATGCTCAAGGGCTGCCCCGGTGTCGAGGCGTACCTTTGGCGACCATCCGACGAACGGGCACTCGACGCCGCGCTCCGACCGGAGTAGCGTCCAGAGTTCCGTACATGTAAGACCCCCGGCGATCCGCATCAACGCTGCCCTGCAATCTGCGGACCCCCGGGGGTCGGTTATCCCTGTTGAAGGATGAGATGAACGATAACAGCAAACGACACGCGTGTCACTTGGCGCCATGAAGATCCGCCGCACCGAGTTCGCGATGGTCCCGACGTGGGTGATTCTGCACGAGGAGATGCGCGGGCACGGCACGAGGATCGCGACGTACGTCGCGCTCAGGGTGATCGCGTTCGAGTTCCCCGACTACGAGTGGACGTCGGAGCGAGAGATCGCAGAGTCAGCGGCCCGCGTCGCCGGATGCGGCTCCGAAGCGTGTCGCAAACACATGCGTGCGATGCGTGCCGCCGGGATCGTGACCGGCGACCACGGCGAGATCGTCCTCCCGCACGACCCGCCTGACCAGGTTGGGGACGCCGGTGGGGACACAGGTCCCCACGTGGGGACACAGGTACCCAATCGTGGGGACACACGTCCCCAGACACCTCTTATAGAAGACGCGTTAGAAAACCCTCCTCCTACAGAGGAGTCGTTGGGTACGGCGGGGGCCGATCCGAAGGCCGACGCGAGAGCCGCGGCAACAGGGTTCTTCGACCGCGTCAAGCACGACACCGGCAAGTCGCCGGTCGGGATCAAGTTCATGGCGCTCGCCAAACTCATCGAACCGTTCCTGCGCGCCGGGTACACCATGCCCGAGGTCAAACGCGCGGTGTGGACCGTGTACACCGAACGGCGACCGTGGTCGCTCGCGGTGATCGAGCAACACCTCGACGGCCGCATCGCGCCCGGCGCCCGGATCGGCAAGCAACTCGACGCGCTACAGGCCGCGATCAACGCCGAGAACTGTCGCCTCGATAGTGCATGATGGGCGACATGCGGACTGTGGTCACCATCGAGATCCCGATCGAGCACCGCTTCGCCGTGGGCGATCTGATCTACCGGATGGAGAAGCCGGTCGGCGACGAGATCCCGCCCGCGGAGCAGTTCTCACTGTGGCGCGTGATCGAAGTCGGTTGCTCGCAGCCTCACCATCAGCAAGGCGTGTACGCGTTGTGGGACGGACCGTGGTACCGGATGGAGCCGGTCAACGAGTTCGCCAAGCTGATCGCGATGGAAGCGCACGGCCGGGTGGCAAAGGCATCGACCCCGCTCATCGAGTTGATGGGACCGGTGACCGAACGTGTCCGCACGGTCGACAGGCAGTGTGAACGTCATGTCCGGTGATACCCCCCCCGACATGCGGCCACTCGAACGTCTCCTCGCGTCCCGCGATTACGCGCTCTACCATGCCCGCCGCAGCTACCGGCCGAACCTGATGTTCAGCGGCTCGACGCTGTCGTTCCGCCCGGACATGATGCGCCGTGTCGCCGCCGAAGCACCGATCCTGACCGAGATCGACCGGTTGAAGCGATGGCAGATCCGGGTCCCCGAGCACTCGTACCAGACCGACTGCGAGGTGACGTTCGCTCTCGACTTCACGTGGATCTCCGAGACGTGGAACGACGGGCTGGCATGGTCGTTCTTCAACGAGTTCCCGATGTACGTGCAATGCACCCTCGACCATCTGCTCGATGACAACCCGTTCTTCGTGCGGCCGTCGATCATCATGTTCCCGCGGCTGATCGACATGACCGTCTCGTGAACAAGGTCGACGCGCTCAAGCTGATCGGCGCCGCGCAGATGCTCTGGCCGTCGTGGCGCGACGCACCATCGACGCAACGCGACGTGGCGTTGATGGCCGACGTGTGGCTGACCGTCCTCGAAGACGTCCCCGCCGACCTCGCGTACGCGGCGTTGACGGTGCTCGCCGCCGAGGGCCGCGAGTTCATACCCCCACCCGGTGTGATCCGCCGCCACGCGATCCTGCTCCGCGCCCGAGCGTCCGGCGATCTCCCGCCCGGCGTCGATGAGGCGTGGCGCGAGGTCCAGACCCGGGTCCGCAAAGAGGGCCGTCACGGCTGGAACGACGACTGGTCGCATCCGTGTATTGACGAGACCGTGCAAACGATGGGGTGGTGGCAACTCTGCGACGGCGCCAACCAGGACTCGCTGCGCGCCCACTTCCGCCAGTTCTACACCGAGGCCACGACCCGCCACGAACGCGACCTGGTGCTCTCGGACTCGATGCTCGACGTGATCACGACCGCCTCACTGCGTGCCCTCGCGGAATGACGCCACCATCGCGTACTGTTCTCACATGATCCAACGTTTCCACGCAGAGAACTGGCTCCACGACGAGATCCCGTGGGGTGGCGTCGTCAAGCTGATCACCGCCCACCCGACCGACAAAGCCCAGTCCGGCACCCTCGGCGAGTACGCGCTGAACAACCCGGCGCTGTACATCCGTTGGCAGGAAGGCCCGCTCGTCGCCCCTGACGGATCCCGCTACGAGGCGAACGGCTGCTTCGTGGAGACCGTGATCGAGGCCGCGCTGCAACGCATGGAGTTCTACCAGGAGACCCGGTTCGCGTGCGAGGAGAACCAGGAGATCATCGACCATCTGCGCAAGGCGATCGCCTGGTGTCAGGAACGAACCGCGCGCCGCGAGGCCCGCCAAGTGGAAGGAACCAGCCAGGTATGAAAGTTCATATCTTTCGACACGTCGCCCCCGACAAGATCGACATCGGCGACGTCGTGTTGTGGGACAACGACGACCCGATCGAAGTCGAGTCGATCACCCGCACCAAGGACGGCTACGACCTGACGGGCCACTCGCGCCACAAGCCGGGCCTCCGGGCGGTCACCATGAAGCCGCGGGACTCACTCATCCGTGTGATCCCGAACCGGAGCGAGGCCGAGAAGATCTTGGCGGAACTCAAGAAAGCTGTCACGGACAGCGACCCGGCGACGTGGAACGTCGAACTGATCAACGATCTCAAGCCGCTCGTCATCCGCGGCAAGGCGAGCGAGTTGGCCAAGGTCACGACGGCCACCACGGGCGAGAAGGTCACGGTCGGCGATCCCGTCAACGATGCCCCTGTTTCGTAGGCGCCCGACCACCATCGAGGCCCGCCAGTTCACCGGCGGTGCCGAGTCGGCGACACCGATCATCGACTGGGTGCTCGCCGGTGGCGGCACGGCGACATGGATGGAGGCACACCAGGTCGGGATCGCCCCGTACCGACCCGACGACATCAACGAGATCGTCGTGATGGAACGGATCTCGCTGCGCACCCTCGAAGGCACGATCTACGTGTCGGTCGGCGACTGGGTGATCAAGGGGACCGCAGGCGAGTTCTATCCGTGCAAACCCGAGATCTTCGCTGACGTCTACGAGCCACTCGAATGAGCCACATCCGCGCCATCGGCAACCCGCCACGCCGAGGCAACGCCGAGTTGATCGCGGATCTCGCCCAACTCGGCTACCTGCCGGAGCCGGTGATCGACGTGACGTACGGCAAGGGCCGCTTCTGGAAGCTGTACCGGCCCGAGAAGCTCGTCACGAACGACTTGGATCCGATCTCGGACTCCATGCTCCACCATGACTTCACGAACTTCCCGGCGCCTGACAGACTGTTCGCGACGGTCGTGTTTGACCCGCCGTACAAGCTGAACGGCACCGCCTCCCAGGGAGGCCCGGCCACCTCGGACGACGACTACGGCGTGGGCGGCGACTACCGCACCCCGGCCGAACGTCACGATCTGATGCGGCGCGGCATGACCGAAGCCGCCCGGATGGCGCGCGAGTTCGTGATCGTGAAGTGCATGGACCAGGTCGTGTCCGGCCGCATCCACTGGCAGACCGACATGATGACCGAGCACGGCCGCACCATCGGCCTCAACAAGATCGACACCCTCCACGTCTACGGTTACCGGACGCAACCAGCAGGCCGACGCCAAGTCCACGCCCACCGCGACTACTCGACGGCACTCGTGTTCGCCGTCCTCCCCGAACCCCCGCCGCAACTCATTTGACAAACCGTAGTCGGAGCGAGTAGTGTTGAGGTCATGGAAGCCACCACGCCGTATCCAGAGTCCGAGAAGATGCACGCCGTCCACGAGACATCGCAAGTGATCGGCGAGTTCATCGAGTGGCTGCCAACACGCGGCAAGTTCATCGGCACGTGGCGCACCCTCGTGGACTGCCCGGGCGGCGGAGCGTTCTCGAACTGGACGTGCGAGAGTGGCGTCAAGGTCCATGATCGCACCGGCGAGGACGGCGGCACTGCCCGGTCTGCGACGGCAAGGGCGTGGTCGAGGCCACGAATCCCATCCCCGAAGTGGACTACGTCGACATCAACAAGCTGCTCGCCGAGTTCTTCAACATCGACCTGGCGAAGATCGACACCGAACGCCGAGCCATGCTCGACGCGATGCGGGCGGCGAACCCGTGACCAGCAAGCGCGACAGCGTCGGCCGGGTCGCCGTGTGGGTCACAGACATGCTCGTGCTCAACGCCATCGAGGAGATCGAGCAGGTCGACAACGGATCGGTGGCGTTCGTGTTCGACGGGCGCCCGATGCGGATCGACATCCGCTGCACCCGGGAGACATCGTGAGCACCATGACGAAACTTCGGGTCGTGGCTGACGTGTGGTACGACGGCGCGCACTTCGTTCGCCGCGACTGCGACACCGGTGAGGAGATCGAGGAGGGCCGCTGGTGCGCGTCGATCGAAACACCTGACGGCGAGATCACCTGGACCGCCAAGTCGCCGGGCGCGGTCGTCAACACCGCTGACCGTTGGGGCGCCGGGCGCGGCCTCCACGTCGAGATCCACTTCCTCACCCCGGTCGGTGGCTGATGGACCAGCCGACACATGACAGCATCCGCGCCAAGCTGAGTCGCGCCGTGCATCCGGGCTTCTCGTACTGCCTGCGTTGCGGGTTTCCGTGGGCGGTGGTCGAGGGCCATCACACCTCGTACGGCGCGAAGCTGATCGAGTCGTACCGGGCGCTCGACGCCGACGTGCGGGCGATGGTCAACTCAGGTCAGGTGTCGCTGCTCGGCGACGGCGCGTGTTTCCCGCTGTGCGAGAAGTGCTGGGCGAAGCTGACCGTCGAGGAACGCGAGCCGTACTACTGGAAGTTGCTGCGTCTGTGGGACACGCCCGACTATCCGCTGTCGGAGGAAGTCGCGCACCAGGTGATTGCCGCCTGCCGGGAGGGACTGTGACGATCGTCGCCAAGATCCACGCCCGGCCCGGCCGGATCGACTGGGAGACGCTCCAACGCGAGGAGACCGACCAGATCGACTCGATCCCCTGCGACCCGGAGTTGGGTGTGATGTTCGAGCTTCGCCTGACCCGCCCACCATCGTTGGAGGGGCGCCGGGCGGTGCTCGTGATCCCACCCGAGCATCTCGGCGGCGTTCTGAAAGCTGTCAAGGCGGCGATGATCGCGCAACGCTCGAAGGCGATGACACCATGAGCCACCAGCGCGCCGAGTTCCCGCGGATCGTGGATCGGTGGACGGAGATCTCCGAGGCCCGCATCGCCGACAAGTCGTTGCGGCCGGACTGCTGCGTGCTCGCCTCGAAGGTGCTGCTCGTGGCGTTCACCGAGGCCGGGTTCGAGGCCAGCGCCGAACCGACGTACACGGTCGCCACGAACCGGGCGTCATGGCAGTGGCAGGGACGCCCGATCAAAGAGTGGCCACCGGAGGCGTGGTCGGTCGGGGTCGAACCCGGGCAGCGGATCGACACCGGCTCGTACCCGGGGCATCTGGTCGTGGTCGTCAAAGTCGACGGCGAACTGTGGATGGTCGACGGTTCGTCCGGTCAGTTGTCGCGCCCGGCGAAACAGATGACGATCCCCCGTGTGCTCGCGTTCCCGATCGCCAACTGGCCGGACCGGGTGTGGGTCCGCAACTTCGACTGGGCAATCCAGTACACGCCCGCACCATTGGGCAAGCTGCATCGGGTCGGGAACGACTGGACGAAGAACTGGCGGAAGTACGCCGAACAGATGAGGGAGTGCAACGCATGACACCGTGGCCCGAGCAGTGGCTCCTCGTGTACCCGGAGGGACGCGGCGTCGTCTACAACCGGCCGGTCGGGATTGATGAGCAACCGTGGGCGGTCGGCGTCGTCCACATCCACCCAGACGGCACCGCCACCACCATCCAGTTCGCCCGCCCAGGAAAGCAGGAGTCATGAACGAGGCCCACGACGAGACCGGCCGGTTCGTTCCGGATCCCCGCCTCGAACGTGTCGGGGATATCTTCGAGAGCTTCGACCGGATGATCGACCACATGGCCGCCCTACTGGTGAAGGGCCGCGCGTTGATCGCGTTCCATCAGCGGATGGAGGACCACCTCATGGATTCGCTGATCGAGATCGCCTCGCTCGGCGGACCGGCCGGGGAGGTCGCCGCGGAGGCGCTGATTGTCGCCTGGCCCGAGGCCGGTTGGGACGACAACATCAACGTGATGTTGACCGACTACGCCCGCAAGATCACACCGGCCGAGTGGCGGCGCCGCAAGCTGGCCGGGGATCTCAACTGGCCGCATCAGCACCAGGGACTCGACGGCTGGATGGCGTCCTGCGACCAGGACCACGTCGAGTTCGAGGTCCGCCATGACGACTGACATGTGGGTGGTCTGCAAGTTCAAGTCGGGTGGCGGCACCCAACTTGACCGGTACCCCAACCAGTTCCACGACGTCTCGTTCCACGACAACGAACTCGACGCGCTCCGTGCCGCCAACACGACAGGCGGCAAGGCCATCAAGATCGTCCCCGGCGAGAAGCTGGACGACCTGTACTTCGCGTCGTACGGGAATAGCTGACCGCCGTCCACGGTTCTCATCGAGTTCTACCCAAACCCCATAGACAGGAAACCACCCACCATGCCTAGATTCCGCATCTTCACCGTTGTCGCCGGTATCGGCGCAGCGTTCATCCTCCTCCTGCTGATAATCGGGGTGGCCACCATGTCCCGACAGCGCACCGCCGCCAACGAATGGGGCTGCTCGTTCGGCAGCGGACCGGTCGAGCGGACCCGGCAACTCAAGAACCGGCTCGCCCCCGGCGAATCGGGCGGCTACTCGAATGACACGTTGAAGACCGGCCCGGCCGACATCCGCTTCTACTTCATCGACACCAACCCGCAGACCGCCGACTTCGGCGCCACCCCGATCGTCGTGCCCGCCAAGGGTTCATCGACCTCTGGTGTCGGCGTCGTCCAAACCTCAACCGAGGTCCAGGTGCGGTTCGTGATCAACGAGAACTTCTGCGACTTCTACGTCAACCACCTCAAGCGCGTCGAGTCCACAGTGGATCTCAACTACAACGCCAAGCAAGGCGAGGAGTCGGGGTGGGCGTCGGTGCTCAACCAGACCATGAACCAGAAGTTGATCGAGGCGACCCGCCCGGTGCTGCGCGACGTCGACTACATCACGTTGTACACCAACGGCGCGATCGAGGGCGGCTCCGCCTATGACGTGCTCGCCCGGGAACTGTCAACCAACCTGACCCGCGAGTTGAACGCCGACCTCGGCAAGGAATACTTCTGCGGCCCGAGCTACAAGTTCGACGGCACCATCGACGGCGAGTTCGACAACGGCTGCCCGCCGCTCGAAGTCACCGTCAAGTCGATCACCCCCGTCAACCCGGATCTGATCACGAACCTGCAAGCCATCGTGAACAACGAGGAGCAGCAACGCAAGATCGAATCCGACACCCGCCTCGCCCAGGAGCAGACCCGAGCCGAGCAGGAACGGGCGATCGCCGTCGCGCAGGCCAACCAGGAGAAGGCCGTCGCGCAGGCCGCAGCCGACCAGGCGACACAGGTCGCGCAGGCGGCAGCCAATCAGGAAATCCAGGTCGCCCAGGCGACAGCCGACCAGAACATCAAGGTCGCCCAGGCCAGGGCCGACCAGCAGATCAAGGTCCAGCAGGCTGAATCCGAGCGTGCGGTCCAGACAGCGCAGAACGAGACTCGACGGGCGAACGAACAGTTCAACGCCGAGACCGATCTGCTCGTCGCTCAGGCTCGTGGCCCGGTGGCGACCCAGTTGGCGGCGAACAAGACGGCCGACCTCGTGGCGCAGGCCCAATACTGCGTGACTCTGGCAGCGTCCGGGATCCGCTGCGATCTGCTGGCAGCCGCCGAAGCTGGCACCGTGATCGTGCCCACCGTCAACCTGTCGGGCACCGCTGACGGCGGCTCGGCGGGAACGACGGTCGTACTGGACGCCCGACCATGAGGAAGTTCGTGGGGGTGGCCGCGGCGGCGGTCACCCTCATCCTCGTCTCGTGCGGCGACGACGACGACTTCGATCAACCAACCTCGGTCAACGTCGGCGAGCAGCAACGCCAGACGTGCGTCGATTCAGGCAAGATCGCGGTCGTGGAGGATGACATGGTGATCGGCTGCGTGACCGTCGAACAGTACGGCGACATCCTCGAACTCACACCGACCCCGGCGGGAACGTCACCATGAGACTGATCCTGCCCGTCGTGTTCGCGGTCGGGATCTTCTACGGCGGGTTCGCGCTCGGCTACTACCGCAGGCCCACGGACCCGCGGATAGTGGCCCTACGCGAGCACGCCCGCCTGTTGGAGCGCGCCGGGAAAGCATCCCGACGCGGCCAGCACGGGCTGGCCGAGATCTACGAACGCGGCGCGCAGGAGGCGCTCGAACTGGCTGACGCCGAACCACGGAAGGAACTCGGACCGTAATGCCGAACGTCATGTTCTACGTGATCCGCTGCCTCGTCTGCGATGAGGCCGCTGGACAGCCGCTCGACATGCCGTTCGGCTCGGCCCGGGAGCGGGGTCAGTGGGCGACGGCGCACACGAAGGCGACCGGCCATGAACGTTGGTTGGTGGTCGATGTGCCCGGCTACAGGTCCCCGGAACCATGAACTCGATCGAGGCCCGCACCCTGAACTCGTTGCGGCTGATTGCTACGGGCCGCGTGTCATGGAACGCACGCAGTCTTCGGATCCGCTTCGAGTACGGAGCGATGCTCGAACCTGACCATCAGTACCTCGACGGCCTCGTGTTGAGCGAGGACTACTACGTCCGGGAACACATGGCGACGTCGGATCGTGGGTCGGTGACGTTGACGTCGAGGGGACGGCAACTGCTCGCCGAACTCGAAGCGGAAGCCGCGCGGTGAGCGAGTCCGCCGAGGCGATCGCGAAGGTCGTCGGTGATCTGCGTGCGGGCCTGATCTGGGACATCTACGACGCCGGGCTGTATTCGACGGAGATCAACGAGTTCGAGGACGCTGTCGTGGTCGACGCCACCCCGGTCTACCGCGACCTGTTGAAACGCACCGGTGTCCGCTTGTACGAGGATCATCGCATCGCGCCGGTGTGGCCGAACGCGCTGATCTGCTACCGCAACGAGCACGGCAACGGCATCGTCACCCACGTCACCGCAGCCCCGCTCGAAGTGTGGGACGCGACCGGCGACCGGTGGGAAACGAACCTCGAACACACCATCGACTGGGACCGGGTGCGCTGGGTGTGCCTGTTCACGATCTTCTCCGGGAACCGCGCCAAGAACAACACCGTCCCGGTGCCAACCGCCGGACCGCTCCACATGTGGCGCGCCGCCGTCTACGAGGACGGCGAGATCGCCGATCTCCGCTGGGTCGCGGTGTCGGGCGAACCGGGCCTGAACGAACGCTGGGACATGGCCCAGTTGGTGACGCTCGGAGCGATCAACCTCGGGAACTGCGTCAACGTCGAACTGCGTGAACCGAAACGGCAACGCCACGCACAACGCCGCCTCGACCGCACCGGCGTCCGCGTCTCAGAGCTACACGTCCGACCGACCTCGAAGTCGTACACCGCCGAACGGCTCGCGACCCTCACGTCGGCGTCGATCCCGATCCATTCGGTCCGAGGCCACTTCGCCGAGTACGGCGTGAACGGCCGCGGCCTCTTGTTCGGCAAGCTGTCGGGCCGCTATTGGATCCCGGCCCACGCCCGAGGCAACCCGGAACACGGCCACGTCGAGCAGAGCTACACAGTGGAACCATGAGCCTCCTCCCGAACTTCAAGTCGCATCCGACGACCGAAGATCTCGCCTACTACGTCGACCGTGGCCTGCGCGGTGGCGAGACGACCCCCAAGGTGACCCGGGTGGCCAACCATGTGAAACGCTGCGTGATCTGCGCACGGCTGACGAACGAGATCACCGCCGAGTGGGACGAGGGCGACGAATGAGCGAGCACCTCGACGGCAAGCCGATCTCGACGTACTCGTATCGGATCCTCGGCTGCCGCTGCCCGGACTGCACCGCTCTCGCCACCGCCGAGCACCGCCGCACCTACCAGGCCCGAGGCCGCGCTCTCGGCAAGGTCCAGAACCGCACCCAGAACAAAGCGGTCGCCTGGGTCCGCGCGAACTGCCCAGTCCTGTGGGAACAGTTCCTCGCCGAGTCGTACGAGGAACTCGGCATCGAACGCCGCAAGCCCGGCCAGCGTGACCGATCCGCGCCCGACCAGAGTTCCGAGGCGTAGGCTTCGACCATGACCGCCGACGACGCAGCCGAACCACCTGAGCCGTCCGACGACGAAGCGACCGCCCGCGCCTGGGTGATGCTGCTCATCTCCGACATGTCATGGCTCGTCGGCAACGTCGAAGGCGGAGGCTCCACCGTCCCCGACCGCATCACCGACGACCTCCGAGACGCACTCTCCTGGCTGGCAGGCACACCATGATCACGCTCCCCCGTCTGCCGTGGCATTGGCGCCTGCGCCGCTGGCTCGGCTTCGACTCGCTTCGCCGCGGGATCCTGTTCATCCCCAACGAACTCCACTTCCGCGAGCCTGACGCGAGTGACACCGACCGGTTCCTGAACGAACTGATCCGGGTCATGACCGAACCGATCCGGGTCATGACCGAACCGATCGGGGGCCGACCATCGCGCTGGTGGCGGTTCCGCCGCTGGGCCGGTTTCGACTCCGTACGCCACACCAAGTCGACCCGCGACGCCCGCACCCTGGTCCCGATCATCCTCCGCGGCCCAGCTTCGGCGGCACCATGAGCGACGCCAAGATGCACCGCGTGGCCCGACTCGGACGCTTCAAGCTGTACTACGCCAACCGCCACGTCTTCATCCACCCCGGCTTCCACCTGTGGACCGGGCACCGCCACATCCGACTGCTGCCGATCCCCAAGATGGGAGCACACCCATGAACGCCAACCCTGACCCGCACGACCCGTGGGACCGCCGCCCCGGCGAATCCCCGAAGGCATACGCGGCGTTCCTCAAGTACCGAGACATGGGTCCCTACAAACGCTCTCTGCGCGCACTCGGCGCGCGCGAAAGTAGTACAGAAGTAGTACATATCGCCCTCGCAGCCCGCTGGTCCCGCGAGAACGACTGGGTCGACCGAGCCGGATCCTGGGACGACTACCTCGCCTACCAGGCCCAAGTCGCCCAGGTCGAAGAAGTCCACGCGATGCGCCGCCGCCACGCCGCACTCGGCTTCACCCTGATCGACACCGTGATCGAACGAGCCAAGCTGATCAACATCGAGAAGCTCACCGTGCGTGACATGCTCGCAATGGCGCAACTCGCCGTCCAGATCGAACGCCAAGCCCGCGGCGAAGTCACCGCCATCATCGAAACCCGCACCGAGGAAGAAGCCCAAGGCCCGACCGGCGCCGACATCCTGACGGCGTTGCGCACCCACAAGGAACTCCTCGTCCTCGCCGAAGAACTCGACCGAGTCATGCTCGAAGGGAACGACCAATGACCCTGTTCGACCGATCCGTCAGCGTGTTCGACGCCCTCGAACAGAACGACATCCACCCGATCAACCACCGCTCCCGCATCACACTGTTCGCGGTCGGCCTCGGTATCGGCGCCGCATTGTGGGCGGCTCTCGCCATCGCTGACGCGCTCGTGTGATCGCGCCCAGATAAGGTTCCCGCCAACCCCCGGCGTCTTCCTCTCGATCGTTGCCAAACAGCCACCGGGGCGCACGTGACGGCCCCTCCGTTTGCCGCCCGCTTCCGGAGGGGCCGTCACCGCGTCCCCACCATCGACAACTCTGGATGGTGACGGCCGAGTTACATTGATGTGATGCCGACCGCCGGTGTCGTCCTCGCCGAGGACCTTGCAGAGCACGGCTGGCGGCTGGCCCCGGACCGCCTCGCCGCCCACATCACCCGCTTCGAGCCGGTGACCGAAGGCTTCGGCGGCGAGTTCCAGATGTCCGGCCCCTACCAGCGGCCACGCCACGTCCGCAAGATCGGCGCCGTGCTCGCTGACACCATCAGCGAAGGCAACGGCCGACTGATCGTCAACCAGCCCCCGCAAACCGGCAAGTCGATGCTGATCTCGCGGTGGACACCGACGTGGGCGCACCATCTCACCGAAGGCAAGGTCCGCGTCCTGCTCGGCTCCTACCAGGCCCGCTACGCCGCGTCGTGGGGCAAGGCGACGAAAGACACCGTCGAGAAGTTCGGCGACGAACTCCTCCTCGAACTCTCACCATTCGCGCACGCCCGCGACGTGTGGGAAACGACCGCCGGGGGCGGGATGCGCACGAGCGGCATCGAAGGCTCGATGACCGGCCTCCCCGGGGACATCATCATCGTGGACGACCCGTTCCGCTCGTTCAAGGAAGCCCACTCACCGACAGTCCGCCAGGATGTGTGGGACTGGTTCTGGGCTGTCCCGATGACCCGCCTCCAACCCGGCTCGACCGTGATCGTGGTTCAAACCCGTTGGCATGAGGACGACCTCACCGGGCGCCTCATGTCGTCGGAGGGCGCGCACCGCTGGACGCAGCTACGCATCCCCGCCCTGTGCGACGACCCCGCCACCGACTTCCTCGGCCGCAAGCTCGGCGAGTCGATCTGGCCCGAACGGTTCTCCGAGGAGCACTACAGCGATCTCAAGATCGACTCCGGTGCCTACAAGTGGGCCGGGATGTACCAGCAACTCCCGGCACCATTGGAAGGGGAGATCTTCAAGCGGGCGAAGTGGGTCAAGGTCGACGCCGCCCCGATCGGCCGCATGACGCACCTCGTGCGCCGCTGGGACCTCGCGAGCACCCAGGACGACGGCGACTACACCGCCGGTGTGTTGATGGGCCGCACCGACCGCTCCGAGTTCTTCATCCTCGACATCCAACACGAACGTCTTTCTTCGCTCGGCGTCGAGGAGTTGATCAAGGACACCGCCCGCCGCGACCACAAGGACTACGGCGGCAAGGTGCTGATCCGCCTCGAACAGGAACCCGGCGCGACCGGCAAACGAACCGCCGAGGACTACGTCAAGCGTCTCCTGTCCGGATACCCGGCCAAGGCGTTGCGCACCGACAACAAGAAAGAACTCAAGGCGCAGCCGTTCGCAGCGCAACAGGAAGCCGAGAACGTGATGCTCGTGCGCCACCTCGACAAGATCACCGGCCAGTTCGTCACACCGACGTGGTGGGAGGAGTTCATCGAGGAAGCCGCCGTGTTCCCGTCCGGCACCCACGATGACATGGTCGACGCCGCCTCCGAAGCGTTCAACGATCTCCGCGAGTTGGAGATGAAGCGAGTCAAGGCCAAGACCCGCACCATGGCCGGGGAACGAATCGGCGTCCCCCCGCAGACCGGACAGCCCCGAGGCCAGACCCGCCCACCCGGCTGAAATGTCGCCACCCAGGACTACGGTTGCGGCGATGGCCACCGTTGTCGAAGCGATCGCATCCACCATCGGCTACTCGCCCGGGATCGACGGGCTGCTCGGTTCTGGCCTGTCGAAGATGCTCGCCTTCCAACAGGCCACTGACATCTGCAAGGCGCTCGGGCTGCCAAGCGACGTCGATGTCGACGTGGTCCGCCGGTGGGGCAGCGGCGAAGTCATCCACCTCGGCCCGGAGCACCTCGCATGAGCGAGACCCTGTACGAGTTGGTCGTGAGCGGTGAACGCAAACTGTTCCCGCTCTGGCGTGCCGCTGCCGTCTACGACAACGGCTGGATCGACGTACGGTTCGGCACCATCGTCCACGAGAACGACCAGACCCGCCCGATGACCGACGCCGACCGCCGACTGGTCGCCGACGCCGCCGACGAGTACAGCGCGAGCAAGTGATGACCCGCCAAGAGTTGTTCTGGATCCTGATCATCAAGATCTCCGTCACCGGATTCTTCGCTACCGCGCTCTGGCTGAACTGGGGCCGCAAGTGACCGACTGGCTCCCCGGCGACCTGCGCGTCCAGATCCACCCGTCCGGGCTATCGGTGACATGCCGGTACTGCGGCCGGTGCGGTGCCATCATCCCGCTCACGTTGAAGGAACTCCACGACGACTTCCACGGCCGCGCCCCGTTCGACCCGGCAGGCGAACCGATGCACGGCCACCCACCCGCCGACATGCCCCCGGAGGTGTCCTGCTCATGAGCGACATGCCGAACGAGGACGAGTTGGACCAGGCGCTCCTCGACGCCGCCCGGCGCGGGTTCGTGGAGTTCTCCACCATCGAGGAGTTGCCGCACGTCCTCGAACACCTCGGCCCCGTGTCCGGCGGCGACATCCTCATCTTCCGTGACCTCGATGACCAGACCCGGGAGGACGCAACCCAAGCGGTGATGGACTACTACGTCGAGGTCGCCCGCGCCCAGAACCGGGTCGAGGTCCGCAGCGTCAGCGCCGACGTCAAGTACACGGCCGACCGGCTCCCGGTAGCGGCAGCAGCGGTCGTGCCGCTGCTCGTGTTCCTCCCGAGCGGGATCGGGATCGAGCACCTGACCGAGTCCGACATGGTCCGCGCCGGATGGCAACGGATCACCAACCCAGAGGAGACCCCGTGAGCGCAGACGGACCGATCTATCACAAGTACGACGTAACTCGTACTGACGGGGCGGAGGCCGACCCGGAGTCCAAGCACTTCGGCGGTTGCTTCCTGTTCGTGCTCGACATCGACCACGACCCGTTCGCAGCGAAGGCACTGTCGGCCTACGCCGAAGCGTGCCACCGCACGCACCCGGAGTTGGCGTCCGCTCTCCGCGGTGCGCTTATCGAGCGCGACCTCCCCCGACCCCATGAGTAAGTCGACGTGGCACGTCACTGTCGAGATGGACGACGGCGAGGTGTGGGCAACCGAACTACTCCACGTCACCGGCGGCATGAAGGAAGCGTCGTTCCGGGCCGCGAAGATCATCGAGGGCCGCTACGGCACCGGCGAGACCGGGATCAAGACGTTGTTCGTCGGGATCACCCTGCCCGAAGGCGCGCTCGACCTGGGCGTCAAGCCATGAGTGAGCGTCCACTGCCACGCGACTCCGACCCGGTCGCCGGTCTCTGGTTGCGCTGGGAGATCGTCGGCGGCGAACCGGTGTTGAAGATCGACCAGGACGTGACGGGCGGGATGACGCTGTACACAGCGGAGGCGCTCGCTCACGCCATCCTGTACCAGACTGCTCTGCTCAAGGCGAACGTCGACGCCCCGTTCGACTGGGGACGCTTCGAGCCGCCGTGGGAATGTCCCGTTCCAGGCTGCTCCGAACCGACCGGCCAACGGCACAAGCACATGGGGGTGGTGCGATGACACCAGGCCAGATCCAAGGTTCGATTGACGAGATCTGCGAAGGACTCGACGCTCAACGCGCGGCGTACATCTCGGCCCGCGGTTCGGACCACACGCAGCAACCGTTCACCATCACGTTCGACCCGGACGTCACGAACTACGAGGAGATGACCCGCATCCTCGAAACGGTCCGCGCCCGCTACCCGCAGTGGCGCATCAAGGGAGAGTGGAAGACATGAGCCTCGACTACACCCACTTCAACACCAAGCTCTGCGAGGTGCTCGGCCTCGACGTGACCAAGGTCGCGAGCCTCATGATCGTCGCCACCGGCGAGGAGACCACCATCAACGTCGAATGGGTCGCGCTCGATGATCACGGCGAACTCGATAACTGGCACCAGAAGTACCGGATCGTCCCCCTCGACCCGCACGATGCCCGCGGGGTCTACGACCGTGGCGTGATCGCCGATGAGTAACTGGTGGGTCGGATACGTGGTCGGCGTGTCGGTCGGTGTGGCAGGGATGCTGTTCGGCGCGTACGTCTGGGGCTACATAGAGGGACTCCGCGACGGACGACGGGAGCGTCATGAGTGACGATCTGAACCCGACCGAGTCCGAGGCGTCCGAGGACGTCCACTGGTGGTTCGGTCTGAGCTACTCGTCTTACCTGTGCTGCAACCGGTCCCTGTTGCAGTCGATGCCCGACGAATGGCAGGCCCGGTTCGTGCAGTGCATGATCGAACTCCGCGACCACTTCCCGAACATCAACGAACCGCAGTACACCGTCTACGCCCGCTCCGCTGACGGCCGGTTCATCAAGGATCCGATCCCCAACTACAACCGGGGCCGCACCTTCATCGCCTCGACCGATCATCACGGTTGACGGTCACCCGAAAGGGGTACGGTCGACCATGCTCGCAGACATCATGTCGAAGCCCGATCTCGCGGAGGCGTGCTTCCTCGTCGCCGTGATCGTGTTCGCGGCGGGGTTGCTCATCAGCCTCTCCAAGACCTCGCCGCTCAAGGCGTACGACCGGGTGATCGAGTACACCGGCCTCGCGATCCTGGCGTTCGGCTTCCTCGCCCTGTAACGTCCGCTCCCATGAGCGACGCACCTGACGCACCCGACACCGAGGAAGCCCCGGACGGCGACGAGACGCCGGACACCGAGGAGACCGCGCCCGACGACGAGTGATCGCCGGGGAGATCCCCCGATGCCAGCCAAGCTCGTCAAGTTCTCCGTGCCCGACGCGGTGTACGACCACCTCGCGGCGCGTGCCGCCGCGCACGAGCAGACCGTCAACGAGTACGTCCGCGCCCGACTGATGGCGTCACTCACCGCCAAGCAACCGGCCGACTCCGGGACCCTGCGACCATCGCGTCCGCGGACCGTCGAGCCACGCTGGAAGCAGAAGGACATGCCCAAAGCCAAGGCGTGAACTCTGTTGACAAACCGGGGACAACCTGTGCATAATAATGGTGCATGGGAACCACCACGACGAACGTGTACGCCAAGGACTTCAAGCGCGGTGACCGGCTCGCGTCCGGCTCCACCATCCTCGGCTACCTGAGACTCGCCAAGGGCGGCATCGCCTACATGGTCGAGACCCCCGGCGGCGCCCGCCGCGAACTCGTCTTCGACGGCCGTCGCAAGTACGCCATCGTCATCGAGACCGACTGAAAGGAAACCACCACATGGTCAAACCCAAGACATTCATCGTGACTCTGCGAGGCACCGAGATCACCGACTTCGGGTTCCGCCTCCGGATCGACCTGACCGGCAAGCTCCCCGGCCCCACCAAGTTCGAGACCACGATCACGACCCCCGACGAACTCGACGCAGCGATCGACGCCATCGTCGCCGCCGCCGACCGCCCGGAAGGCACCGAAACCTTCCCGGTCAACGGGTTCTACATCTCGGTCGACCCGAAGGCCGGTCGCTGGCCCGCCGGGTTCAAGGCCCGCTTCGACAAGTCCCTGACCCGGCGCTTCGAGACCATCGCCGCCTAGTCAAGACTGTTGACAAACCGCAGACAACCTGCGCATAATACTGGTGTGAGGAAGGGTCCTCACAGGAAAGGAAACCACCACCATGTTGTTCACCGTTGGCTCCCGCTGGCGGGAGCGGTCGGGCAACGAGTTCGTCGTTGTCGGCAGGCTCGACAACGGCGCCCTCAAGGTCCGGTTCGACGGCGGCTGGACCCTGTTGCTGGCACCGTCCGAGCGGTTGAAGTGGACGGCGGTCGTCACCAACGACGAGTTCGCGGTGGCGGCATGAGCGTGGACGAACTCTGGATGCTCGTGCTCGCACGACGCGCCGAAACCCCGACACCCACCGAGGAGGATGAATGACCGTGTACGGCCTCTACCGAGGCAACCCGAACGAGATCGGCATGATCGCCCCGAGCAAGGCTGCCGCCGCCACCATGCGAGCGATGTTCGGCCCCGCCTGGAAGGCCCGCAAGCTGACCGCCGCCGAGGCCAACGACCCGTGGGTCCTGGCCGAGATCGCAACGCTGACCGCCGAGGGAGTGTGGAACGCATGAACCGGGCCACCTACAACCGGGTGAGCGTCGGCGGCGACAACTCCAATGCCGATCTCATGAACGCCGCCCGCTACGCCATCCTCGCCAACCTCAAGACCGCCAAGGCCCGCTGGGTGATCGGCACGGCGCTCGACCTGTTCAGCCCCGAGAACGTCTACATGGACGGCGAACTGTTCTCCTACGGGAGCGAACGATGAGAGCACCGATCCCCCGCTACCACGACGGCTGGGACAACGGTGTCGCCTGGGTGCGCTCCGAACTCGGCAAGCGTGACCGGCCCGGCCGCTGGGCGCGAGCCGCACTCGCCAAGCTGCGGGCGGCGACGCCGTCCGGTTTGCGCGACGACTTCGGTTGGGGCTTCAAGGACGGCGCCGCGACCACGCTCGCCAACCACCTCTACACCATCGACAACCTGGAAGGAACCGAATGACCACCCGAGAAAGCAAGACCCCACCGAGGGTCGCCACCGTCACCGCCCGCGCCAAAGACGTCGAAGTCAGCGGCACCGACCGGGCGCCGATCGTGATACCCGCCACCGCCGACAAGAAACACCCCGAACGTCTCGCCGCCGCGCTGCGAGGCTTCCTCGCTGACGCTTTCGTCGCCGGGTACGACAGGGCGAACGCCGACATGGCGATGATGGACGGGAACGACGAATGAACGTCAAGATCGAGTTCAACGTCGAGCCGACCGATCGGACACGGCTCGCCATCGCCCGGCTCACCGGCCGACGCGCCGAAGGGCTGGCGTCACGTGACACCGTCAAGCTGTTCTTCAAGACGTACGGGCTGAACGGCTACGAGTTGATCGCCGAGGAGATCGGCCGCATCAACGAGGAAGCTGCCCGGATCGCCAAGTCTCTCGCCACGGAAGGGGCATCATGACAACCACCACCCGCACCCGAGTCACCAAGCGCGAGGCCGAGCGCACGCTCAACGCCGTGAAGCGCATGTTCCGGGCGTACATCTCCGAGGGCTACGGTCCCGAACTTCGCAAGGACTGGGACTGGGGCTGGACCACCGAGGCCCATTACGACTGGGCGATCGTCTGGGAAGACGGCTCGCCCTACGACTGGACGTACCTGTTCCCCGGCGGCGGCATAGACGAGGAGTTCGGCTTCCGCCACACCGAGGTCGAACTGCCCGAGGGTGTCTGGACCGAGGCGATCACCGGTTGGGCGCTCGCCATCTACCCGAAGGACTGGTGACCGATGAACGCTGAACTCCGCTCCCTCATCCGGCTCCGCGACGCTGCGTTGCGGGATCTCGACCGGGCCGACCGGATCGACAAGGGGAGCCGCTGGCTCACGCACCCGGACGAGATGCGCAGCCTGTCAGCCCGCTTCCACGAACTCGACGCCCGGGTCGAGGCGATGGGCGAGTCACCATGATCCTGTTCGGCTGGATCGTGGAAGCACTCACGATCGACTTCCTCATCTTCGATCTCATCCACCACCTACGAAAGGCACACCACTGATGGACCCAGAGGCAACACTTGCGATCGTCAACGACGAAGCCGCCACATCGGATGAGCGTGACTTCGCTGCGCTCGACCTGCTGGTCTGGCTCGCCAAGGGTGGCGTCCTGCCCCCGATGGAGGGGCTGCGCCCCAAGGCTGATCTGATCGAACGCTGCGAGAGTCGAGTGATCGGCGCCATCGAGGGCTACGAGGAACGCTGATGCCCGAGCATGACCTGCCACCCGCCTGGGACATGGAACACGAGTTGTACCTCCGAGCCTGCGAAGGCGTCGACTGGAACTACTCGGAGACCTTCACCGACCCGTGGGTCGACTACTGCGACTACTGCGAACGCGAGGGCCACACCTTCCGCTCCTGCCCCGCCCGCGACGACGACCCCGACTACTCCGAGGAGGATCCCGATGCCTGACCGAACCGCCAACGATCGCCGGATGACCATGAACGACCTGTGCGACGAGATCTTCAACTCGCGCCTGCCCGGCTACCAGACCTGCCCGCCGTTCCCCGGCATGTTCCGCGAGCCGCCATGCGAATGCCACGAGTGCGGCGCCCCGCTCGAATCCGGTGACGAGACCCACTGCGAGGACTGCTCGTGACGACTGAGCCGAAGGTCAACCGAGTCATGCGCAACACCGGCAAGGTGAAGGGGGCCATCGAGTGGCCGATCGCCTGGGCCGAATGGGACGCTCTCCCAGCGACCGTGCGCGAGCGAGTCCGCGACCTGCTGGACGAGGCCGTCGATCTCGTCACCGCGTACGCTGCCGACCCCGCCGGGTGGCGGCGATGAGCGACTACGTCGAACTCACCGGCGACGACCTGCCGTACCATTTGCGCCCCGACGCGCCCCCACTCGCGACCTGCGACCGTTGTGGCCGGGCCACGTGGTCCGACGAGGTCCTCGACGGCGACTTCGATCTGATGACCCAACCTGACGGGATGGCGTGCGGGGGCCGGTTTCGCCGTGGGTAAGCGCGTCACGCAACGCAAGCTCTTGCGCGCCTCGATGGCCATGAACGCGCTGGCGGAGTGCGAGGACGCCGACGAGGTGTTCTGGCGGTACCACGACGCGGTCGTGCCGAAGTGGGACAAGGACGGCTACCAGCAGTCCACGATCATGCTGCTCGAACGTGACCTGCCATCGACGCGGCTGCTCGTGCTCATGGGCAACCACCTGGCAGTGATGGCCGTCCCTGACGGCGATGTCCCTGGTTACGAGCCGCCGCCGACCTGAACTGTCGCCGCGCTCAACTACAGTCGACCTGTCCAGTTGAGGAGGGCACTTGAGCATCAACCGAAACCTGCGAGCCGTCAGCGACGAAGTCCGAGAACTCTGCCACTACCGGCACATGTGGGACCGCGTCGACTCGAACCATTGGACAGCCACCCGCGGCGACCCGCTGACGCTGCGCTGCATGAGATGCGGCACCGAGTTCCGCGCCCAGATCACACCGGGAGGCCAGTACGCCGGTCACCCCCGCTACGTGTACCCGCGCGGCTACCTGTACGACCGCACCGAGCACCGCCTCACACACGCCGAACGACGAGCGTTGATCGTGCGCCAAGCGATCTTCACGGCCCGCAAGAACCGAACCACCACGAGGAGAGCATCGTGACCATGACTGATTTCCCACCCTCTGCCGACTGGGACGCGGGGCTGCCGCCGCCCCTCGACATCACCGCCCCGCTCACACCGGACGGCAAGGTCCCATGCCCGGTCCCGGGCTGTAGCGACCGGGTGACGAAGAACGCGCTCGGCCCGCACTTGAAGATGCACCGCAACCGTCAGGACCCGGGCACCCCGCCACCGAAGTACAAGTCGAAGGCCAAAGCCGCCGCCGCCGCCGCCGCGAAGGTCAACGACGCGCCAGTGAAGCGTGCGTACACGCCGCGCGCGAAGCCGAAGCTGACCCCGGCCGACGTGGTCGACGGCGTGCTCACCATCCTGTTCCCGGTGAGCATCCCCACCGGCATGGCGCGCGAGGTGGCAGCCTGGATCGCAGACACCGAACGGCTCGCCGCCGCCGCGTTGGCCGACCAGGCTGAACCCGAGTCACCATGAGCTACGACACCCTGTTCGGACTCCGCGAGCGAGTCGCCGCGAACCTCGACCGGGCCGTCGCCACCGTCACCATCGGCGAGGAACGCTTCCTGTGGGAGATCTCGTTCCCGCTGCAACCCCAGATCCAACAAGCCCCGAACGGGCAACTGGCGATGGCCGTCACACTCGGCGGCTGGGTGATTCTCAACTGCCCGTCACCGATCCTCGGTGACGCGTCGATCACGTCCGGCGCCCTGTTCGATCTCCGCCGCCTCGCCGACGACGAACAGACCGCCACTGAGGTGGTCCGCCAACTCGCCACCAATCTCCGCGAGGCCGTCGCCCAGAAGATCGCGCTCGACAACCCACCCGACCTACGGATGCCACCACCCGACCTACGGATGCCACCCCTCCCACCGGGTTGGTCGAGGCACGGATGAGCACCGACGATTGGAGAAACGACATGCTCGAAACGATCCCGTCCCCCGACATGGACAAGCCTGACCTGCCGCGCTCGATCATCGCGCTGCGCGACGGCACCGCCCCGCCACCACCGAACGCCGGGGTCGCGCGCGCCGCCCGGATGGACAAGATGGCAGCCGATGACGTCAAGCTGACCGACTTCCTCGCCGACCTCGCCCGCTACATCGACCATGCCGACAAGGCCGAACTCGTCGGCGAGGACTGCGGCCCGCACATGGCGAAGCTCATCCGCGCCGAACGCGACCGGCTCGCCGCCAAGCAGGTCAAGCTGCGCGAGGAACTCGCCTACCTGCGGAGCATCTCGTGAGCCTCGGCGGCGCCGACCCGACCAAGAGCTACCACATCCAGTTCGACTACCGCGGTGTGCTCGTCGCCATCGAGAACGAAGGGGACCCCGGCCGGACGTTCGGCCCTGACGCCTGGATCCTCGTCAACGCCCACGAATGGGCACGTGCGCAACGATCGGTCGCGTTCCTGCAAGCCATCCACGAACGAGCCAACGAGATCCCGAACGCGCCCGCCGCCACCAAACCGTCTCGCACGTATCGGGCGCCCGTCAAGCGTCCGGCCAAGCCGAAGGCGGCGAAGTCATGAGACGCCTCGTCGTACTGTTCGCGCTGCTGCTCACCCTCCTCCCCGGTCACGCGTTCGCGGACGTGGAACGCGGTGACCGGGGATCTGAGGTGACCGAAGTTCAGACCATCCTCAAGGGCTACGGGTATACCGTCGTGGTCGACGGCACGTTCGGCCCCCAAACCGAGAAGGCGGTGCGCTCATGGCAGAAGTCGAATGGTCTAGTGGTGGATGGAATCGTCGGACCCGCGACCCTGGCCTCTCTCCGCGGTGCCGTGCGCGTCGGCAACGCCCAGGTCGTTACTGGCCTCAATGGGCTGCCGTTCGCACCCGCTGGGTTGAGTCCCTGTGACGAGATGTCGTTCTACCGGCAGCAAGCCGGGCTGCCCGACGTGTTCGACGCGCTCGGCTGGCGCGAGTCGAACTGCAACAACCGCGAGGGCGCCAAGTACAACACCTGGTGCTGCTACGGCTACTGGCAGAACTTCATCTCGTCGCATCTGTCACGCCATAGCGCCTACCGCGTCCCGATCATCGAGAAGTGTCAGGTCACCGGCGTCGAAGACATCAACTCGGACGTGCCGCTCGACAAGCAGAAGCAGGCGTGCGTCACCTTCATCCTGTACTCGATCTCCGGACTGACCCCCTGGCACACATGACCCGAGATGACCGGACCGAAGCGATCGCCCGCTGGGCGTTCACCGCGTTCGTCACCATCGTCGTGATCGGCTGGATCCTCTGGGGGTGGCTGACGTGACGACTCGTTTCCGCGACGAATACGAACAGACCTGGACGCCGCCGCCGACCCCGGCGCCCGGCCAGATCTGGGAGCGTGCCGGGCACCCAAGGTTCCAGGCGTTGCGGGTCGAGGCATTCGTCCCTGAGACCAGTCTCGGCCAACTCGTCGTGTTCACGTGGTGCGCCGTCACCGGGGGCCACGCCAACGTCGAACACGTCGAGGTCTTCCTGCGCCGCTCGACGTACCTCCACGGCGGACCATCGTGATCGCCGAAGCCCTGCCGACCGCCACCAAGATCCTGTTCGGCCTCGTCGCGATCGGACTCGTCGCCCCGGCGCTCTACAACGTGTTCAAGGCGACACCGGTCCGCGACCGGCACTACGACCGCAACCGGTACCGGCACAACAAGCCCGTCGACGTGAAGCGGTACCGCAACCTGTGGGTGGTCGACAGAGAGGACACCGATGACGATCAATGAGATGCCCACCTGCTACATCGTGACGTTGCTGCCGCTCGACAACCCGAACTGCTCGATCTGGTCGTTCAACGTCGAGTGGTGCGGCAAAGCATGGAACGGCGACCCGAGGTACGCCGACCGGCAGTGGGCGGTGCGCCGCATGGGCGCCTGCCTGTCACGCGGCGGCAAGATGACCTACGAGCCGCAGCCGTCATCGCGGACCGCCGGGTTCTACAAGAACCATCGCTTCACGCTCGATGAGGCGCTCGCCGCCGCCCGAAAGCACGTCGGCAAGATCGTCGTCAACGGCATGACCGCCGCCGACGTCGCATGAGGAAGCACACCATCGAGGAGAAACGCGAGGCGATGCGCCAATCGGCGAACTCGTCGCGGGCGACCGCCGACGAGATGGCCGCGATGTATGGCGGCTGCGACGACCCGCTGCACCCGTTCATGCGCTTCGACCCGCAACCATTCCGGGACTGGATCGACTTCCACGACCGTGTCATTGTCCCGCTCGCCACGAGCGACATCGACACGGTCGTCCAGGAAGCGATGCGGCTGTACCGGCAAGCCAACCCGCACTTCATCGCCGCCTGCTTCTACCTCGCCGCCCGCTCCAACCCGAGCCTGGTCGACTGAACTGTCGCCGCTCTCAACTACAGTCACCACAACCCACGACACCCGGAGAGGTTCAACAACATGAAGCGTCTGCTGGCGGCGATCGGAATCACGATCGGTGCAACACTCATCTCAGCGGGGACGGCCTCGGCTCACACCCCGAACGTCCACGACGAATGCGACGGCCTGTATGTCGTGCTCACCAACTACGAGTCGACCGCCGGTGACGCGTTCAACAACAAGGTCACCATCACAATCGACGGCGTCGCCACCGACTACGAGTTCGACGCCTCGTTCTCCCGGACCGACTCGTGGACCCAGTTCGCTCCGCACACCTGGTCAGTCGTGATCGACGCCAACCGCAACAACGGCAACACCACGCAGTACGACGTCAGCTACCAGGGGACCCAGACCCCGTGCCAGCCGACCACCACGGCGAGCACGACCACGACCACGACCACCACGACGACGCTGGCGCCGACGACGACGACCACCGAGCCGACGACCACGACGACATGCCCCGACTGCGTGATCAACACCGTCGTGATCACCGAACCGACCACCACGACGACCGAGACACCGACCACGACGATCATCGTGAGCACCGACGAGCCTCCGCTCCCAACGACCACGACGACCACCACCACGCTGGCGCCGGTCACGACCCCCGGCGCGCTGCCGCCGACCGGTGGAGGTAACTCGAACGTCGCGATCGTCGCCGCCATCGCGGTCATCCTCGGCGTCGGATCGCTCGTCCTCGCACGGCACCGCTCATGAGCAGCTACAAGACCGACATCGTGCTCGGCGACCGCTACGTCGATGAGCAGACCGGCTATGACGGTGTCGCGTCCGCGGTCACCTTCTACCAACACGCCTGCGAACGCGTCGTGTTGGAGTCGTACGACGCGTCACGTCGCGAGGTCAAAGAGGTCGTGTTCGACGCCCCTCGGCTGACGTCAATCGAGACCCGAGAGACGGCGACGAGCGCCCGCCCCGGCGGTGATCGGCCCGACACCTCACGACCTGCTGACGGGCGCCGATGAGCGACACGTTCTCCGTGTACCCTCCCGGGACCACCCGGGAGGAGATGGACAAGGCCAGCGGCTACGTCGCCAACGAGTTCGAGTGGGCAGCGACCCAACTCAATAAGGGCGACCAGTGCTGGTTCCGCAAACGCAACGGCCGCTTCGGCACGGGCGAGGAACTCGGCCCGTGGAAGTGGGGCACGTACCTGTCGAGCTACTTCTACGACGGCATGATCGCCCGCGTTGCCGAGGCCGACCCGGACGATCTGATCGAGCACTCGCTGTTCCTCGACCTCGGCGACCAGATCTCGGCGACGCGACCTTGAGCGATTGCGTGTTCTGCGACATCGTGAAGGGTGACGCCCCCGCCGAGATCCTTTACAGGTTCAAGCGTCCATCCCGGGGGGCTGGACGGCCCGAGGAGCCGATCTGCATCGCCGTCACACCGCTCAACCCGGTCGTGCCGGGGCACGTGCTGATCATCCCCGTCGAACATGTCGCCGACTTCACCGAAAGTATCCGCGTGACAGCCGATGCGATGGTGTGCGCAGCGAAGTACGCCCGCCATCACCGCATCGAGAACTGCAACTTGATCACCTCGCGCGGCGCGGCAGCGACGCAGACCGTGTTCCACCTCCACGTCCACCTCGTGCCCCGCACCTACGGCGACAACCTGCATCTGCCGTGGACCGTGCTCCGTGAAAGCGTGACCATCGAATGAATCCGACCTGCGGCAACTGCGCGTTCTCGGCCCGCCCACCAGACCAACGGCCCCCGTACCGGATCGTGTACCAAGGCGCGCTCGAATGTCACCGCTACCCGCCGATCGTCGCCGGGCACACACTGATGGAGCATCCGATGTCGAACGTGCTGCCCGGCATCATGTTCCCCCAAGTCGACCCGACCGACTGGTGCGCCGAGCACCAACTGGCCCGAGGCCGCAACAGGAAGATCCCCCTCGATTGAGACGCCTCGACATCCCCCGGGCGCGCCGCTACCCGCGGCGACCAATCCGCCGACCGATCGCCGAGTTCTGGACGATGACATTCCCGACCCCCGGCACGTGGAGCACGACAGCCTGGATCGAGGCCAAGATCCCGCCACCATCGAACGAACAGTTCATGCTGGTCAACGGGTGAACGACATCGAGGTGATGATCGGCGACGTCCCGTCGTGCCCGACCTGCGGTCACTTCGCGTGCGTCTGCACGATCAACGCCCAACACGACGAGGACTGCAAGTTCCGGCGCGCCGCCGCCGGGAACGTCGCCATCGAATGCGACCACGGCCACGATGTCTGCCCGATCTGCGATCCCTGCACCTGCGAAAGTCGTTGAACTTTGGACCGATCCGGATGCGACGATTGAGCGGTGAGCAAGGTCGTCAGCCAGTGTGTGTACTGCGGTGCTCCTCTCACCGCGGAGACGCTCACGGTCGACCACGTGATCCCGCGCTGCCGTGGCGGCAGCAACGAAGCCGCCAACAAGGCACCGGCCTGCGCCGACTGCAACCAGGAGAAGGGACCGTTGACGGCCCGCGAGTACCTGTCAGCGCGTGGCAACAAAGGCGAACTCAAGGCGATGATCCGGCAGGCCAGCCGCGAGTTGATCTCCACGATGGACTTCGCCCTGGCGACCGTCGCCGCCAAGAAACGCCCCAAGATGCTGTCGAGCGCGGACGCTCTGCGGTTGCGCGCCGAAGCCGCCCGCCGCTTCGAGGAACACCGCGAGCACGAGAAGGTCAGATGGGCCGTCGAGCAGCGAGCACGGGAACGTAGCCGCGTGTTCCAAGAACTGGCGGAGGCCGCTGAACAGGCACGCGCGCGAGCCAGGGCCGAAGGCCGGGCGGCAGGCACGTGATGAAGATCACCGATAGCCCGCATCGGCCCGGCACCCCCGAGCACGACCAGTGGGTGCGTCGCGTGTTCATCCCGACCGTCGCGCCCGAGCGGATGATCACGGACGGAGCGAAGTACGGGGCCGAGTCGCTCGGCGTTAAGCGAATCAACGGCTACAACGCCGACCTGTACGACCGGCTGGTCGCCCAGGCGAAAGCGATCGGCTCCGCGTTCCGCGCTCTCGGCGACGCCGCCCACGACGCGGCCCAATCGTTCCACGCGACCGTGACGGTCCACTTCCCGGACTGGCTGCGCGACTACCTCGGCGACGACGAACTGCAACGGATCTGCCGCGAGGACCATCTCGAAGACGCCCACGCCTGGTCCTACTATCAACTGACGAAGACACCGAGCCGGGCCGTGCGACGCGACCGCCAGCTTGATCACAAGCCACTCTTGACGCCGCAACCCGAGTGCCCGCGCCACGGAGGCCCGGCCTACAAGTGCCGCCCGTGTCTGAGGAGCAGCCATGCCCGGCGATGACGGCCCTCCGAACTGGGACGACCCGAACTTCTGCGCCTACCACATGGCGGTCGAGGAGCCTGGCACCATCCGTTGCGGCGAATGCTGGCACCAGTGGCCCGACGAAGCCGCCGTCGAACGCGACGTGCTCGAACTCTGGGGCGACACCATGACGTGGGATCAGATCTTCTCGTGCCCGTGGTGTTCTCACGACTTCTAGTCTGCGAACTATGTTGACAACCCTGGACGGACGGTCGTAGAATCCTCTTGTAACCACCACACAAGAGGAGACCACCATCGACGGGCTATTCGATGCCCTGCTCCCGGTACCGCCGCTCCCGAGGCGACACATGCCGTTGGGGCCGCTACTGCGCAGGTTCGGCGACAACACCGACGCGCTCGCCAAGGCCGCAGGCGTCTCGCAACGCACCGTGCAACGCTGGTGCCGCGAGGGTCTGCCGTACATCAAAGCCGACCGTGTCTGTTGCAAGGTGAACGAGATCCCACCCCACGTCTGGCTCGACTGGGACCTCAATGACGCTGAGATCGCCGCCGCCGCGGCGTTCGTCATCCGCCTCCTCGTCGTGCAACTCTCTTGACAAACCGTGGACCATGTGCGCATAATGATGGTGGACATGGAGACCACCGGACTGTGAAGCTCAAGCGGATGTCGACCTCGACGTACGAGACCGCCGAGTACGAGGGCTTCTACGAGGGGCGTCGAGTGCGGATCACCCGGCTCACCGACCCCAACGATGACGGCGGCTCCCCCGAGACCCGCTGGGACGGCTTCGTGTGGGACGAGGCAGGCAGAGGCCACTGGTCGCTCGTCGCCGAGTGCTATCGCACGATGACCGAAGCGGTGTACGAGACGCAACGCTGGATCAAGAAAGCGGTCGGGCTGACATGATGCTCGGCGAACGCGAGCGGCTCGTCCGCAAGGCCCGCACCGCCCACGTCTGCGACTTGGGCCACGAGTGCGTGATCGCCCCCGGCGACTCGTACTTCATCGGCGTCACCCTGCCCGGCTCGGCGAGCTACGCCGAGGGCGACGGGAACTACGAGATCATCGACTGGCCGTTCACCGTGATGAAAGCCTGCGTCGAGCACTACAACATGGCAATGGCAGGACAACTGTGACCCACGATCTCGGATCTATGACACCCTCCGAGGCGAAGGCCACCGGCCTGCTGGTCGACTGGAAGGCGCTCAACGCCAAGCCACCCCCGCCCGGCCCGATGCACGACGAGGAAGGAAACCCATTGGAAACCACCACCCCCTGGCGCGAGATCGACGGCAAGCTGCTTGCCGCCGGACTCCACGAAGCGTTCGGCACGACCGGCGAGGTCGAGACCACCGACATCAACCCGGAGTTCGTAGAGACCCTCGCCGAGTACCTCGATGAGGCCGATCTCATGTGCGACCATTCGGTCGGGATCTGTTGCTGCTCGGCGCGCTACACCCTCGAAGCACTCAACCTGTGGCTCGCCGGTCGTGTGTTCTGCTCGGCCTGCGGCGGCGAGGGGATCGGCGACATGCGCGAGGAACACATCGTGGATGAGGCGCTCGGGATCGACTTCACCGATCACATCGTGCTGCCGTGCTCCACGTGCGAGGGCAAGGGCACGGTGCCGTCACCATGAGCCGCTTGCCGATCACGGCGCTCGACACTCAACTCGATCTGTTGCGCCACTACACGAAGAACGAGTACGGCCGTCTCTACGCCGACTCGGTGGTCGACGCCGCCCTGTACGGCGGCGGCTCCCCCGGCCAGTTCACCGAACGGGCGGGGGTCATCCATCGCGAGGAGATCGGCTACTACGTTCACCGGGCGATCCTGACCGGCGACACGTACGCGATCACGAGCGACATTGTCGACGTGCTCGAACAGATGTCACCATCGCTGCCGCGGTTCATCCTCCACGAGGACGACCTGCCGACCCCCCACGGGTTCGTGTGGCTCGAACAGTCAATCGTCGTCCCTGACGTCAAGGGCAGGAACCTCGTCGTGCGAGCGTTCGGGTGGAACACCGCTGACGTCACCTTCACCGACCCGACGTCACCCGACGAAGGCGAACGTGACCGCGCGGCGCTGATGCTCGCCTGGACCGATCCCCGCGATCCCCGCGACCACGCCTACACCGACTGGAAGGGCACCGCCGACGACCCGGACCGGTCGATCCTCGAAGCACCATCGGGTCTGCTGTCGATGTTGTGCGGGGTGTGGCCGCTGAACAAGGAATGGGATCGTGACGCAAACGCCGCCGGGATCGGCCCGTTCTGGCTGACGTTCCTGCGGTTCCTCGCGACGCCGTGGATCGCGACGGATCCGTACACACCGGAACGCCACCAGGGCAAGCGGGCGCTGCGCCAACTCGAACACGTCCCGAAGATCAACGTCGTCCAACTCCGCCGCCGCCGCGAGACCCCGGCGTCGTCGGAGCCGGGCACGATCGGCAACGTCGACTGGTCACACCGCTGGATCGTCAGCCCGCACTGGCGTGACCAGTGGTACCCGTCGCTGAACTGCCACAAGCCGATCCTCATCGCCGAGTACATCAAGGGTCCCGAGCATCTGCCGCTGGTCGTCAACGACCGGGTGTTCTCGGTCGAACGATGACGCAGATCGAGCGACCGGGACAAGACAAACCCAAACGGAAACGGCTGGTCGAGGAACCCGTCGACGTGCCATTCGGTCTCCTCGCGTTCATGGTCGGCGGCTCGGTCGGCGGCTTCCTGCAATGGGCCGGGTTCGGTCTCATCGGGTCGCTGGTGCGCATCGCCGGGTTCGCATCGCTCGCCTGGTACGTCTACATCAAAGTTCAGAAAGATTAGGGTTGCGTTTCGCCGCGAGGAGGAGTAGCTTCACAACTCCCAAGCGGACACCAGGTCCCGAGTCAGACCCCTTCGGGGGCGAGACAGAGGAACGAGGACTGTGCGGGAGATCGGACCCGGCTTCGGCCGGGTCCTTTCGCGTTCCGGCTTGAATGTCGCCGCCTCGGACTACGGTTACGCCATGACTGTGAGCGTCACTGTCCGCATGTCCACACCGCCGACCCCGAGCCGTCTCTGCCAAGCACAGACGTTCATGACGGGCGTGAACGCGTGGGGTGATCGCCCCGCCATCGAGGCGCACCACGCGCCGTGTCGGGCCGGGGCGAGCGCCTGGGTCACCGAGGTCGACTACTGCTGGGGTCACATGCCTGCCGAATGGCGGATCGTCGCCGAGCGACGCCACGAACTGTGGGCCGAGCACGCCCCCCAACTGTGGGCCGAGATCTGCATCGAGATCCCCGGGCCATGAACGAACTCGTCAACGACCGCCTGGAAACGGTCCGCCGCTACGAGGTGCGCACGACCTGCGACCGCTGCAAGGCGGTGATCCAGCCCCCGAGATCGGGCGACTTCGACACGACCACCATCGTCAACGAGTCCGGCTCCTCGTACGAGGACTTCTACGACTCCCAGTTGGAGGGCGTCGACTGCTGCGTCGACTGCTGGGAGTTGGTCCGCGCCGCGCTCGTGGAACTCGGCTTCACCATCCGCGCTTGGGAGCACGATCGCGAGACCCGCGCCACGTACAGCGTCGACGGTCGACCGCACACGTTCGAGGCTGTCGAGTGATCGACATCGAGGCGCTCGCCGCCGAGCCGCCGTTGCTCGATGAGATCGAGTTCACGAAGCTCTGCGAGGAAGCCCTCACCGCATTCCGCTCCGACCGCTCCTGGCCGACCGACGTCCCGTACCCGGGCTGCCACACCATAATCCTCGGCCCCGCCGGTGTGTACGGCTTCCCAGTGTGGTCTGAGGGCCGCTACAGCGACCTGTCGTTACGCGAGGCCCGGATGATGGCCCGCATCCTCCACGAGCGCCTGGGACTCATCTACGACCCACAGAGCCGTGATCCCGGGTGGGCAGAGGTCGCCACCGGCCGCTTCCTGGTCAACTCGGTCAACGCCGAGGTCGTCCCCTGCCCGTACCCACGATGACTGAGTCGAAGTGGATCACCATCGAGCACCGAGGAACCTCGGCGTCCGGCAAGACCGACGTGTGGACCGTGCGCCCCAACGAGGCCGACGAAGTGATCGGCGTGATCTCGTGGTTCGGCCGCTGGCGCCGCTACGCGTTCTTCCCGGCCAACAACACCGTGTTCGAGCAGGACTGCCTGCGCGACATCGCCAACTTCTGCGAGCACGCAACCAAGGCCAGAATGTCACCCCCTCCTGTCAAGATGACCACATGATCGAGTTCGACGCCGACCCCGTGATGCTGTCCACCATCGTCATCGGCGAGATCGGGCAACGCCTCGACCACGCCGACACCCCGTCGCTCTGGGTGCTCGTGCCATCAGGATCCGCCGTGGCGCACGTGCTCCTGATCCGCGAGTTGCTCCCCAAGCTGGGCTTCAAGGTGAACGTCGGCTACCACGACGACGGAGTGCCGAAGGTCTACGTGGTAGCCGATGGGTGACAAGACGAAGATCGAATGGAGCGACGCGACTTGGAACCCGACGAGTGGCTGCGACCGGGTGTCGGAGGGCTGCGACCATTGCTACGCGATGACCCAAGCCGTCCGCTTGAAAGCGATGGGATCCGCCAACTACCAGAACGACGGCGACCCACGCACCTCGGGTCCCGGCTTCCGCCTCACCGAACACCCGCACATGCTCGGCCTGCCGCTGCACTGGAAACGGCCACGCCGGATCTTCGTCAACTCGATGTCGGACCTGTTCCACCCGGACGTCTCCAACCAGTTCATCGGCGAGGTGTGGCGCACCATGTCGACCGCGCAGCAACACATCTTCCAGATCCTCACGAAACGCCCGCGGCGGATGGCGCGCTGGGTCAACGCTTGGTACGACGGCCACCCGCCATTGCCGAACGTGTGGTTGGGCACGTCGATCGAACTCGACAAGTACAGCTTCCGCACGACGTGGCTGCGCGCCGCCCCGGCGGCAGTCCGCTTCATCTCCGCCGAGCCGCTGCTCGGCCCACTCCCATCGCTCGACCTGACCGGCATCGACTGGCTGATCGTCGGCGCCGAGAGCGGCCACGGTGCCCGACGCATGTCCGACGAATGGGCGCGCGACCTGCGCGGCATGTGCGAGCGGGCGGGGACGGCGTTCTTCGTGAAGCAACTGTCCGGGGTCGCCCCACACGCCGTCAAGGACATCGACCTGTTCCCCGGCGACCTGCGCGTCCGCGAGTACCCGTCGTGACGTTCCGGGCCGGGATGCTCGTGCTCGTCTGCGCCATCGTGCTCGTGCTCGTCGCCGTGCGCTCGGCGTGGGAGGGCTACCTCGTGACTGCTGTCGTGCTGGTCGGCATCGCGCTCGCCGCCGCGGTATCCGTCGCCGTGACCGTGCTGAAAGGGAGAGATTGGTGAACGCACCCGTACACATCCGATGGACCGGCCGCATCGCGGGATACCTCTGCGACTTCAACCATCCGATCGAACACGGCGACCGCGTGATCACGTGGCCGCACACACACGACGACTACGCGACGTTCCGCCACGAAGCTCGTGGCCGAATCTCGATCGGCGCCCACCCGTCGCTCAGGCTCCCCTGGAACGAAGCGGTCGTCCACTACGACCGCCTGCCGACCCTGGCCCGCCACATCCAGATCGGCGAGGACCAGTTCGGCATCTGGATCGCCGGGCGCGTCAACCTGTGGAACTGGATGTGGCACTACCACTTCAAGCAACCCGACCTGTCCCCCGACTGGCGACAACTCGGAGGCCACCTCGATCTCGTCGCGATCCTCGCCATCGCCAAACCCAAGCCCGTGTTCGCAGGGAGCCACCGATGAACCTTGTCGATGTCCGGTGGCGTCTGTGGCGCCCGTTCTGCTGGCATCCGCTGCGGCGGCAGATCTCGATCAACTTCGAGGGCGCGCGCTCGACCGGCTGCCAACGATGCGGCCTGTGGCTACGCCGCGACGGCACATGGGCAGAGACTGACCGATGAACATGCTCGTGATCCGCGACGCCGATGGGATCGACCATCGACGCGACCCGCACAGTGTCAGCGGCTACAACTCGTGGCGGTTCCCCGAGATCATCAACGAGTTGGACAAGCTCTACGGCCGCAAGATCATGTCGGCGCGCATGGACGGCCAGGACCCGTTCTGGACCCGGCCCGAGAACATGGACGCCAAGATCGAGGCGATGCTGCGCTACCAGTTCGAGAAGGAACGCCTCGACCGGGTGGTCGCCGCCCTGCCCGAGCTACAGGCCCGCTGCGCCCTGTGGCGCACCGACAAGGACAAGGCGTCATGGGTGCCGCCCACCTCGATCAACGTCGCCTACAAAGCCTGGGAGGAGAGCGGCGAGTTCGGGCGCGCCGTGCTCGCCATCGAAGAACACCGCGAGGGCCGCGGCGACCCGTTCCAAGAGGCCGCGCAAACCGTGCTTGTGCTGCTCACCTGGTTCGGGATCCACCATCCCGACCGCGACCTGTTGACCGAAGTCCTCAACGAGATGGAAAGGTGCGGAGCATGAGCAGCCGGTCCGACCGACAATCGTTACTGCGCGACGGCGAGCGGCTGATGCGCTGGAAGATGGAAGCGATGGAGGTACTCGGCCGCTGGGAGCTAGTCGCCGCCAAAGTCCCCAAGGACTACATCCGGCTCGGCGAGAACAAGTCCGAAGGAACCGGCCGATACATCGAGCACCTCGAAGCCCGCATCGCCGAGTTGGAAGCGATCCCGCCGCACCCCGCGTTCCTGGCGTACGTGATCACCGACCCGTCCAAGGGTGGAGGAGTCATCGTCAAGACCGAGACCGGCTGGGTTCACGTCGGCCCCGAACCGCCCGTCCCGATCGACGCCAAGTGGGGCGACAAAGCATGGGAGCACTTCCGTGACATCGGCCCCCTCGGTCAGAGCGAGACACCATGAGTGCACGCGACGACTACCCGCTGCTCGCCGCCCGCGAGACCGTCATCCGGTTCGGCATGGAGCAGACCGCCGAACAGTTGACCAGGGCGCTCGATGAGATCGACCGGCTCCGCGCCGAGTGCGCTGCGTGGATGAACGGTGTCGCCGACGCCGTCGAACCGATCGGCTACAACCGCGAAGCCGCGTGCGGTCCCTCCGACCTACTCCCCGGGCTGCAAGATCTGACTAGGTCCCCGTACCACGAACGCAAGACGTTCGACCGGTTCAAGTACGCCGAGGAACTCGTCCACTACACCCTCGACCAACAGGATGTCACCGAGTGGCGGATCTCCCGCGACCCGGACGAGACCTACGAGGAGGACGGCGAAACCTACACCCGTCCGGTGTACGTCGTGGAGTGGACTCGGTAGATGATCTGGTTCACCTCCGACTGGCATCTCGGCCACGGTCGTATCTGCGAACTCGCCAACCGGCCGTTCGATGACACGCGCACCATGAACCACTGGCTGATCGAATCAGCGAACCGCGACACACACCCGCTGGACACGCTCATCTTCCTCGGTGACGCGGCGATGGGCACGATGGCCGAGACCCTCCCGTTGTTCAAGCAGGTCCACTGCCGCCTGGTGTTGAAGCCCGGCAACCATGACCGCTGCTCACCGCTGTACGAGGGCTACACCGGCAAACCCCCGGAGAAGGTCGCCGCGCTCGTCGCCGAGTGGACCGCCCGCTACGAGGAAGTCGGCTTCGAGGTCACCGACCACAACTCGTTCTCGAACAACGACTACGACGTGTGGATGTCACACTTCCCGTACGAAGGCGACAGGACTGCGGAGGATCGGTTCGTCGCGGCGCGCCCGAAGGACAAGGGCGAGTGGTTGCTGCACGGCCACACTCACGGCCTGTGGCGCCAACGCGGCAAGCAGATCGACGTCGGTGTCGACGCCTGGGCCGGACGGCTCGTCTCACAGAACATGATCGCCGGAATGATCCACGCCGGTCCCGGCCTCCTCGACGCGCTCCCGTGGGCAGCATGAACCGCGGCCAAGTCGTGCTGCGCGTCGACGTGGGCGGTCCCCCGATCGAATACTTCGCCGACCAGGTCACTCGGGTCGTCGCCTACAACCCGTCGAGTCTCGACGCGTTCGAGTTCGTCAAGGACCCGGACGAGTACGTCTGGACGTTCGAGTCGGATGGTCGCGACATCTTCGTGGAGGAAGTCCTCGTCTACATCGACGGCACCGACCTGTTCACCCGCCACCCGGTGAACACCGAGTTCAACGCCCGGCTCACCATCGACCTGCGCACCCAAGGCGTCCACAAGGGCACGTCGCCCCGAGTCGATCGGATCAAGGGATGATCGAACGCATCAAGGTCGACGCCCTGCGCACAGTCCACCCGGGCGGACGCATCGAGATCACCCCGATCATCTTCGACGCGGACGGCGCAGCCGAGTGCTACGAACCGGCCACCGGCGGACCGCCATACGACCTCGGATACCTGGACTACCTCATCAAGCTCAACCGCGACTGGGCCGACGCCCCGCCGTACACCGCCGACACCATCGCCTGGATGGAAGCATTGAGAGCGATGGTCGTGGATCACCAAGCTGGTCGACTGTGAAGATCCGACTGACGTGGCCCGCCGAGCCACACACCCGCTACGCCCAGTCCGCATTCGACGCGCAGGTCGGCAAACTCATCAAGCTCAACGTCGAAGGCATCGACACACCGTTCCCCGCCATACTGCGAGCGGCGACTGTCGGCGAGAACGGCCACGCCGCCGAGTTCGAGTTCGAGATCGAAGACCCGGCCGCGTGCGTCGTGCTGTCCGCCTACGTCGCCACCGGCGCAGTCAACAACCTCTCCATCGTGAACGATCAAGATAGTTGACAAACCGTAGACCAGATGAGACAATCAAGGCATGGAAACCACCACGTACGAAACCTGGACGAAGGAAGGTCGTAGCTTCGTCCTCGTCCCTGTCGACATGGCTGCGCGAGAGGCCGCGTTTCTCGCTGAACTGAGCGACGAAGACGCCGCCATGTGGGAGCCGTGGTACCCGGACTTCCCGGGTGAGCGTGCCCCTGTCGCCTACGAACTCCACGACGAGGCCGGTGAGGTCGCCTGGGAGCGCACCATCCGCCCGCTCGATCCGTGGTCGGCGTACGACGCAGTGTCGGACGTCCTGCTCCGCGAGGGCTTCACCCCGCCGCCCGGCCCCGACCGCGGCTTCTGCGAACACGGCATGTCAGCCGATCTGTGCGAAGGCCCGAACCACTACGGCTACGACGACGAGGATCGGTTCTAGATGACCGGCGATCTCATCACACTCCCCGTCGCCCCGGCGTACGAGGCGATCATGAACGCCCTCACCGAGGAGGAACTGTTCGCGCTGGTCGAAGCACTCTCGCTCGTCTCAACCGCGTCGGCTGAGAACGATCGGATGCGCACCGCCATCATCCGCGAACTCTCGATCCGAGAGGCATACATCCGCGGCGCCAAGCGCCGCCATCCGAGCGGAGGCTCCACCTGATGCAAGAGAAGATCGCCAAGATCACCGGCACGTTCCTCGGGTGGGAGGACCACGGGATCCTGACCGCCATGCTCGACCTCGACTACGGCGGCGGAGGCTGCCAGTCGACGCCCGGTCATTTCCTCGACCGCTCAACGGGCCACGACGGCGACTACCTGTTCAGCCGTGAGGGCACCGCCTACGGGATGACGTTCGTCGCCCGACTGATCAAGGCGTGCGGCGTGCGACGGTGGGAGGACATCAAGGGCCGCACCATCATCGCTCTCATCGAGGATGACCGTGTCGTCGGGATCAAGCCGCTCCCAACCGAACGCGGCGAGCCGTTCATGTTCGCCGACCTGCGCGCCAGGTTCGAGGCGGAGGCCCGATGACCCACGGCATCTGGGGCATGGCGTGCTTCAACGGCCTGTCGGCCGATCAGCAACGATTCGTGGTCGAGGAGGGCTACCTGCCGTTCGGCTACAAGCCCGAAGGCACCTGCAAGCGCGGCGCCGAGATCGGCATCGAAACCTGGGACGACACCAAGCCCGGCCCCCGCTTCTACTGCCGACCATGCGCGATCGCGTTCCTCGAAGCCGGACGCTGCGACTGCCACGTCGGCTCAGGCGAAGGCGCCTGGCGCGAGACCCACGACTACGACTGCGCGACGCTGCGCACACTGAGGAGCTTCGCATGATCACACTCACCACCTCGAAGCCGACATACCGATCGAAGGTCGTCGCCGAAGTCGACTTCCCCGTGCTCGCCTACCTTGAGCACGAGACCGCCGACCGACGCCGCTTGCGCCGCCACAAGGGCGACATAGCGGTGCGGCTCCCGGCCCCGATCATGACCGACTACGGCCGAGGCCCGAAGCGTCCCGGTGTCTCCGAGATCGGCAAGTACCGGATGATCGGCGCGCTGCTCACCGTCACCATCGGCGAGGACTCGATGACCGGCACCGGCGTCCTCTACAAGACGCTCCCCGAGGTCGTCCACTTCTGGCCCGCCATCGACCTCGACCGGACCACGGTCAAGGGCTACAAGAACGGCCGCTCCGACATCCTCGACTGGACGCTCGTCGCGGTCACGCTGCACGACTACCCCCCGGCCTGGCCCGACATCCCACGCGCCCGCATCACCCGGCAAATGAGTTGACAGACCGGCGACGGGCGGTGTAAAGTTAAGACGTGAGGGGGAGGACCCCTCGGAAAGGAAACCACCATGACAGATGCCGAAATGGCCGAGATGGATGCCTTCGTGGCCGATCTCGGATACCGCAACGAGGTGCGAGCAGCGATGCTCGCCCACATCGGCCGGATCAACATCCTGTCGATCTCCGGTGGCCGCATCGAGTGGCTCGATGACTTCACCGTCAAGCTGCCGATCAGTAACGGCTACGCAGTCGAGGTCGAGTACGACCGAGGCTGGGACCTGTACACCGTGCGCCGGACCTTCACCCGCCGCCCGAAGTGGACGGTCGACAACCCGAACCCGGAGCCGGTCCGCAAGGTCAAGGGCGAAGTCACGATGGTGTACGCCGAGGATCTCGGCGAGACCGCCTGGCGGGCACACGCCTTCCGCAGCTACGAGTTCGGCGAGTGATCGTGGGCCAGTTCTTCGTTGCCGTCATCGAGGATTACACCGAGGAACTGGTCGACCGCCACGGGCCGTTCAAGACCCGGTACGAGGCCGAACGCCGCGCTGACGCACTCCTCGAACACTACGTCGAGAAGCTGACACGCTCCGTCGCTGTCGAGGTCCAGGATGAGACCGGGAACCCGGTCGAGAGCGAATGGCCACCGCAGTAGTGGCGCGCGTCCGCAACTTCGGCTGGTGGTGCCACCAGGAAGTCTCCGCCGTCATCGACGCTTGGACCGTCAAAGGCCCGAAGCCGAAGATCCACGACGACGCTGTCGCCCGGCTCCGCAAGGACTGGCCGCGGCTCGCCGACACACTCGACGCGCTCGACGCCGCCGAGGCGAGGGGCTGCCCGCAATGCCCGGCCGAGTTCCCGCAATGCCCGGCCGAGTTCCTCGAATGCCACCTGCCGTTCGGACACGACGGGCCGCACCGTCACGAATACGACGACCGCGGCACGCTCGAATGGGAGCGCCAGCGGTGAACGACTGGCCCGACGAACTCGAAGCCGCGGCCACCGCGCATTGCGCAGTGATCCGTGAACGGCTGATCGCCGTGCATCGCTCGATGGACGATTGGGCGGTCGACTTCCTCGCCGCTCTCGACGCCCACACCCTTGGAAAGAGTGTTGACAAACCGTAGACAATCTGCGCATACTGTAGATGGACATGGAAACCACCACCGCGACCCTCGGATTCGTACTGGATGCCTTCGCCAGCCGTCACCTGCGTGACTGGTTCTGGCTCGGGATGTGCCCCAACGACTGGGATTACGAGGATCTCGAAGCCTTCGAGGCGTGGGTCGCCGAGAACGCCGACGATCTCTACGACGACATGGGCTGGACCGCTCTGGTCCGGCTCTACGAGGCGACACGATGAGCTACTACCGGGAGACCCGCAACCGGATGACCGGCACGACCATCGTCACCGGCCGCGGCGACGACTACCGGATCGACCTGTCGGTCGACGGCGACGGCCCCTGGTTCAACATCTGCGCCGACCACGGCGCCATCATCTCGCACACGACGCTCGCCCTCGCCCGCTACTTCGCTCCCGCACCCGACAACTGGTGCGACGACTGCCGCGACCTACTGGAAGGAAAGCCATGACCGCCCCTCTCGACACCTGGTGCTTCACCGCACTCACGCCGCTCTGCGACAACTGCGGCGAACGCCACCTCGACGCCCGCGTCGATCTCAACGACCCGGACGATTGCGACCCGGGCTGCGATTGGGACATGCTCGCCGGGACCGCCCCGATGCGCTGCCCCTCCTGCTCGAACCTCAACCCGCACTGCGGCGACGAGTTCCACGAGCCACGCCATCCGGCCGACAACCCCCGCTTTCTCACGTCCGACCGGATCGGATTCTCCGTTCCCGCCTGAAAGGAAACCACCATGCCCGCCTACCGGATCTCCACCAACACGGTCCGCCCGCTCGAAGACGCCCCCCGGGGCAGCTACGAATGGCTCCCGTTCGAGGACGACAAGAACGTCCTGACCGTCACCATCACCTCGGCCGCTGACCTGCGCGCGAAGATCGCCGCCGCCGTCCTCGTCCACTTCGACCTGTTCCCCGACGCCACCGCCTGCAAGCCGTTCGCCGACAAGCTGCGCGGCGAGCGTCACGTGTCGGGCGGCAAGGCTGCCTGCAACGCCTCGATGGTCCTGCGGGAGACTGTCTCTGCATGATCCCCGATGACGTGCTGGCGTGCGAGTCGATCGTCCAGAGCCTCCGGAACGGCGACCTGCGCGCGGCACGTCGCGGGATGTTGGTGACCTCCCGCTTCGGGACACGCTCCCGGGTCGAGGTCGCCCACCTCGCGCTCGAAGTCGCCGCCGCCATGATCCGATCCGGCAGCGACCCGTACATCAGCCTGAGAACGGTCCAGGCCGCGCTCAAGCCCGAGGAACCGGACCCGGCATGATCGACCATCCCGACTCGACCGGCGTCGCCGTCCGGGACCAACTCCTGTTCGACGTGTTCTGCGCCGCTGTGCCGGAAGGGATCAGCCTGTGGGCGCACGGCTACCGCCGCGCCGTCGACAAGTACCACTTCGGCGCCCACATCGTGGACCTCGACCTGCGTCACCATCGCATCACCCGCACCACGATGGTCCACGGCATGAACGCCGCCGCCTACACGTGGCGCACCAAGATCCCGTGGTCGACCGAGTACCCGCCGACCCTGTTCCAGAGCGAAGCAGGCTGGGAGTTCGACGCCGCCGACGCCGACCTCGTCGTCCAACTCGGCCTGTTCCACGACCTGCCCTACTCGACCGATAACCTGCTCCGCCGCGGCGTCATCCGACGTGGCAAGATACTTGACAGACTCCCGACAGGAC